CAATTTTATGAAAAAATTGACGTACTGTTTTTATACATATTAACCCAATTTGACCAATTTCAAAAAAAAATTGAACAAGTATTTTTGGATATAATAATACAACCTACCCCAAACTAGTCTAAATTAAAATGTCAGTCGAATTAATTAATAATACTGAAGTTGTTGTTCCAGCAGTTGTTGATATTGCAAATATAATAAGCCAAATATTTACATTATCAACAAGCGATAAATGGAAAATTGCAGAAAGTGTACTTGCTAATATTAAAGGTGATAAACCAAGTAAAAAAAGCAAGAAAACAAAAGACCCAAACGCTCCAAAACGTGAACTTTCTCCAGATAGCTACATGTACCTTGTTAATAAAAGCGTATGGCCTATTATTAAAAGTTTAGCTGAAGTTGAAACTGATGCTGATCAAAAGAAATGGTATGGTGATGTCAAAACACGTACATTTGTCTCACAATCTATTTGGGAACCTATTAAAGGTCTTGCTTCTGAAGAAAGAATTGAAAAAATAAGTAAAGTAAGCAAAGATCAAGTTATTACATTATTAAATAAACACAGGGAATCTCCTGTTGAAGCAAAACCTTCAAAAGCTGCTGAAGCAAAACCAAAAGTTCCTCGTAAAACAACAAAAAAAGTTGATGCTGAAAAAGTTGCAGATATAGAAACTGTAGTTGAAGAAGTTATTGTTGAAGAAACTAAAGTTGAAGAAACTAAAGTTAAAAAAGAAAGAAAAAAGAGTGAAAAGAAACCAAAAGAAGTTGCTGCAAAAGAAAAAGAACCAGAATCAGAACCAGTTGTAGCAGCAAAAGATGATATTGAAGTTGTACCTTATGCTTGGGAACATGACTTTGGTAAAGGTGCAACAACATATGAACGTGTAGACTTTGAAGGTATGGCATACATTTATGACATAAAATCAAAAGAATACCTTGGTGCTTATATGGAAAAAACTAATAAATTAAATAAAAAAGTTGCAGATCCAACTGCTTAAGTGAGTTATATGAGTAATGTGTATGAGTAATGTCTTAATGTGAAAAATAGAATAGTATAATACTATTATTCTATTTTTTATTTTGGGTTTGTTGTCATGTATGTGGTTGTCTTTATAATTCATTTAACCACTTTTGATTTTCAAGTGTCCATGAAATTGTTTTTTTAATAGAATCATTAAAGCTAACTGGCATTGTCCAGCCCATTTCATGCATTTTAGACCCATCTAATCCATAACGTAAATCATGTCCTGGTCTTGATGAGTGAAAATCTACTAATTCATATTTTAATGGTTTGTTAAGCACTGATGCAATAATTTCTGCCATTTCTAAATTGGATACTTCTTTTTCACCAGTTAAATTATAACTCTCACCAATTGTACCATTCTTTATTAAAAATAAAACAGCATCCGCTATATTTCTAGCATGAATATAAAAACGTGTTCCTGCTGTTTTTTTATCTGGATAACTATGGATTAAAACAGTTTCATCATTTAAAATTTGTTTTATTACTTTTGGAATAAATTTTTCAACATGTTGTCTTTCTCCAAAAGCATTCATAACATTAATTCTAATAACTGGAATAGTATATGTATTTGCATAAGCTACACATATTTGTTCTGCTGCAGATTTTGAAGCTGAATATGGATTTGTAGGATTATGTCTTTCATCTTCCTTGAATAATTTATCATTCAAAGCTGGTCCGTATACTTCATCTGTACTAAAATAAAAAAATAATTGCAAGTTTGTACATTGTCTAGCAAATTCCAAGAGGTGTACGGTACTCATAACATTATTATGAATAAAGTTTACAGGTTCAGAAATACTATTATCGACATGTGTTTCTGCAGCCATATGAACAATATAATCAATATCTACTCCAATTTCTTTTATCATACCAATTGTTAAAGAATGTTGTAAATCATATGTCAAAACCTTTACTCTTGGATTTTCAAAAATTCCAATTTCACGAATACGTTCAAATCCCATACTAGCATAATTTAATTTATCTAAAATAATAAGATTCCAATCAGTATTTTTTAAAACATGTTGAACAAAATGATGACCTATAAACCCACATCCACCAGTAATAAGTATTGTTTTCTTTCTAATTTGAAGTCCAAATCTAATATAATCCTCTCTCTTAGCCATTGTTCCTACGTATCTTGACCAATGTGGAATCCATTCATTCTTATAAGCATCTCCTATTATTTTTTTTTCATTAGAATTTAATCCTCTATCTACAATTTCATTTAATTTATCAAGCTTTTCTTGATATGAATATGGGTATTTTTCAGTACTAAATTGTGATCCATTCCACATTGTTCCTGTTAAAAAGTGAATTATTTTAAAATTCCAATAAAATTCAAAATTATAAAGACCTTTTATTCTTTCACATCCTACAGAAAAATTAAGAAATTTTATTTTATATTGTGGATTATTACAAAGAAATTCTATAATCATTGAACCTGTATCACATGTAGTATTTGGTATAGTATTTAAATTCATAGTATTTAAATTTGTGATTGTTTTCAAATTAAAAAAACAATTGTGTACAAAGATATATTCAAATATTGGCGCAGAAAACTCTTCTTGATAATAATGTAATCTTTGTATTCTTTTTGGACCAATAATGTCGTAATTATCAAGTTCGGTTATTACATCAAAAACTTCAATAAAAGCCATATCTGCATCAAATAAACATAAATAATCATATGTATCTTTATATTGTTGTGAAAGTGTGTGAATTATATAATTTAAAATTGTACAATGTTTAACGGTAGTATTACTTGTTTTATGTAAACTTTGATCAAATTTGTGATATATAATTTCGTCAGGATATTTAGAACATTCTTCGTATACATTTTCTTTTGTATTTTTTAATGCATTATGTGTAGTATCTGTTGAATCATCAATTACACATATCTTCCAATTACAATTTTTAAGATTTTTTTTAAATGATTTAATTTGAATATCTATAAAATGTGAATTATTATAATATGGTATAAAAAATATAATATTCATTTTATCTATTTGATAAATTGTTATGTTTTTAAGTTCTGTATGATTTAAAATGCATTACATGACATTACAATATGATTGCGATCATTTTCAGATAACCACCATCCAACAGGTATACATACTATATGATTTTCTATATAATCAAGATTTAAAAGGTTTGTTTTGAATTCTTTAAAACATGAATGAATATCATTTCTTTGATGTACTTGCGATACCATGATATTATTTTGTTTCATGTGTTCAATAAATTTTCCCTTATCGTCAACAAGTACGGTATAAAGCCAGTATGCTGATTTCCTATGTTCATCATAGGGTTGAATTATTTTAATTTTGGAATTTTTTATATTTTCATCAAAGTATTTACCATTTTCTCTATCTTTTTCTATAAGATTTGGAATATGAGGTAAATTATATAAACCAATAGTTGCATTTATATCATTCATATGAAATTTATACCCCCAATCACTTACATCTGTTTCTAATCTAAAATCCTTACCTTGATAATTTCTCTTATTTCTGTCAATTCCATACCAACGAAGTAATTTTGCTTTATCATATGATTCCTTGTTAGGACAAAATAAAAGACCTCCATCACCTGTTGTTAAATGTTTAATAGCTTGAAGTGAAAATACAGCATAATTACCATGTGTCCCTATTTTTTTACCCTTATATTCTGATAAAAATGCATGAGCACAATCTTCAATAACTTTTGGTCTAAAACCAATTTCTTTTTCTTTTCTATCTAAAATTTCATTAACCTTGTCAAGATCAACTGGATAACCACCCCAATGAACAAAAGTAATTATCTTTGTTTTTTTAGTTATTTTATTTTCCAAGTCACTTAAATCAATTAGCCCTGTATTAATATCAACATCAACCCATTTAATACACATATTATTTGCCATAATAGGTATATTTGTAGCCATACATGTTAGTGGAGAAGATAAAACTTCATCATCTGGAGATATAGTAATACCATTAGCTTCAAAATCATCTTTAATCATACGAAGAGCCATTGTAAGACCTGATGTGGCTGAATTTAATGTCAAGATATATGGATAATTAAATTGTTTTGTTAATTGGGTTTCAAATTCTTCTACATGCGAACCTTGCGTAATCATTCCAGAATATAATGTAGATAAGAGTGGTTCTCTAACATCATCACTCATAAATACTTTGAATAAAGGAATCATTTCTATAAATTTAAATCTTACATTTGCTTTAAATTATACTTAAATACATTTATTAGACATAAACTATAAGGAATGAGTAATTCAACATATACTGTCAGAGAATTAGAACATGAAGATTATTATAAAGGATATTTAGATTTAATTAATACTTTTACAAGATCTCCTGAAAACAAATCCTTTGATGAATTTTGTAGAATCGTAGATATTATACATTCTCAAAATTCTCATATTTATGTTATTGAACATGAAAATAAAATCATATCTACTATTAAAACTATAATAGAACAGAAAATGCATAATAATTTTAAATGTGTTTTACATATCGAAGATTTAGTAACACATGAAAACTATAGAAAAAAGGGTTTAGCATCTATACTTATAAAACATGTTGTAAATTTGGGAAAGTCATTAAATTGCTACAAAATAATATTATGTAGTAATATAAACAATGAAGATTTTTATTTAAAACAGCAATTTATTAAAAAAGGCACAGAATTCTCCTTATACTTGAATTAATTAGCTTTATTGATTTTTAAATAAAGCGCATCACCCCATTTCATATCAGTCCAAAGAGTGTCAACCCTTTCAAATCCATGTTCTTTTAATAATATATCAATTTCTCCAATTAAACCACAATTATTATAAACATGTTCTGAATTAACTTCAGTATAGATTGCATCACATTTTTTTAATAATTCTTTTGACCCTCTTAATACATGTAATTCAGATCCTTGAATATCTAAATTCCAAAAATTATGTTCAAAAGCATCTTTTTCTATTCTATTTAAAAAAATTGTTAATCTTTCTGTAATATTAAATATAATATCTCGTTCTGTTTCATCAACTACAGATGCATAAATGTTATGTATTCCTCTTATCTTCATTTCTTCAACCTTTGTAGCATTTCCATCTATCCATATAATTTTATCATCATTTATGTTTAATATTGTGTTATAAAAACCTCGTTCTTCACATTCATGAGCACCTATATGAATTACACCCCTGATATGTATATTATATTTATCAAGTAATGACTTGATTTTGTGCCCGTCTATTAACATTCTATAAAATAATTTAGTTTCCTTTTAAGTAAGCAAATGTGCTACAATAGTATAGGCTAATTCAAACGGTATTCTCTTACGTGCATACTCTTTGGATTCTCTATACTGTGGAAGAAATAAACTCCATGTGGCGGATCGTTTTTCTTCAATAAATGTATTAAAATTATCTGCAAGTTTTTTCTGTTCTTCTACTGATAGTGTACGACCAGAAATACATAAAGTGGCATAGGAACGACTTGTATCTTTTGCTGGATATACGTATCCTTCTTTATACGATAAACATATGCGTCCATCTTGTTTTCCTGTATCTAGTGCTGTTAATGTTAAGGCAGTTAATTGTTCATCTTTTTTTAGGGCTTGTCCTTCTACATGACGACGAATACGTATTGTTGAAGGTGTAGGTAATTTATAAATATCTCCTCCAATAATCCAATCATTTGTTGCACTAATTTCAAAAGTCCTTTTTTGATTGCTTGGAAGAAATTGCCATTCTACTGATTGCTCTGTTAATGGTTCATTGGATCGTTCAAAGGAAAAGGCTACAATTGTTGTTGGTGTATCTGGAAATACATCCTCTTCAAAATACTTGACTCTTGTAATTCGATATTGTCGTAAGAAGGCGCTACGACATCTAACATCAACATCCCTAGGAGACATGAAGAATCCTGCTGGAATTATAAAGATACCTCCTCGGCATGGTGTTTGTTGTTGTAAAAGAGATGTTATAAAACACTTGTAAAGATCATTTGAATTGTATTTATCAAATATTTCTTTTGATGTACATTTATTTCTTGCCAAATAAGGTGGATTTGTTAGTATCCATGCATTTGAATAATCTGGTGGATCCAATAATGTATCTCGTTTTATGATGGTGGGATGTTTTGGTTCTATATCATATGCTTCTACATGGAGGGTTTGTGGTGATTGTGGTTTTTGGCCTTTTAACCAATCTATTAAATCACCCTTTCCTGCAAAAGGTTCTATAACACATCTTACATCTTCTGGTGGTAATGAAAGGTCTTGCAAAATATAATTACAATTTACAGTATAAAATTGTCCTCTGAGTTTTTTTAGTGGTGCTGTTGGTTGTGGTTGTAGTTCTGTCATTTAGTTGTACATTCGTTTTTATACGCCACCCGTGTCAATTTTTAAGGCTGGTAGGTAAAAATTGAATTTGTATTCTTGTATTCTATTGAGTACAAAATGAAACAATTAGAATCTTATAAAGAAAAATGCAAAAAAAATCCTGCGTACATTCCTCTTACAGTTGGTGATGAGATAGACAAGGCTATTGAAGAATGGTATAGTTCTAGAAATTTACCAATTCCACCTGATGAAGTTGGAGTTGGATTAAAACTAGATCAAGAAAACTATGAACGTCTACAATCACAATTAGGTATTGTTTCTGAGGCTGTTATTCCTGAAGTAGCTGAGACGACGGTTGTTCCTGAGGTTGTTCCTGAGACGGCTGTTATGGTTCCTGTGGCAGGTGAAAAACCTCCATTCGGAACTCCCGAATTTTGGAAATGGGCGCACAAGAGAAAACTCGAAAAAGAAGCTGAGGCAGTACAAAAAGAAGCGGAAAAAGCTAAGAAGGCTCTTGAGAAGGAAGTTGAAAAAGCTAAAAAAGAAGCTGAAAAGGAATTGGAAAAAGCTAAAAAGTTGGCTGAGAAAGAAGCAGAAAAGGCTAGGAAAGCGGCTGAGAAGGCTGCGGAAAAAGAAGCAGAGAAGGCCAGAAAAGCGGCAGAAAAAGAAGCGGAAAAAGCGGCTAAAAAAATTGTTGCAAAAACCAAGAATAAAAAATAGTACCACTAAAGTAGAAGGCAATGAGAAAATGAGTGGTGTTTGTAGTAGTGTTGGTAGTGTAAATGTTTGTGTCTTAGACTATAATGATTTTGAAAAAGTCTTTGATATTTTTAATTCTATATTTCCTAAAAAATATAATATTGAATTCAAAGATGCTTGGGATGCACGAAATAAAAGTTTAACATTTGGTGCATTTGATTCAAAGCATACTTTACTTGGATTTGTTTTAACAAGGCAAATTTCAAATAATCAACAACAGATTGAATTTCTTGGTGTTGATCCTACTTGTCAAAAAGGTGGTATTGGTACAATACTTTTACAAAAAATATTGGACCATTGTATTCAAACAAATTCTCGTGCTACGCTTATACCAGTAAATGATCCTAGAATTATTCATTGGTATAAAAAACACGGTTTTAACTTTTGTGGAGAGCCATTTGTCTCTTCTTATACGGGTGATGTAGAACAAATAATGCAGTATGTCGTGTGAGGTTGTGAGGTTGATGTATGAGGTTGTGAGGTTGATGTATGAGGTTGTGAGGAGAGGTGAGATGTTAGACACCATAAATACCTTGTAAAGTTCTAACAAAATTCAGCCATTTTTTCCATGGTAATAATGATATTCCATTATGCTGAATAGCTACTCGAATAACAGGTTCTAAAGCTCTCCAACTTGCAGTTATATTTGTATTTTTATAAATTTTACTTAATTCATCAAATGAAAAAATAGGTTTATTATTTCCTTCATTAATTTCATTATGAAGAGACCAAAAATATGTACGAATCCATTGTCTAGTCTCATTATAAGGCATTGTAGCTAGTACTGTAGGGGAATGATCTGCCATCCATACTTTATAATGATCATGACAAATATCACACGGTAATGTTAAATAAATATTTGATATCAATTGAAACCATGTTCGAACTTCATCCATTTGTAAATTTACATCGGTTTGTCTTCCACAGAGTTCCGCAAGTCCATGAAGAACTTTCCAAAATAAGGGCCCCCATTCGGCAGTCTCGGGGTATTTTTCAAGTGGTACTTTACACGCACATGGCATTCTCTTTTATTCAAGTATCAAATACTTATTTTCTTAGACGCATCTTTCAAACACTTGATTGTTTGTTCAAGAGCACCTTCGACCCATGCTTGTCTTAAACTCCAACTTTCTCCACAAAGCCATACTCTTGGTAAGGTGGATGGAATCGGATGTATACTTTTTAAAGATTCTTCTTTTGGATTATAGTTTCCTGGAATCCAATACGTTGCTCCAGTAGTCCATGGATGTGATTTGAAAAAGATTGGTTTTGGTATTTTAAGAGTTGGAAATAATTTGCGAGTGTCTGACATTACAGCTGTTTCTAATGCCTTATCTCCTTTGGATTCTTGTATATCTAGATAGGGTTTTGTATCATCTGCATCCGTATAACTAATCATTATAACTCCTTTTTCAGGATTTATAGGAAGAATATACCGTGGTAAATTAGGTGATACTATACGTGTCATTCCAGAAAACCATGATTTTTTATTTTTTACAGGAAAGATTGCATAAATACGAAGTAAGGGTTCACATTGTAAATAATTCAATATTTTCCATTTACGAAATGCTGGTAAAGTGGCTACAGCATCTTTATGAAGAGCGAGTATAGTCGCCTTGTTTGCTCGAAGTGTAAGTTTACCACTTGCTTTAGGATCATCTTCATAACCAAAACGAAAGTCCAAGTCTGTGGCGGTACCTGGTCCTTTTTTTAGATCCAGTAATTCATGACGTTGTAAAATTGTACATCCTCTTTCTTCTATATCAGCTCTCATACGTTTGATAAGTTCACTAAATCCTTCTTTTATGATTCCATATCCTGCATTTGTAGATAACTCACCCCCTTGTAAAAAATTACTCAGAGCCATATCAGCTCTCATTGTTATAACTTCAGCCCTGTATGGAAAATGTGCCAATAATTGTGATGATATGTTTTTTCCATAGACCTTTTCCATAAGTTCCTTGAGTGTATGATTTGCAAGAAGAGAAGGGCTCAAATCTTTTAATGGCTTAATATAAATCGGAATTATTACAGTTTCAAACGAATTGTATTGTAAATCATGTCCTGGACTTGATTGATATGCTATTTGATCACTAATAGGAATCCACGTAAGACCATATTCTTTTATTAATTTCATAACATGAGTATGTGATATATGAATACGACCTGCACCCATTTCCCAATTAATATCCTTGAAATCTGGTGGACTATAAGAATAGGTTCTTCCACCTAGACCCTTGTATTTTTCAGCCAAGGCAATAGAATAATTGGGGTATTTTTTAAGTAATTCTCGAGTAGCATACATACCACTTATTCCAGCCCCAACCACTATAATATCATACTGAGGTTGTGCCATTCCTAACTAGGACGGGAGATAATTTAAAAGATTGTAAATATAATAATAAAATGGTACGTCTATTCAATTTAGATTTACACATATCTGTAATTGAAGATATTAAGGATATATGTAAAAAACAATTTGGTGATCAAATTGAAATTACAAACTGGTCTATTAGTGGACATAATTTCGTTTTTAATAAACCAACACCTAATGTCAAGGGTGTAAATCAAGAAAACTGGAAATCAATTTCACAAGAATATATTGATGAATTTCAAAAAACATATGACGACTTACTTCAAACATATGACGGATTTATTGTAACACATACACCTGTATTTATAATGTTATTTGAAAAATATAATAAACCAATACTATGTATTAATACATGTCGTTATGATCAACCATTTTGCTGGAATAAAGATTATGATATGTATCAGAAATTTCATGAATCAATAGTAAGAATGGTAAATTCAAAACAATTAAAAATTATATCCAATAATGCAGCAGATTATGTTTACTTACTTGAAAATACTGGGATACAATCAGAAATACTACCATCCTTATGTCTTTATACAAATGCTACCTATAAACCAATACAAAACCAATTTGTAGTATATGGACGATATGATATTTTTCCAAAGCATCCTCTTTTAACTGAAAAACCAAACCAAGGTTATACATGGTCTGAATTATACCAATATAGAGGAATTATACATACACCTTATGAAATGAGTACAATGAGTATTTTTGAACAAATGTGGGCTGGTGTGCCTCTTTTTTTTCCTACAAAGACCTTTTATAAAAAGTGTATACTAGAAGGTAAAATGGAATTCATTTCAATGTATAGAAATTGGAGAGGTCAAATAACAGAGGCTGAAATAGATAAATGGTTAAATTATGCAGATTTTTACGTATATCCTATTTTTTATTATTATGATAGTTTTGAAGATCTTTTGAATCAACTTGAAACGTTTAATGATCCTAAAAAAGTGGAACGAATGCAATGGTTGGAACAATCAAAAAAGGACATTTTATCAAAGTGGAAAACCATATTTATGAAACTATATCCTTCAATTCAGTCTCCACGTAAAATTAATGTAGTAGCACGGTATTGTAATGGGACAAGTAATATGCAAATTCGCCCATCTTATTTTAATAAAGAATATTGTTTTAAAAAATTATTAGAAACATCTGATGATAGTGTATCGATTACTGTATTTTTTGATGGTGATCCTACAGGACATTTTATAACAAAATATCCTATAACACTTATTCCTTTTGATGGAGGTGGTAGCGATGCAAAATCTATGCGAGGGCTTGTTGAGTATTTATCCACTGAAACATTTGATGACGATTCCATTTTATATATTGTTGAAGATGATTTTTTACATCGAAAAGGTTGGCCAAAAATTTTACGTGAAGCATTTTCTGGAGAAATGATGCCTAGACATTTACAACCAGATTATGCAACTCTATATGATCATTTGGATAAATATAATGAATCAATGTATAATGATTTAAAATCTCAAATTGGTATAACAAAATCTGTACATTGGCGAACAATTCCTAGTACTGTTAACACTTGTGCCATGTTATTTAAAACTTTCAAAAAAGATTCTAGTGTATTTTATTCTTATACAACAATTGATGATAATTTTGCATATGACCATCGTAAATATTTGCATTTAGGAACTTTAGGACGTATACTAGTAAGTTGCATACCAGGGTATTCAACACATATGCAAACAAATGTATTAGCACCTTGTATTGATTGGTCTAAGGAATAATTTATATAATATAATTAATTAAAAATGCCATTATACCCTATATCTTATTCATTTCCTGATGAACTTTTTGTAGAATCGGTGCCACAAAAAACTGCAATTTTTGCAAGTCATATGCCAATAAATGTATCAAATTCAGGATACATATACAATAATTGTAATGAATATATGAAAGTATATCAACAGAGTATATTTGGAATTACTTCTAAAAAATGCGGTTGGGATTGTTATAGACATTTAGAAATACTTTCACAAGGTGCGTGTATGTACATGTTAGATATTGAACATATTCCAAAATATACAATGACACATTATCCATTGCCTATAATACAACAATTTATGGAAAAATATGGCCATTATAGTCTTGAATTTATACAAAAACATGCATATAGTTCATTGTACGGTGATTTAAATAGTGTACTAAATGCATCTAAGAAAACATTAACATCATCAAAAATGTTAGAGTATATATTAGAAAAAAGTAATTTTCAATCTGCATCAAATATTTTATATAGTGTTGCTCAAAGAGATTATACTTTATATTCACTACAATATGCTGGAAAAAAGAGATTTGGTTTAAATTTTATAGATCATTCGGTTGGTTCTGAAAATAATGTAGATTTTTTATATAAAGATTATTCTGTAGATCTTGTTCCTAAACTTTATGGTCGTGGATTTAACTATACAAGGCTTTTAGAATCATCTTTAAAAAGTTCTTATACTGATCAAGAAATCCTTGAAAAAGTAAAGGCTCGTGAATTTGATTGTATTATTGCTTCTAAAAATAATCCACTTCTTTCAATGTATCTGCAATATTATGAACCTAATGAAATTATAGTTATTTGTGTAAATGATTGTGATCCGCTTTGTCACCCTACAGCTGGATGGGTTACGACTGATTCACATACATGTTGGTTTAATCCACCCAAAGATATACATGTCTTTAGAAGGGAAATAGGAAATGTTATTTAAACACTGGGTTCTAATTAAAAACTAATGAATAATCCACGTGTACTTGTACTAGTTTTAGCAAGTGATACAGATCCGTTATATTGTGCATTTCAAATCCTTTGGCGACAATATATGAAATCACATCCAAATATTGATGCATATTTTTACAAGGGCCATCCAAATATTTCACAAGATGCATTTTTATCAGATGAAAATACACTCTTGATTAAAATCAAAGAGGGGCTAGATACATGTTATGAGAAAACGTTGAAGGCATTTGAATTTTTCTCAAATAAACTTGATACATATGATTATGTTTTTCGTACAAATTTATCATCCTTTGTATATTTTCCTCATTATTTGAATTTTTGCAAATCTTTGCCAAAAAGGGTCTGTTGTGCTGCCTTTATCGGAGTTCGTAGTGAAGATGGTTTACAATTTCCTGCTGGAGCTGGTTTTACTCTATCTCCTGATCTTGTAAAACGTCTCATACAAGAAAGACCTGCTTTGGAAGTACAAGATGATGTGTCAATTGGTAGAGCATTACAACGTTGGAATATTCCTATAATTCAAACACCTCGTCTTGATATTTTATTTGAAGATGATATGAAAGTTATTGATATGATTCCAATTAATGATTCATCAATCTTTCACTATCGTTTGAAAAACATTGAAGGAAATCGTAATTTAGATATTAAAATATATACATTGTTATTATCAAAATATTATTCGAAATAATAAAATTGAAAGAGTTAAGCCAATTTAAGGTAGATACATACTCTAAATTATTTTAAAGTCGCCTTGAAAAATGTCTGTTGTTAGTTCATCATCCTCTAGTGATTCTGAATGGAAATATGATAGTCATAAAAAACCAATCTCAGCTGGTGGCTATGTACCACCACATCTTCGTGTAGCTGCACCAAAAGTTGTTGATATGAGTAGTAAAGATGATTTTCCTAGTTTAGGTGTAAAAAAGGCTACTGCTCCAGCTTGGGGAAAAAATGCCAATGTAAATTTTGCACAAAAAATAAAAGATCTTATTGCATTTGAAGAACAAACAGAAGCTGAAAAAGAGGCTGCTAGAGAAGCTGCTGCAGAATTAGAAGGATATATTTCATTATCCCTTAAATTTAATAAAGAACGATTTATTGAATTTAATGAAAAAATCATGAAATATAATTCATTGGAAAAGATTTGTAGTGATCATGCCACTTATTACTCACAACCTACTGCTATTACATCATATTGTGAAACTTCTGGATTATATGAAATCAACGATGATGATCAATATAGTATTCTAAGTGATGACTGCTAGATTATTGAATTGTACAATATAATGGACCACCAACATATGAATCTTCTTGAGTTTCTTCTTGGTTCTCTTCAGATTCACGTGTTTCTTCATGTGTTTTTTCATCTTGTTGCGGTTGTGGTTCAGATTGTGTTAAAGCTTCTTCCTTCATTAAACGACGTTTTTCTGCGAGTTTTTCACGTCCTTTTTTCAGAATTTCAAGTTGTGCTTCAGTCATTTGACGTTTTGGTCGAATACGTGGTCCTTCATCAATAGCTTGTACTGATACAACCTTTTGTTGTTCTGGTTGTTTGTTTGCTGGTTCTGTTGGTTGGTTTGCTGGTTCTTCTGGTTTGATTGGATTGGTTTCGGCCATTTTCTTCTACTATCAAATAAGAAAAAATCCTTTGAGCCTTGTTTGATCGGTTGGATAGTAAAAAAATTGAAACGCAGAATTGATTATTTCAATTACAACCTGTCCTTTGAAAACTATTTGAAAATGTGGCAATTTATTCCTCGTTTACCTACACCTGTTGCATGGAGTCAACGTTTATTTAAAAGAGACGTTAATACAATCCAAGAAGTAATAGGTTTAATAACACAGAACAAAACAAGACTCGCTGGAGAATTTATTATTGATAATGTATCCAATAAGACTGAAATTAGTCTAGATGTTCAAACATACTTTGATGGAAGTTCCTTAACAGTGCCTTTTGGTAGTGCATTTGAATTAAATGAAATTTATAAAAAATATAAAGTTCTCGGATTTCCTGATCATCGAGTCAATAAAATTTACATTTATCAACATGGATACTTTGTCCATTAAGAGTAGAGTAGATATGAGAAAAACAAGAATAAAATCAAGATCAAAACAGTGTCATCAAATATGTTCCTGTTCTCCTGATGTGGGGGATTGCCCTCGTTGTTGTACAACCCGATATAAGAAAATAAACAAAATAAAGACAAGAAAACAAAGAAAAGTAAAGTAAAGGTCTAAAAAATATGGATTGAAATAAATGATAGATGAATGGATGACAAATGTATGGCCTTTACTAAAACAGATAAAAAACGATGCAGACTTTACAAAAGACCGAATGAACAAACATGTTATATACACCGTAAATATTACAAGGACTGGTTGGAAAAAAGATGGAAAATTATTGTACAAAAATCCTTCAATGGTATTTCCAAAAGAGAATTAGACGAATGGATTTTTCAATTAAAACATCGAACCGTGGTTATTCCTGTAGAATATGTTCAAACCCTGAACTTTTTTGATGCAAATTTCATATACAATTATGACTTTCTTATTCGATACACAGACATATCTCCAATGGAAAATGTCTATGGATTTTTACAATGTATGAAACGTAGACTTGAATTTCTAGATTTGATTGCATTTGATGTCGGTCTTGAACCTTATATGAAAGATTGGACTTGTTGTTTATTTATTTTTTCATCACTTATTGAACATATTTTAATCCGATCCAATGGATCTACTGCGACCTTTTTACTAAAAATACTTCAGTGTTGTCGTTCCGATCCTTGGAAACAAATGCTTTATTCAAATAAATTCCGTTATTTATTTCATGAATACAATACGGAGCTACAACGACATTTAGAATTAATCTATTATGATTTTATTGCTACAGATGAATTGAGTTTTGAGAAAAATCCAATCGATTGTTTGATCAAGAACTTTAATATGAGACATGCATTTGATATAAAACGTAGATGTATGATTTACAAACAAGAATTAATTGCTGCTGTTTGGAAACCTTCTCGGGTCCAAAAATGGTTGGATAATGGTCTTGGTCTTGATTTTATTGAAGCCCACCTTTAATTTGATTGAGAAGCCCAAGAGCTGCTGTAATAAGTCCTGCTCCTGTAAATGCACCGATTGATGGAATTTCTTCTGCATACATGACACCCCATGCGTATCCTGCAGCAACACCAATAAAGGATAAAATACTAAAAACAGCTGTTGGTAATCTTGGAATACTCCAGAAACGTAGACTATAACCCAAAAATCCAATAAAGGTGTTAAATAAAAGTAATGGGGTCCAGTTTTTCAAACTTGTCTTCCATGGTGTACCGGACATGAAAATCCATCCAAGTAATCCAGCAAACGCTGCAGGATATAGTTTCAATATTGTGAGCCATGGTGAACCTTCCTCACCAGTTTTAGCTACCATGAAAATCATTGTTTCGGTCAAGGCTGAAATAAGAGATGCTATAATTCCAAGTGTAATGTTTTTCTTTGGAGTTGTTTGATTTGCTTGTGATTCTTGACTATCTTCACCATTTTTTGTGTATTTACTAATCAATAATACACCAGCAAATGCTAATAGAAATAATGGAAGTAAAACAAGTTTAAAACTATCTCCTAAAAATAAAATTCCTGCCAAGATATTAAAAAATGGATAGGTATAAAACAAGGCAAGAGCTGATCCTGCTGGAAGATGATTATAAGACAAGTAGCTTGAACCTATATGAATTAAATTCATTACTCCAAATATAATACTTTGTGTGGCTTTTGATATAGATCCCCATGAAAAGGCTCGGTCTTTGCTGTCCGATAATAAACTACCCAAAACAGTATAAGTACCGAGTCTTGCTATTAATTGTGTTGGAAGTCCAACATTTACTTGTTTAATAAGAATCGGATGAAGTGCAAGAGCTACTTCGGCCAATAAGGTTGTCGTAGTGGCTAAAGATGTTGTATCCATTTTTTGATTTATGGGGTGTAATCCTAACTAATCTAAGGATATTTATCAAAACTATAATAGATTTCTACTTTATATGACCGAGTTTGAAACTATTTTAACAGAAGAATGGCAAAAAGGTGATAAATCAATTCATGAGGGTGCAAGAAAAATTTATAATACTATAACAAGTGCCATAAATGAAAATAGAGGGGCTATAATTGGTAGACATGGTACTATAGAATTAACAGTACTTCTTACACATAAACATCATACTGTTATTTATCCAGATCAATTAAAAGTTCTTGAAAGAAATGCTGGAGTTTTTCCAACATCAATGACCTATATTTACGACTGGATTCGAGATTATAAATATGCTGCTGCAGATTCCGATGCAATGGCAGTTGGTTGGTATCCTCCCCTTGCAATACCTGAATTACAATATCTTCAGTTTCAAGCACCTGATGTTATTAAATTACCATTGAGATCTTTAGAACCATATTATTTAAAAGCATGTGATAGTTGGACAAGGGCTTTAGAAGGACAACATGTGGCGGTAGTCTCGTCTTTTACACAAAGTATTGAAAAACAATTACAACGAATAAATCATATATGGACTGGTGATCGTCAAGGTATATTATCCGATACTATAAAATGGTCCTTTATAAGATCCTATTATAGTCCAAGTCTAGGTCAAGGAAAATGTGAATGGAGCGAGTCTATAAAAAATTGGAAACAAGCCGTTGATGTAATGGAAAAAGAAGTTATAGAATCTGGTGCAAAAATTTGTTTAATTGGTTGCGGAGGTCTTGCTATGCCACTTGCTCTTCGTTTAAAAGATCATGGAATCATATCAATCGTTCTTGGTGGTGCAATCCAAATTCTTTTTGGGATTAAAGGAAAACGTTGGGAGACACATGGAGTGATTTCAAAATTTTTTAATGATGCATGGATTTTTCCTGATAAGGATGAAATACCAGGTGGTTCAAACAATATCGAGGGTGGATGTTATTGGTAGCGTTTGTTATTGATGATAAACTCTATATTTGTGTCCAAAATCAACTTCCATTATATTTAAATTACCTTTTTCATCTCTGAATGTAAGTTCAATATCCTGATCATAGACTCGTCCTGTTAATTCTTTTTTTACAAGAACTCCTAGTAAAACTATTCTTCCATCACGTGTTTTTTCTTCATACATTTTTCCAATTTCATATTCATCATAATAAATAAATCTGAATTCTTCCATTTTTGCTGTTAGGTGTATTTTTTTATAATAAAAATATTTTGTTCAATTTTTTTATTATAAATTATGGTTCCGGACCCTTCTTAAAGAATGATGAATAATAATATATAATAAAAGTAAGGAATGATAAAACGATTGCTATCTTTCTTTTTATTTACGAGTCTAATTTATGGAGATAGCCCTCCATATGCGGATCGGCAACTAGCTAATATTGCTGTATTTGAAACATTAACTTCATCCTCTTCAAGAACTGGTACAAAAAGTTCAAGACCTTCACAATCATCCAGACCAACAATAAGCGAAAGTAAATCACCACTTAGTTCTAAATCATCAACAAAATCTGCGGTTTCTACGAGGCAACCTACACCTTCAAGAACTTCGACAGGATCTGCTACAACAAGTAAAACATCTACTATTTCACGAACGACTACAGGTAGTTCTATAGGTACAAAATCCGTATCGTCTACAAGATCTTCATCAGTATCTTCTTCCTCTTCAAGAACTTCTACTTCATCACCATTTTCCTCTAAATCAGCCGTTGCAACAAAATCTTCTAGACCAACAATGACAATTTCAAGTACAAGTAGTTCTTCTAGAACATCATCTTCATCTGCAAAAGTATCCTTTACTTCTAAACCAACCGCTACACCTGTTTTAACAAGATCAACATCATCCTCTTCTTCTACTACAAAGTCTTCTACATCTACGGTATCAAATACAATGTCTTCTAGTAGATCTCGTTCTGGGACATCAACCGCTTCTGGGACAAGAACGACAACTGGTACAAGAACAGGAACAAGTTCTACTTCTGGAACGAGGTCTACTGTGGCTACACGATCGCCTACAAAATCACCATTGGCTACAACAACACGTACAGAAACAAGATCTGGATCGCCATCAACTTCTACATCAAGGACTGCTACAATATCAAGAACTGGTTCTGCATCGGCATTAAAGTCTAAAAGTTCTACTTCAACTGCATCTACATCTAAAACTACTACTATGTCAAGAACAAGTACATCCTCTAGCTCATCCTCTAAAACTGCTGTACAAACAAAAAGTGTAGGACCTACAAGAACAGCCTCTAAAACTGGTACCGCTGTACTACAACCTCCTGTACTTGCTTGTAATCCTAATTATGCAGATTTAAAATATATCTCAGAATTTAATCCATTACTTCGTACAGTACAAGGATTTTGTGAGGAAAGCTTCTCACCTTGCTACACAGATTTAAATGATTGTTTTAAAGCATGTGGTTCTGATAGATTCTATTGCATAAATACATTATTTAAAAGTTGTGTGGTCGGTTCAGTTTGTGAATATTATTATAGTGATTCTGATTTATCTACGTGTTTAGGGTTGGCTAATAGTATTTTACCTCCTTATTTGGGTGATGCTGGTAGTATTGCATGGTTTAATGCACAACTTTTACCTGTATGTTCCAGCGTTTGTTATCCTGATGAATTTGGTGCTCAGATCTATATTTCTGGATTAAATCCTTTATTAGCAACGTCTCTGGGATTTTGTAGTAATGATTTTACAAATTGTTATACTGCTGTAGAAGTATGCTATTCTTATTGTGGTTCTAGTAGAAATTTTTGTAATGCTGCTCTTAGAAAATGTATTGAAAATAAATGTAGTGGAAGCAATAAATGTTTAGATACAGTTTATACGGTTGTTAATGAATATATAGGTGAAAAAGGTATTGTAGCCTATACTACTGGTCAGAAATATGGTTGTTCTAATACCACTCTATATAGCGACAATCCTGTTAATAAAATATATGCATTAGATGCGACTGGTGGATTAGAATGGAGTTATTCAATTGGTGGAAATATTTCTGTTTCTATTATTGATAGTGATGGTAGTCTATATGTAGGTTCTTCTGATGGTTCAGTATATACTCTTGATAGTAGTGGTGCATTAGATTGGCAGTATACAATTAGTGGAGGTGGAACTATAACTTCTATCAGTAAAAGTCCTTCTGAGGAAATTATATATATTGCATCACTTGATTCAATATATGCTGTCAATAGTACTAATGGAATACTAGTGTGGAGTTATGATAGTGGTACTGGAGCTGCTGCTGGAGAAATTATTGTAGAAGGTAATAGTATATATATTGCAACTAATGATAATACTGTATATGCATTAAATAGTACTACAGGTTTACTAGAATGGTGTATTCCTGGAACAGGTAGTGGTGGAATCATTATAGGTTCAGATGGTAGTACTATATATGCTGGTTCTTCTGATGGATTTGTGTATGCACTTGATAGTAATGATGGAGCAGTTATTTGGAGTTATGATGTAGGTGGAAGTGCTAGTATTTCTGATGTTAGTATTGGGTTAGATGGCAGTACTCTATATGTAAGTTCTTCTGATGGTACTATATACGCATTAGATAGTTTTGATGGTACCTTAGATTGGAGTTATATTAGTAGCGGTAGTAGTATTACAGATATTGTTATAGGATCAGATGGTAGTACTTTGTATACAGGTTCTTCTAATGGTATTGTAAATGCATTAGATAGTACAGATGGATCTTTAGAATGGACATATAGTGTAGGGGGTGGAAGTGGTGGTTCTGTTGTAGTGAGTACAAGTTCTGATGGTAGTGTTGTATATGTAGGATCTGTTAATAATATACTTTATGCATTAGATGCTACAACAGGTGCCTTAGAATGGACCTATATATCTGGTGGAGATATACAATCATCTCCAATCATTGGATCAGATGGAACATTATATATTGGTACTGTAGGAAATCAATGTATTCCTCAATACAATACTGTATTCTATACTTCTACTTATAATAAAGATTTAGTTTCAGTATTAGGAGATTGTAGTACAAGTTTTGCTAATTGTTATAGTACTTTAGAAATATGTTTTGGTACTTGTGGAATGAGTCTAACAAAATGTTTGAATGATGTATGGTTGACTTGTACACAAACTGCTTGTGGCGGTGGTGTATCCTGTAATACACTTGCAGATGCAATCAAAACAAATTATAGTAGTGGATTGGGTGCTGTAGCCTTTAATCAAGCTCAGACAGTTTTTGGTTGTGGTATAGGTATTGCTCCAACACGTACAAGTAGTTCCAGTAAAACATCTACAAGTTCATCAACTGCTACACGATCTGCTACTAGTACTAAGACTGCAGTACAAACGGTTTCAAGCTCTAAAACAAGTAGTGCCTCACCTTTTGCTACTGATTTTGGTTGTAGTCCAAACTTTTATAATTTATTTTATGCATCTGAATTCAATCCAAATCTTATTACAATACAAGGTTATTGTGAAGAAAGTTTTTCTCCATGCTTCACAGATTTAAATGATTGTTTTAAAGCATGTGGTTCTAATAGAATTAATTGTGTAAATAATATATTCAAGAGTTGCATGGTTGGTTCTGTATGTGAATATTATTTTGAAGGACCTAAGCTACAAGCATGTTTAGGAACAGTAAATAGTATTTTACCTCCTTACCTTGGTGATGCTGGTAGTATAGCATGGTTTAATGCACAACTTTTACCTGTGTGTTCTAGTGTTTGTTATCCTGACGAGTTTGGTGCTGCTTATTATGTTTCTGGATTAAATCCATTGTTGGCTACATCTCTTGGGTATTGTAGTAATGATTTTACGGATTGTTATACTACTCTAGAAATATGTTATGCTACATGTGGATCTACAAAGGGGTCATGTGATTCTACATTTGGTAGTTGTATGACAAATAAATGTAGTGGTGATTCTAAATGTTTAACTACAGTGCAATTAATTTCGAGTGAATATGCTAGTGATAAAGGACTAGTAGCATACCAAGCAGGTCAAACAAATGGATGTAGTGTTGTAGGTGGTAGCGGAAGTGGTTGTACTCCACAATATAATAGTTTAATGTATATTTCAAAATATAATAAAGATTTAATTACAGTGCTAGGAGATTGTAGTACAAGTTTTGCTAATTGTTATAATAGTTTAGAAATATGTTTTGCTACATGTGATATGACATTGACAAAATGTTTGGACACTGTCTGGTCTGTATGTTGTACTGGTGCTGTTTGTGATGCAATTAAAACAAATTATAGTGGTGTATCAGGAGTTGTAGCCTTTAATGAAGCACAAAAGAAGTTTGGTTGTTCAGTGGGTGGATTTGAAACAAGTACAAGTAGTAGTAGCAAATCTCCTACAGGAACTTCAAGTGTGAGTAGAACAAGTGTTGGGTCTGTATCTTCTACACGAAGTGCAGTTGGTTCTATTACTAGCACTACAAGTGTTTCTGTTAGTAAATCTGGAACAGGATCAGGATCAGGTTCTAGCTCATTGAAAGCTACAATAAGTTCAACGTCATCTGTTAGTTCATCCAAGACTGGTGGTAGAACAATATCCTCCTCCGCTACTTCTTTTGCAAGTAAAAATGGAAAGGAATCACAGTCTTCTACACAATCTGCTATAGCCAGTTTGATGGGTTTATCTTATTCTGCTTCTACAAGTGTATCAGGGTCTGCTGAAGTATCTTATAGTTCAAGTCCTTCAAGAAGCGGCACACTTAGCAGAACATCTACAGTGTCTAGTACTGGTTCACGTAGTATTACACAAACTCGTTCTGGATCTGTAAGCGGTACTGTATCAAGAACAGTTAGTACATCAAGATCTGTTACTGTTAGTGTTAGTACTACAGGAATAAATTCTTGGTCTGCTGGTCCATCTCGTTCTTCTTCTGTAACAAGATCTGGTACTGGAAGCGCAAGAAATAGTAGAACCGTATCAGGAACTGCTACAACATCAAAATCTGCGGATGGAACAGTATCAAGTTCTGGTAGTGTTTCCTCAAGTCCTAGTGAATCTGGTTCTGTTTCTGGAAGTAGCTCTATAACTGCATCTGTTAGTTCAACAGGATCTGTAAGTCCATCTGCTACAATTACTGGAAGTTCTTCAGGAAGTATATCTGTATCTGGTTCTGGTAGTACAACTGGTTCTTCAAGTAATAGTGTTAGTGTTTCCTCTTCAGCTACAATTACAGGATCCACAAGTTCTTCTTCGTCTGTTTCAAGTACTGTTTCTACAAGTGGTTCTGTATCTACAAGTGCATCCATTACAACTACTGTAAGTTCATCCTATACTGTCTCAACTTCTGGTACTGTTAGTAGTACAGTGAGTGAATCAGGGACAGTAAGTGGTTCTTCTTCTAGTCAAGCATCAGTTTCACCTAGATCAAGTTTATCTTCTTCTGTAAGCGTTTCTAACACCGTTAGTAGTACAGCTAGTGGTTCTGGTAGGGTTAGTAATTCAGGAACAGTAAGTGTTTCTTCTTCTAGTCAAGCTTCTGTTTCTTCAAATCCATCCTTATCAGGATCTTCTACTGGATCAAACACTGATAGCGGTTCCACAACAAGTACTGTTTCTTCAAGTGTTTCAGGATCGGTTAGTGGTTCTTCTTCTAGTCAAGCATCAAGTTCTTCTGTACCAAGTTTTTCATCTTCTGTTAGTGTTTCTGGATCTGTCAGTACTTCTTTTTCTAGTCAAGCCACAATTTCATCAAATCCATCATCAACAGGTTTTTCAACAGGATCAAATACAGTGAGTGCATCAACAAGTAGTACAACTACAGCAAGTGTTTCTACTTCTGTTTCTGTTTCTTCAAGTAGTCAAGGTACTATTTCTTCCAATCCATCTTTATCTGGTTCTTCTACTGGATCAAATACAGTGAGTGCATCAACAAGTAGTACAACTACAGCAAGTGTTTCTACTTCTGTTTCTGTTTCTTCAAGTAGTCAAGGTACTATTTCTTCCAATCCATCTATTAGTTCACATGCATCTATAAGTTCATTACCATCTAGTTCTACAAAACCTTCTGAATCAACACTTGCTTCATCATCTACTATTCCTACAGTGTCATCCTTACCATCTGTTAGTTCCGTACCTTCTGTATCATCTTTTCCATCTATTAGTTCTTTACCTTCTACATCATCTTTTCCATCTGTTAGTTCTTTACCATCTGTATCAACTGTTGCTTCATTGTCTACTAATCCTACAATGTCTTCCTTGCCGTCTAGTTCTACAAAACCTTCTGATTCAGCATTTGCGTCATCATCTACTATTCCTACAGTGTCATCCTTACCATCTAGCACTACAAAACCTTCTGATTCTGCACTTGCATCTAGTTCTACAAATCCTACAATTTCATCCTTACCATCTAGTTCATCAATTCCATCTACTAGTTCTTTACCATCTAGTTCTACAAATCCATCTACAAGTACTTTACCTTCTATGAGTTCATTACCATCTAGTTCAGCAAATCCATCAGCAAGTTCAGCAGTATCCACTTCAGCAAATCCATCAGCAAGTACATTACCATCAACAAGTACTTTACCATCAACTTCATCCAAGGCCACAGATAGTTCTACTACAACTCTCACATCTACACCTACCCAAACACCTACACAAACAGGTACACCTTCCTCAGCACCTCTTAGTGATTCTGGAACACCCTCACCAACCCTTACAGGAACAGGAACGCAATCATCAACTCAAACACCTACATCTACTGGAACTGGGACTGGTACACAAACACCATCTGGTTCTGGGACTGGTACACAAACTCAAACACCAAGTATTACAGCATCGTCAACTAAAACGGGTACTGGTACACCATCTAATACACGTACATCATCAGATACACCAACATCAAGTCAAACACCTTCAAATTCTGGTACTGATACACCAAGTATTACAGCAACGCCATACAGATGTACATGTGCATTGACTGGATTTACTTGGATGTGGGATACACCCTATTTCGGCAATAGTTGTAGAAAATCAGCAGCATGTGCTACAGGAGTTCCACAATGTCGTCGTAATTTGGCAGAAGGGGACTATACATCAGTAGCAATATCTGAAACAGAATTTATTCATTATGATCGTAGCCTACAAATTGTTCCAAATCCACTTTGTTGTGGATTTGATTCTGCGTCATGTCCTACAGGAAGCACCTATCAAGCTACAGGGTGGTGTGTGCAAACAGAAGAACCTTGGTGTCCAACTATAACACGCACAAGAACACCAACACAATCTCCAACCCCTACAACTACAAAAACACTTACACAAACTCCATCAGCTACAAGAACTCCATGTAGTTGTAGTCAAGTAGGATTCACTTATAATGCTGCTACACAACGTTGTGAAAAAGATGCTAATTGTTTTGGTTGTCTTTTAAATCCAACAGGTGGCTGTGGTTCTGGTGCAAGATTATTAGATCTTTTAGAAGAACCAAGACAACTTCAAGGGTCTTGTGTAGGTCCATGTGGTAGAAATGGTTGTGGTTCTGCTTCAGCTTGTTGTGGTGGTTGGGCTTCTCCTGCTTGTCCTGTAGGTACTTTTGTAGCACCTATTTGTTGGATTGCAGCAACTTGTACATCCGCAAGTAATAGTCCTACTGCTTCAAAAACTATATCTTTTTCACAAACATCAACACCAAGTCAAACATCAACTGGAACGTCAAGTAAAACTGGAACATCATCTAAAACACCAAGTATTACAGCCACAACTACAGTATCAGCTACACCTACTGGGACAGGTACTGGGTCAGCCTCTAAAACTGGCACTGGAACTAGTTCACCATCTCAAACACCATCTTCTACACAAACACAGACACCATCAAAAACACCTTCAAATTCTGGCACAGGTTCTGGAACAGGTACTGGTACTGGAACTAGAACAGGTACTGACACTGGTACTGGAACGTCCTCACAAACACCAACATCATCAATCACATCAGGTGGTTCTAATAGTAATACACCTACACAAAGTGGTACTAGTTCAATAACTCCATCTCAAACACAGACATCATCTGATACACAAACAGCCACTCAAACTATAACACAAACACAAACAGGGTCTGGTACACCAACGCCATCACAAACACAGTCACCTTCACAATCTGGTACAGGATCAGGTACAATGACACAACCACAAACACAATCAGGTACTTGTACCCAGACACAAACACCTTCTAGAACACCTTCTGATACACCTACTCCATCACAAACACCTTCATCCTCTTGCCCTGCATGGCCATCCAATAAAGTACGTGTATGTTTTCAAGGAACAGAACAGAATACTGGTAGCACTTTGAGTGGTTATTTTCAATATACAAAACCAGGAATAGATCAAAATAAAGATGATAATAAAAATGGTGAATATATATTTACTACTGGTGAAAATGGGCTGTACCTAATCAAAGATGACTCTATTACTATACAAACTGTATGGGAAAGAGCTCAAACACATGTAGGTGTTCATATGGGTGCAGATAATTTTCATTGTACAAGTTTGAATTTTAACACAATGGAACCTGAGGAAAAGGATATAGTAGTACAGAGTATAACATTTCATGCAAATCGTATTCCTGAACTAGAACCTATTTTTATGTCTGATGAACTTCCTGATGCATCTGTTATGACAAATGAAGGATTTATGTATTTTGCTGGTATTCAGTTTTATAATACTGCTAATGATGAATTCATACAAGAAATGTATGATATAAAAACAGTAGTGGACTGCTCTACTTATTGTCCAGCCATGTCCTTTCCTTCCGCTACACCAACTCCTTCACCAACACCCTCTTCCAGTTGTGTACCACTTCCAGCCAATCAGAAAAAACATTGTATAGTTGGTAAAACACATGAAAATAAAGACTATACAGGATATTACAAGTTTGATACAAACACACAAGATACAAATGGTGGTCCAGCAACAGGAGAATATGCACACAATCCATATGGATATGGTGGTATTTATTTAAAAGTGACTGAAACAGGGCAGGTATTTGAAACAGATTATCCACAGATGGTGTTTGGTTTGGCCATATCAACAAGACCTCTTAATAAAATGCAAGTTGTTAGTGCTAGAATTAATGAAATTCCAGATATATCAGATCGTACAGTAAAATCAATAGAAATAAAGTATGAGCAAACAACAAATAATCCTGCTGCAAATATAATAACTGATGCAATTCCTACAACACCGCTACCTTTGACAGACTATATGGCCATTATTAATATTGAATATGAGTTAACATCTGAACCTGGTTCTAGATATATTTATGCACCTGTTTGGACAATAACTGCAATTACAGATTGTACTACAAGTTGTCCTTCTGGATCTAATACACCAACACCATCAAACACACCTTCCAACTCTCAAACACCAACTCCAAGTCGTTCAGTTGGTGCATCTTATTCCAATACTCCAACACCTTCTGTGGTTCCTGTTATTGAATGGGAACAATTTGGTCCTGTAAGTAATCCTATTGAACTCATTTTGCGTTATACAGATGCATGGTTTGGTGAATGTATTGACTATATAGAAGCTTATTATCATAAATGTAATCCTGGTAAAGATGATATAGATACACAATATTGGTTGCAATGCGGTCATGCCATTTGTGATACGGTTTATAATAATGGCGGACATGAAGTATGTTTTCAAGACTGTAATAATCAAATATCTTCTTACGCAACTTATTTAGCAGATCCGAATGGTGGCTTTATAGGATACAATCTATTGCAATCCGCTTTTTGTTTTCCTGTCTTTGTAAGTAGTCATAATGTAAACCTTGAACTCAGTAGCGGATATTGGGATGCAGATTTCTCTGTATGCAACACCGATTTAGATGCTTGTTATGATACTTGTGAAAATACAAAAAATAATTGTGATGCAAGTTATTCAAGTTGTTTACTTGATGCATGTGGAACAGTCTATCAAAGTGGTGATCCTAAGAGGGTTGTATGTGAAGTAGCAGTGAATGAAAATAAGGTAGTAGTAGCTGGTTCTCAAGGTACAACCGCATTTGAAGTAGCACAAGGAGATTGTGCAGGTTCATGTAATATGAAACCAAAAGGATTCCATTCTTATACAACTTCATCTGAAGCATGTGCTGTAGCCGAAGCAGGAATGACTGGAACCTATAGTGTTTTCAAATGTATTATTGACAATCTAGCGGATGGATATACAGAAAACTTGATATATACAAATGGAAACCTTTTAAAATTAGAAAATGAATGGGTTATATTATATGATGGGACAAATAAAATCGCATTTAAAATAGATTCTGCAGGAAATCCTGTTGATAGAAGTATATGTGGTGGAGGAGGCGGTTGTGGTGCATCAGGTTGCGCTTAAAATGTACCAAATTAAAATATATTCAAATAGAAAAATGATTGAAGTCGATACCGTTGTGGAATGCAACTCCAAGGAAAAAGCCAATCTTGAAAAATTCAAAAGACTTCAAAATATTACCTATTTGAGTAATGAAACTATTAGGCCACCACCAGTTAACACAAATAAACCTTGTAAATATGGTGAGGATTGTAAATTAAAGGGTATATCCTGCAAATATCTACATCCGATCAATGCTAAAGCTGGACTAACCAAAAAGGCAATGTCAATTATATATGATTGTTAAATGGTAGTAATGAAGTAAAGTAAAGTAGTGAAAAAATACCCTGTGTATAAATCCAAACTATTTCCTAGGATAGATTTTAAAATTATTACTTTACTTTACTTCACTTTATCATTTATAGTATAATAGTGTTATATAAATATTTATTATTATATATTTATACAAAGATAATAATAATTATAAACATATCTTTAAAACTTTGAAAAATAAAATATTCCCGGATGAAGTAAAGTAAAGTAAAGTAGTAAAAAATACCCTTGTGTATAAATCCAAATTATTTCCTAGGATAGATTTTAAAATCACAACTTTACTTTACTTTACTTCATTTTTTTCGTAGCACATAGTAGAAACATGTATCATAAGTATTACTGTGCATATTGTGATTATTCTTCAAGTACTAATGCTGTAGTAAACCATATACTCGACCATCATACAGATAAAATAAATCGAATAACTTTATTAAATGGGATAAAAGGAAATTTAATAAGTATTTTAATTCGTTCACAATGCAATGCAGACCCAACCAATATATTTTGTTGTTTTGGATGTAAGAAATTTTGGGCAAGAAAATCAATGGCAGATACACATAAAAAACAATGTACACATTCTATCGATCATATTAATAAATGCAAATCAATACATGAATTACGAACAACCGCTGAACCAGTTCAACAACCATCTGAAAATACTAATTCTGTTCTTATTCAAGAATTAGAAACTAAAATAAAAAAGTTAGAAGCTACAATAAAACAATTAAAATACGATATAAAAGATAATGAAGAAGGAAAAATAAAATATGATTTACTATCAATGACAATAATAGAATATATAGATAGATATACAAGAGAAAAGATTGCTGATATATTAAGTTCTAATGAAAATTCAAATATTGAAAATGAAAATGAAATAGATTGGTATTCAGAATTAATAACTTATCGTGAATGTACAAAATTTGCGTAAAAATAAATATACAAAATGTATATAAACAGTAGGGAATATATACTATGAGTATGACTAAAAAACTATCATCAAAAGAATTTCATGCACAATGCTTGGCAAAACGTGAAGTAATGAAACATGAACAACCCGATAAAAATGCAATTATTGAACAATTAAAAAACACAGACATAATGAAAATAAAACGTGAACCAAATAAACACTTATCCGATATACAATTAAAATTATCCAATTCTATTTCTATAGTAAACAATGAAGTTATAGTAAATAATAAAGATGCATTTCAAAAATCAATAAATGATTTACGATTTTTTATTTTTGCTTCAAATGTATTATTCAACTAGATTTCTTAAAAAATAAAATAAATAATACTTTTCTACAATTACTATTTATTTACTTCAAAATATGATTTGAAACCAATGCATAAATCGTTGGTATAATCAAGTTTATTGTTAATAAGCCAACCTTTATAAGAAATGGTTTATTGATTTTTATACCATAGAAATCCAATCCAAGAGGTCTGTATACAATATATTTTTCAATGGATGTTAATTCTTCTGTAGTATAAATACGATGTTTATATAAATAAGATATTAAATAGGCTTCATTGTCATTTAATTCACAAATACGCCACAAGTACCATATTAAAGATAAAAGTTTTACAATAAATCCGAAAATATCATAATAATATTTTTTATAAATGATTGAAACTAAATCGATAGGGACGTGAAAGGTTAAAAGTAAACTTCCTACAAAAATTAAAATATTCCAGAATTTTCCTAAATCTTTTATCGATTTGTAATGACTATTATATTGATTATAAAAATCATCAATAGGAGGTCTAGATTCTTTAATAACGGTCTTGAGCCATTTACGAATTTTATTGGATCTCTGTGAAAGTTTTATACAAATGAAATAATATAATACAGACATGGTTGAAAAAAAGAAGTACCATGCAGTTGACATGAGAGTATTTCCAAGTTGTACGAGAACACTCGGTTCATTATGTGTACTGAATTGTATAACTGCAAAATAAAACCAATACAAAATATACATGAAATAGAAAAATAATGAAACTCGATTTACACTCTTTTTGATATTTATATTCTCAAAACATTTTGCTAAATCCCATCGTTTATGAAGATAAATCATGTAATTATACGTAAACCATGCAATAACTATATCAGTTGACCAAATCTCACCCTGTGTTGGATAATAACTAGGATAATATAACATACAAAAAGATGCGCCTCCAAGAATAATATTAATAAGGATTGGTATACCATATTTTACGACTCTGTATTTATTATTCACAAGAGGTAATAAAGTTATCCAAAACATTCTTTCAATAGTCTTTTCACATTTGGCTACTTCTATGGACGATATTGAGCCTTGTGTCTGAAGTTGTAAGCGAGATGGTTGTATTTCTATACTTACAACATCTGTTGATGCCATCTAATTTTATTATATGTTTTAACTGGATGTGGAACCTCCTGTGGAGCCACCTGATGAACCTCCTGTGGAGCCACCTGATGAACCTCCTGTGGAGCCACCTGTTGAGCCTCCTGTGGAGCCTCCTGTATGACCACCATGACCACCTCCACCTCCACCAACTGCTACACCTGTATATCCACCTCTATGATATCCACCATCCCAATGATGTTTTGGTGCATAATGATGACGACCACCATATCCACCATAACTGCCTCCTCCTGTGATCGGGCCGTAGAATGGTACATAATTTAACCAATAAGAATCATACCAACGAGGCCAATAGTCATATCCTGGGCTATACGCAGTCCAATAAGGTAAAACGGGTTGTTCAACAATTTCAACCCTTTTTTCTTGAACAACTGGTTTTTTCAACATTTGATATGTTAAAATTCCCACAAATCCACCAATCAAGGCAATTAAAAAAACTTGTAGTGTTTGCATTTCTATTTATATATACATTTTATTTTGTATTTGATCTATTGTGATGCGAGTCTTGGTGATCTTCTTTTATTTGTAATTCCATTTGCATATTTATCAAGAAATGTATTCATTATATCATATCTATTTTTACCATTTGATCCGCATGATTTTCTATATGATAAATACATATCATATAATTCATCTTTCCATTGAATATTACGTTTAGTACAAATATCTTTTAACAAGTCTAATTTAGCATCTGTTTCTTTTGGTTTAGAGTCAGAGGTTCCTGAGTTTGATGTGCTTTTATCATACATCCAGTCAATGTCTTGAAGAAAACCATTAATAACACGAATAGCACCTTTATGCTCTTCTGAATTAAGTGTAGCTTCTTCACAATATCTCATACAATCAGATAGAAGCATTACAGCCATTCCTTCCACAATAGGATGAGCTTTTTTAAATAATACATCACATTTTTGTGCAATAGCTGTGAAATCACTTTTTGTTCTAGCTTTATCAAGATCTTTACGAATAGAAACCGCATCTATACGAATAGATTCATAATTGTTCATAAATACTGCAGAAGGCACAAATGGTATTCTTGGTAGTTCGTTTTTAACAGTTCTTGTTTTTTTAGGTTGTTCTACTTGTGGTGTTATTGTTTCATTTGTATCTGTTGGTGAATATTTCATAAGAATTAATTCTGAAACCGAGTTTAATTCGTCTGTATCAAGATCAACACGAGATCTACATGTTAAATCTATATAACGTGTTAAACGTTCTCTTAATGGTAATCTTTCTGAAATACGAAAACCACGAGATTGAATAGCATGATTTAATTCTGTTTCAAGATTTTCCATTGTTTTTGGTGTAGCTGCTGCTTTTTGTGTTGGTTGTTGTGGTCTTGATTGACTTCTTGTATTCATTTTACTCTTATACTATACTTTTTTTAGTACAAATTTAATTGGTCAATTTTTATTTATTTAATCCTTGAACTATATTTGTAGTATAAATAGTTGGTATACGTATTTCGTTAAAACGATGTATTCCAACTTTATTGATAAACATATTGAGAATGGGTACCATTGCCTTATAGGGTAATATAGTCTTAAATACTTGTTCTTGTAGTTGTGGTTTTGTTTCTAAAATATCATATATATCATTACTTGTATTATTCTTATTATCTAGTTTACCTTTAAAAGAATTTGGAATATTCTTATCTTTTAAAATTATTTCTTTGCATAAACGTCTTATTTCTGGTAATACAACATCATCATATATTTTCATAGTTAGTCCGTTATTGATAGAATTTATATAAGTTTCACAAAGTGGAGATATATCATTTGCTGAAAAAACAAGATATAGTGAATTTGGGAAATTTTTTAAATCATGTTCTTCTACCATTTTTTTAAAATTAGTACCTTGTGTTTTTATTTTTTCATTTTTATAATTTTCTACAGTATGCATAAATGTATAGAGTTGAACAAGTTTAGTATTAATATCCATTTTTGTTAATCCATGCTTACATTCTACAACAATTGCAATATTATTTTCCTTGTTTGGATAATTTGTCAGATTTAATTTTTGTTTAGCTTCTGTGCGGTTTTGTTTTCTTGTATTAACATTAAAAAGGTTATTTGGATCTTGTTCAAAATTATATTTAGAAAGAATAATACATCCATCAAAATCTGTAAAATCATCATTAGTATTTGGCATATATATATTTTTAAGACTTGATTTATAACATGTATATTGTTTAAGATATCTTGATAATTCTCTAAGAATAAAAAGTGTAGATGAATCCTCTTGTATATCGGATTCTCGTTTTGTATATGCACTAAATTCAGATGCTAACTTATTATGACTTTTTGTAAGTACTGCCACATCATCATTAAGTTTAAGTACCAACTTATAAATGGCATTTAATTTTTCACTATTAGTTGCATTACTATTATTCATAACGCTATATTCTTCTATTAGTATTAAATATTTAGACCAATATAGGATCTATAAAATTGATATACAAATACCATAATCTAAAATACCATCCTATTAATTTAAAAATGGTTGCAGATATGAATATGGTCTATGGAGGCATCTTTGTTTCACCAAATCAAAAAATTCTCCTTGTAAAGGGAAAAATAACTGGTAAATGGAGCTTTCCAAAAGGTCATCCAAAGGAAGGTGAAACTGAAGTTGAATGTGCAGCTCGAGAAATATATGAAGAAACTGGTCTAATTATGCCAAGTACATTTGAAAGAATCCTACACTTATCTACAGGAATATATTATTTAATACGATCTCCTGAATATGCTTGTAAAATCATTGATAATAATGAAATTACTGAAAGTGCATGGATGAATCTCGCTGAAGTAAGAAATGTTAAAGTAAATATTGACGTAAATACCTTTATTCGTGAATATAAATTTCTATTTCAAACACCTACTCAAAGCATTGGCGCTAAAATACATCCAAGAATACTACTAGTCGTATAATGCGTATATGGTCATGGATGTCAGCTATTGGATTTCTATATGGTGTTGGAATGTATTACATTATTGGTTTTGGTCTTTTTTTGTTAAAAGAAAAACCTTTTGAATTTGATTTTTTTGTTTCTTGTCGTTATTTTATAAGTCCACAAATTGCTAATAGCCTTTTATTACTGTCGCCAATGTCTCTCAGATGGGATCTAATAAAAGATCGAATAGTCAATCAAGAGCGATTTGAATGGAAAGTTGGTGTTTTTACACTTCTTCAAGCTGGGTTTATTTATTCAAATGCAATAGCGTTTCCAACAGAACTTGTTTGTAGTCTCTATGAACAGAGTTTCGAATATACTTTTTATAATATTTTATTGGCTTCTCCTTCTATGATTATACTTGTGGCTTTTTGTGAATCTTTTACAATTCATAGCAGATTTTACGAATATTATTTGAATGAGTTGCAGAACTAAGGGTTGCGTGTGGTTGTTTTTCAGCTTTGATTCTAAGATACAAGATCAGAATGAATACGATTCAAAACGTATTTGGTCAAAAAACACAAGATGAACGTTTGAGTTTAGACTGGAAGGTGGTCGGTGAAGTAGTAGCTATAAGTGTTCAAATAGCCACAGATACGGAATTTACACAGGAAACCCGAACATTTGTTATGGATAAATCCGTACAATCCTGTGCATTAGATGTTGGATTTGGAAAATGGTTTTATCGGGTTGGTGCATGGATTGGTACAGACAAGGATGGAATCATTGAATGGTCTGGAATCTATGGACCTGTAGCCATTCGTTCCAATAAACCTCATGTTCCTTTAACAGCCTTTCCAACCTTTATAACAAATGTAAAACCTGCCCATAATTCCATTGTATTTCACACTGGACTTTATCAACCTTATTATATGATTGTTCATAGTACACAAAAGGATCATTTCAAAGCAAGTGGATTAAAATCGTATTACAAATATGATGAATTGGCAAACGGCACCATACAACTTTCAAACATGGATCCTAGCACAACATACTCGTTTCAACTACAAATGTTTTCTACAGGATGGGCTGATATACCATCAGGAAGCAATATACAAGTCTTGACAGATGTGTATATTGTTAGAAATAAAAAGGCTGCAATGCCAGTCAAAGCAAGAACTAATACAGATCGTGCTGTTTATGCTGCTGATAGTGCAATTTTACAAGGGGCTATTGGAAGACCCAATCAAAAATTCGGTTCTTATGCTGAATACTTGCAATTTGTAGCAGCTAAAGCTAGAACTTCTGCTTCACAATGATCTTATAAAATATTTGTATTATTTGCATAACGCCATTTAGAAGCACCACTATGGAGTTTTCCACTGTAAATAAACATGTTTCCAATAAATAAGGTTGGTTGCATGTTATTGTGTGGTTGGTCTCCTCCTTGTGTCTTGATTGTGTGTTGGTGGTTTCCTGATGGGTCTATTGTGAGTGTATGTTGGTGTAAACCTGATGGATTTGTTGTAAATGTATGTGTATGAGTACCACTACCAGCAACAACAGGACCTGTATATACACCTGCTGCGGTAGTTTCTGATTCAGGTGCGCTACCTGTAGGATCTGTAGTACCAGTATGTGTATGTACACCACTTGCATCGGCAATACCAGTATGTATATGTTCTCCAGATACACCAGTCAAACCATTTCCAACAACATTATTACTTGCATCAGTACCATGATTGTGGCTAGGCATTTCAGCAATTATTAAAGTATGTGTTTCTTTACCTACAGCCTCACCCAATACTCGATTAGATAAACCAGCCTCGGAACCTTGATCAATTGCTCCAGGAACACGGCTACGCATATCGGGTAATCGGAATTGATCACCTGAACCACCAAAACTATATCCAATAACACGAAAAAGTAATGGATAATCTTCTGTGGAAACTAAACGTCCATCACAATTCATCCATCCCATGTGATCATCATTAATAACTGAAAATTTGGTATCTCCAACGGTTGGTTGTTGTGTTGCCTTTGGTGCATAAAAATCACGGATATAGGAACCCATTCTATTGTATAGTCTTTTATATTTATTTTATTCCTCTAAGAACCCAAACGATGTCCTTTTCCTGAAAAGGCTTTTTGCGCAATGTTTGTTGTAGTCATTGGTATCATTGAATCAAAATCCATTTCACCTGAAAAGGATGGCATTGGAGTATTTGCGGTTGTCGTTGGTATTCTCGGTACATAATCTTCTCTATGTACTTCTGAAATGTCCAATGGTACTTCGTCTCTTAAAAGCACATAGTTTGTGTTTGATGATGGTTCCACATCTTTTACTAGAATTTCCATTGTATATCCTGGAATTTCAAGACACGGAACTTTTAGTGTAGTATCTTTTGCCATAATATTCCAATGCGATAAATATTCACTCGTAGCAGTAGCAATATCAAACGAATAATATACTTCATCTAATGGCTCTAAAACAATCTTGGTGGCTTTTGGTGGCATTTCATCTAAAATCTGCGCTTTTACTACACGATTTACTGGATCGATTTTACCAAGATAGCGTTCTGGAATATAAATAGTATCTCTATCATCTGTATGATAGGATTCTACACAAAGAATACATTGAAAGGTTCCTTGTTTTAATTCAACAAGTAATACTTCAGTTTCTTGATTATCAACCCATCGTTGCCATAATTGTTTCGGTACAATACAATTGTCCCTTTCTGTTATATTCTCTTGCAAAGAAGAATGTAAAGAGGATACGTATAAATGTATAGAGTGTTGGTGTTGCATTTTAATGACGACAATAGCTACAACAACAGATACATCACAAAAAAGTAATCATGCTGTTCAAATTTTATTGCAAAATGGATGTTGTGATTTTATAAATCATAGAGGTTGTTTTGGTCTCGCAAAAAGCTCAAAACGAATGATTCATTTGATTGAGGATATTGAAGGTTTATCACAATTTCAAAAGAATGGTTTAATTTCTAGATATATAAGTATAGTTGAAAATATAAGATACAGATCTAAATATTATGCATGGTTTTTTCACGTAGGGCGTACTGTTATTACTGTAGGAAGTCTCATTGTTCCTGCATTGTTATCAATTCAATACAGTGATGCAAAACCTGATGGAATTGCATCACTCCCTCTTGTTATTTATTGGATTACATGGTTTGTTAGTCTTTTTGTAACAACATTTAATGGTATATTAAATCTCTTCAAAATTGATAAAAAATATTATTTTCTTCATGCTACACTTGAACAATTAAAATCTGAAATATGGCATTATATTCATCTTAGTGGAAAATATGGTGGGTATTATACAAAAGGAGATACACCAACTCATGTCAATCAATTCGTGTTTATTTGTCATAATCTTGAAAAAATAAAACTAAGACAAGTCCAAGAAGAATATTTTAAATGGATTGATTCACCTCAAACAAATACACAACAAGAAAAAGGGGCTGGTTCTGGTGGTGGCGCTACTGTTGGTGCTGGAACAGGGCTTGGTGGTGTGGTGGATGACAGTACTACAGAAGGTACAAGGTCTAGTAATACTACAACAATACAAGATAAAATGATTGCTGGATTATATACTCCTACACCTGATTCCGTACAACTTTTAACGCATCAACAAGAATTAGCCAATGCATTAAAACCTGGACCTAAAGTAGATGGCAACTCGACGACGCAACCGCCACAGACTAAAGGGCGGAAAAATGGGGCCACCACCTCAGTTGCTTTGTCAATGCGGTGAGTGTCCCAATCCAGTTGAAAAAGGGCAAACATTTTGTATAGAACATCAAAAAAAAGGGTGTACTATAAAAAGTCCCTTGACTGGATCTGAACCTGATTTTTCACCAGGAGATTATAATAATGACAAGGCAATCCAACATAGTCATAATTGCTTTGCTTATGCTATGAATGTTAGAGATTTAGAAAAAATAGACGAATGTCGTAAAAATAATAATTGTAGATTTCATGTTCCAGGAAAAAAGAAAGGACATCCCGATTTTAGTGGACAAATGGGTAAAACCTGTAGCGATGTATTGGGTCGTACAATGACTGATGCACCAAGAGGATATTTAATTGATTTTGCAACTCCATGTAAAAAGAATTTCAGTAAGATTGCAGTTGTAGTTGATGAAGAAAATGATTTACATTATTACCGTGAAGATAGTAATGGAAAATGGTCTCATAAACCTGGTGGCACAAAAGTAACCGATAAAGATGCAGCAGGGGCTTTGATTCATGCTCCTCATCGTGCTTCCAGATATTATCCAAAAGAAGATGCAAATAATACTGGATTAAATTATGATAGTTTTTGTTCTTACATGTGTGTTCCAAGAGATGAACCTATAAAGATTGCGGGTGGGGCTAGAAGAAGAAAGGGGTCTAGGAAGAGTTCTAGAAAGGCAACACGTCGTTCTAGAAAATAATCCCATGATCACTTGAATAAACTTCTGTAGCATATTCATCTTTACACCATTTCTCACAAAAGTTTACATATTCTCTTCTAAAGAATTTACGTCCACAATAATCACACGTTTTTAATTGATTGTGTTTTTTCTTATAAATCCATAGTCTTAGAATATCTTTTACAATCTCAATCTTAGTAAAGTCTGACATTGTAGGATGAGGGTACTATAAGGTTGTAGTGATATTAATTCAATTTATTTCTATACATATCTTGTTCCTTTAACCAAGATTTTACATCTTCTCTTTCTAAAAGAAAGGATTTGTTAGTCCATAAATGCAAAGCTTCTATACAATCTAAGCGTTTTATAGGGTCTATTTCACAGAGTCCCTTTATAATTTTCAAATATTTTTGTTTCTCTTCTAATTCAAAAGAATCCGAAAAGGTCAAGTCTACATATAATGTTAAAAGAACGGCTCCAAGAGCCCATGCATCCACTTTAAACCAATAAAGTTTGTAATAGGCATACCAGTTTTTATCTTGTAGAGAAATACTATTTTTTATAAACTTTTTCAAATCATTCATCATTGCTGATCTTGGATAGCCAAATACTTTTTCAATAAGTTGTAAAATGGACTTTTCATCGTGAATTCTTGCAAAAATTGTGTGTTCTGGAATATTTGCCACCATTCCATTTACATACGTACTTTCTGGAGGTTCTTGAATAAATCTAGGATCAAATTCCATGAATTGTTTATTAAGATTGCTCATAGTTAATAATTCTGGTCTCCATGATATACCAAAATCTATTAGTTTACATTTGGATTTTAAAGTAAGAAGAATATTCATTGGATGTAAATCTCGATGAACAACTTTTTGTAATAAAAGAATGGATCCTGCTTCCAATAAATGTTGTCCAAGTTTTATAAAATCAATATATTTAGTTGTTTTCGGTACAAGACGCAAAGGTCTTCCTCCAAATGGCATTATAAGTTGTGCAGTATTTGGAAGTAGTTTACCTTTAACAAACTCACAATTTATAATATCTTTTTCTACTTGTTTTGCTCGGGAAACTGGAATACAAAGTTCTTCACTAATTATAAAATAGTCTGTAGCATTTGGAAATTCTGAAAGATGTTCTGTAATGGAATATTCTTTTTTAGCAATTGTAGCATCTGTTATTTTACCAACCTTGTGTTTGTGGTGGTGTACAAGTACTTTTTTATTCTTTTTTATACATTTCAAAGGTGGATCAAATACACATCCATAGGTACCTTCTGCTAAAAGGTCCCCTCCATGCTGTTCATGTTGTTGTTCAAATGGAATGGACATTACCTCTGTCTTTTTCAAAGACTTTAATGCGGGGCTTTTTACACTAGAAGTTCTTGGTTTCAAATAGGAAATATGGATGCATGGATTCAAACAATCTTTTGGATATCCTTTGTTCTTCTTATAGGATTACTAATTATTGAAATATTACCGAATAGAATTACTGAAGGGTTTAGTGATGGTCTAGTCAGTATGGGCGATAGTCGTTTTTGGGCAAAACTTGTACCCCGCAGAGGTGATGTTGGCCCCGAACAAGAACAAGATGGACTTCTTCGAGACAATAGATATTTTAGTGGATATGCTGATGTACAACGTTTTGGTGTAAAAACAGATTTTTGCAGAGTCATACAAAAAGGTAGCGATGAAAAAGACAAGTTCTTAGCTTGTGCGCTCGGTGGTACAGAGAATCTTTCCAGTATAAGTTTTCGTAGTCCTTCTGTTCGAGATGGTTTTATACTTGGTCGAGATGATTATATGAGAGATGTTGATGGAGATGGTCGTGAAGATTATTGTCGTATCGTAAAAAGGGCCTCTGGGCAATTTGAGTCGGAATGTAATTTAGCGGATGATAAAGGGTTTTCTACTAAAATGGCTCCAGACAATGGACCTCCTGAAGAAATTGCGAGACTTTTGAGATTTTATGAGGGTTGTGTATTTTGGCTCCGATTACGTGATGATATGGTCGATTATGCTGAAAACTTGTATTTGAATTCGGCTGGTGGTGCTTCCGTAAAGGAGAAACCTCCTAAACCTGATAGTACAGATGGACTTCAATTAAATGGTATTTCACAATTTGTACGTATTGGAGATGATCCTTATTTGAATTTCGGAAATGTTGTACAATTACGTTCTGTACGTGCATTTCACTTTTGGGTCTATTTTAATGAATTTACAAACAATGCTCATATTTTTGATTTTGGAAATGGAGCGGGTATTGATAATGTTTGGGTTGGTATTTTAAATCGTGGAAACTTAGGTATTGATGCGGAAGTAGATAAAAAAGTATTGTTATGTGGAGATCCTATAAAAGATGTTCTTCCTGATAAACCAAGTGGAGCACAACCTGATGAGGAAGTTTCTCCACAAGAATTAATGAAAACTACTTCCGCAAATGTGGAGGATTATACATGTGATGGATTTGCAGTAGCTCCTCGTAAAATGCCACGTACAATTCCAAAAGGTGTGAAGAAAGATGGACTTGCCAAGACCGCTGACATGTGTTATGAAATATGGGATAAAGATCAAAGAAAAATGCGTATTGTTATACCACAAATGTTTAAGAAGGAAAGTTGGACTCATGTAGTTATTACTGCGGAAGGAACTGACTCGTTTCGTCCAGATATTGCTGTTTATAAAAATGGTGTAAAAGTATTTGTACAACCAAATGGATGGTTGCCGCAAAATAGTATAACAGAAAAGAATTATATCGGTAAAAGTAATTGGGCAAATGTTACTTCCCAATATGCAAATAAGGATGAATTATTGCATGGATCTGTCTTTGATTTTCGTGGATATGTTGTGCCATTAAATGAAAAAGTTATTAAGGAATCGTATGAATGGGGTACAAAAATGTTGGGTCTTTGAGTATTGTTATAAAATTGATTTCGTTCATGGATTGTATTACTTTTAACAATGAATAAATATAAACTTCTATCTTATAGTGTGTTTGGAGCTTACTTTATTCTTACACTTGCATGTTTAATTATAAATTATATTGCAATCAATAAATTTATAATTATTGTTTATCCAGAAGATTTACAAATAAGTAGCCGAGATGCTACACAGATATTGGCTGAAAGAATTCATGAAAGAATAAAAGATACTGAAGCATTTGCATTTTATAGAATGCTAGTTATTCTTATGAGTGTATTATTTATCTTGTCTATATTTAATGTTGGGTTGGTTTGTTATAAGGAATATTTAAAATATAAAGTGGAAGATGTTTCAATTACTCCTGAACCTGAACCTGTGCCCATTGTTTCAGTAAATATTTCATCTGAAACTAATTTAAAAAATATGATGCAACTATATAAATCACCTCATTGAGCTTCATAAGATCCTGAAATTGTTAAACCATCTGAAGTTGACCATATAAAAGGTATTGTATTACTTACAGCTTGACTACCTGTATATCCTTTATCCCATACAGGGACTACATAAGATGAGTTTCCATCATAACTTGTAAAAGATAGACCTTGATACCACGCAGTACCATTGTCTAAAAATGTAGTTGGTAAAATTACTGAATCTGTAGATTGGGCAGATACTGGTAGAGAAAATCTCCATGTACCAGATCCATACGTTGTTGTTGAACCCATTGTAGTTTTTATATTTACAAATGTAGTTTTTCCTATTTGTTTATATCGACCTACAAGTGATCCATCTCCTATAGACGGATTTGTGATTGATGCAGTCCATGATGGTGTATAAGTATTCCATGCAAGTGAATCAGATGATGCAGGTCCAGTTGGTCCAGAATAGGCTACTTGTGTAACAGTTAAAATTATGGATGGTACAGCTGGTTCTGGTATTGTAGCTGGTGGTGAAAGAATAGCTGGTACATATTCTAATAATACACCTGTAGTACCGATAGCAGACATTCGAAGTTCAATAACATCATTTGCATTTAGTTTAAGAACATAATTTAATGCAGCTATTGCATAACTCGACTGATTATCCATTGAAACATATGTATTTGTATCTGGAACATCTGCTCCATTAATTCTTAACCAAATATTTACATTTTCACTGGCTGGATTTACTATATCTCTTATTTGAGCTGAAAATTGTATATTATACGTACCAGCATATTGGACTCTAACTTGACTCGTGGGTGTGGCTCCAACTAATACAACCCCATAACTATTTGAATCTGCATTATTATATGTTGGATTAATATATTGTCCTGGTACTGTACTAATGGGTTGATCTTGTGTACTCCAAAAAGATCCCCAATAGGCACTGACACCACCTGCTCCTGGAATTCCTTGTGGTCCTGTATAGCCAGTTGGTCCTGTACCAAGTGGACCCGTATATCCTGTTGATCCTGTATAACCAGTGTATCCTGTTGATCCTGTAAGTGATGCTATTCCTGGAATACCTTCTGGTCCAGTATACCCTGTTGGGCCAGGTAAACCAGCAAATCCTCTAGGACCAGTAGCTCCAGTCGGGCCACTTGCTCCTTGTGGGCCTTGCGGTCCCTCTGGACCTGGTGTATTTTGTGAATTTGTACATCCACATCCTGCTATTGCTCTTACTCTGTATATATCGGTGTATGACACACTGTTCATTAATTATAATACATATAATTGTTTAAATATTTAAACATGTTTTGGTTAAAGTAAATAATCCTTCAACAGAACAATTTTCCTTCCACCATTGATGTGCAGCATCGGAAAGTACTTTCCAAGCTTCTTGTGATGTATTTCCTACTAATTTTAATGCTTCATCAGGATCAAATGATTTCAAACGAATATAATGTACACCTTCCTTTGGCGGATTGTAATATTTATCCATATCCACATCTGGAGCTACAAGTGGTACTGTACCGAGAGCCATACATTCAATTTCTCTATTGCATTTTGGTCCATATCCTGCCATACAAAGACCGAATTTTGATTCAGCTAGTTTATTCAAATACTCTTCTTGGCTATATTTATATGGTTGCATTGCTCCAATAGGCATATCAAAATCATCACATGCCTTATATAATTCATTTGTTCTATGTTCTTTTTGAATATTGTTTTCTACACGACCATAAAAAACAAGTGTTTTAGTTCTAGCATCATATGGTAGCAATTCTTTATTTTCTAAAAGTCTTGGTCTACGAGGCCAAAACGACCATTGTACACCCTTTTCAATTTGAGATGCATCTGGATTTCCACACAAGATCTTTTCATATTTTGCTGGAGCCTTTTTAATCCAATCCAATGTAGGTCTATCATATAATAATATGTTTCCAATAGATCCCCACCAAATATGTGGAGTTTCTGTAGATAATTTTAAAGTAATCCACCCTTTTTCTGCCCAAATAGAAACCATTTCACGAAAACTATCTCCAACATGGGAATAATAACCTTCAAACCCTGTAGGCATAATTATTGTTGGCTTTTGGTTTATTGTTGTGGTTAAGGTTGTGGTTGTTGGTCTCTGAATGGCCATCATTGTTTTCATAATTTGTTCCACAAGAAAATTACATTTTGCTTCCCCTTTTAATCTAGGCATTAATAAAACCCAATATTCCAAAGATGCTGCACCAGCCACATGAACTGCAGTTTCATTCACTCTTGTTTCTGGCATTATATCAATAACATGAGCATCTTTTGGTAAAAGCCAATAGAGTGATTCATATTTGGGTGTAGAAATACAATACGAAACACCCATAGTTCTTTGTAAAATAAACGATGCACTACTTCTATTTGGATAAATTACATTGACTTCATATCCATTTTTTTCAAGAACTGTTTCAAGAGTAAGTGTATCATTTGGTGATAATACATCTTCATCTTGAAAAATAACAATTCTATTTGAATATTTAGGTTTTTCTTCATAATCTCGAAGATTGGAACGAAGAGCCTCTATTTCTTCTTTATAAACAAGTGTATTTGCACGAGGTTCTAGGAGCGTAATATTTGAGCCGTATCCAATAATGTCTTCATCTCTAGGTAAAACTGGCATGACCTCTTGATTCCATTTGAAAAACTGTAGGAATTCTTGGAGTTTGGGCATATTTCGAGGCAACCACATGTCTCCTTTGAATCCTGCATTTCTTAAACGAAAGATTTTAGATAAATAGTTTAACATAAATGTCCATGCATTTGTACAAGTTTCATCCGAAAGAGGAGCCGATAAAATATCATTTACACCTATACAAGGAGTCATGTGGCTAATATTGGTTGCTGCCCATGCTTCACGCATTGTTTGTGATTTTCCTAAATAGATTTTATCATATCCATACACTAAACCGTTTGTTGTGGCAAATCCATTCTTTATCGAATACACACGTTCTTCCTTGTGAGGAATAAATGTGTTTTCTGAATTAGGATCGTCAGAATCAAGGTTAGCTAGTCTACAAAAGGTTTTGAGTCGTTTTTCATCAATAGAGTGTACTTTACGAGAAAAAGAGGCTGGAATATCCCATGTTTTTTCAAGGGGTTTTAAGTCCCCTAAAGGCTCTAAATCATGAAGACCTGTTGGATCTAAATAAAGAAAGATTGGTTTTTCAACAATATCATTCTGATTATATGTACGTACATTGGATGCATGACAATGAATTGTTTTTAAACTAAGAGCTGGATTTGCTACAAGATACTTTTTTTTCAACATTTCAACATTTATAGCATTATCACAACCTGCTTTACCAAATTCGAAATTAAGTGCATCATAGTCCCATTGACGATCCTTGACACTCTTTGCTGTAAGAACCCATGTATCTTGTGAATCTGGTCTTGGACCATATAAGACTGGTTCTTTGCCTTGTTGTTGTTCATCATAACGAAGTAAAGATAAAAATACATTATCTAAATTAACAGACCAAATTTCAGACCATGATGTGCTGTCTAAATATATGTCTGAATTTGCAAAAACTACAATAGCTGAATCTGGTATTTTTTCTTTAATTGTTAAAAACACATCTGCATAAGTCATACGATGACCAATAACTTGCTGAATGATTTTATTGGATTTTAGCTGAGGATTCTTGTCTGAAAAATCTTCTTCATTTAATAAAAGAATTGTATCAATAAATGGGCATTTTATATTTTCTTCTAGACATTTATTAAGTTCTCTGTTTCGTTTTGGTTTATCTGATTCAAAAAACTGTTGAATTAACCATAATGGTTCAGGTGTACGTATTATATCAACCTTCATTTTATAGGCAGTATGTAATTGATTAATATACTGGTTAATGGATGGATTTTGTAGCTCAGTTTGTGTTAAACCAAAAAGACGTTGAACTCGAAAAAGTGCTGCAATGGATAAAGTCGTCATTGAGGGTTCTTCAGATGGCGTGTAATTGTGAAAAACATGAGGATACATTTCTGCAAGTTCTTCTAGGCAAATTATATTTACATGTTTTTCTTTTGCAAGGTCTTTCCCAAATGCTGAAATGACACTTTTTGATAAAAATAAAAGTTGTTTAGAGGTTGGTGCTTTCATTTTAAGCCATTGGATTGTTTCTGGTGAAGGTTCTGTAAGGACTATTGCTGATGGATATTCTCCTAGAGCTGTATACCATTCTTCTGCTAAAGTATGTGTTTGAACTAGAGTATACCAACGACTAAATCTTCCTGGAAAATCATATTGACTTGGCCCTTGTCTTAACCATGCCATTGTTTTTTGATTCTTATAAAGTTGTGCTTCTGTTTTCATGATTCGTATTTGTTTTCCTGTAATTGGATGTTGTGCCAACATTTTATCTATTTGTATCTTGTCAATATGGTTTAAATCTTAATGAAGTAAACTATAAATAGTAAAATGACAAATGATACTTGCGCTATAGTTGTCAATACATGTCCTAAATACTTTTATTTACTAGATGGTTATTTTGGTTTAATAAGAAGATATGCTGAAAAATTAGATTGGGATGTTTATTTAGCTACTGAAAAACCTGATGATCCAACAATTGTTCGATGTATCCAATTTTATAAATTAAAACTTATTAAATTAGAAGAATCACAAGCTGATTTTTTTGAAAGTCGTGTTTCAGCAATTGATGCATTACCACCAAATATAAAATATGTTTTACCATTACAAGATGATTTTTTACTTGAAAGACCTGGTGTAAATATTGAAGCTTTAAATAATGCAATTAAAGTGCTAGAAAAAGATGATTCTGTATTAAGTTTACGTCTTATGCCATGTCCTGGTTCTTCTGCAAATACAATGTATGAAACTAATTGGAAAAAGTTGGAAGCAAACGATTTGCATTTTTCTTATCAAGCCACATTATGGAGACGTGAAGTTTATACGAATTATTTTAAACGATTAATACAACAAGGACGTGATCTTTATCCTACAATGACATCTTCTGAATGGAATTCTTATGCAATAAAAATGAACCCTGCTGAAACTTTTACTGGATTAAACCTCTTGAAACTCTTGTATCCTAATGGTATACATTTATGCTGGTCTCGTGTTGGTCGTTGGGCAAATGCAGTCTATTGGAGTCCATGGCCCTACAGACCTACTGCAGTAGTACAAGGTGTTTTACAACCATGGGCCGAAGAATTAATACATCGTGAAGGATTTCCATTAAATAAACCAAAATCCACATAAAGTAATTAAAACGTGATTACTTAGATTCGAATGCAAACCCAAACAGAACTTGACAACCTACCAGGAATGATACGTCGTAAGTCTGAACCTGGTGAATTAGTAAAACCAAGTTGTTCATTAACGAGTATTCCACAACTTTATCAAAGACCAATTATATTACTTGCAACTGCTAGTATTAATGATATGAATATTTTTAACAATGGGCTCTATCAAAATTGTTTTATGCTTTATAGATTGGCTGAAGCGATTGGTTGGCTTCCAATCTTTTGCGTCAATCAAAAACCAAAAGATTTAAATGGAATTCCTGAATTTTTACGTTCCTGTCGTTTTGCTGATTTAGATGATATTTTGAGTAAACCAATCCATGTACGTGTATATGTTGAAATTGGTATGAGTATAGCAAGTAATTTAAGAAAATTTATGAAAATGATGGGTGCTAGAACATGTAAATTATACTTGGGAAATATTGTAAATATAGATATTGAAACACCAATGTTTTTACATGGTGTGTCCTTTAGTCATCATGTTGTAGGACAACAAGACGAAATTTGGACAAGTCCTCATTATTTAATGAATTTAGAATATGCAGCATGTTTGAATGGTATTGATCCAGAACCTTTTTCTGCAAAGATTGCACCCTATGTTTGGGATCCTTGTATTTTAACCGATGATGGACGTAGAAATATGGTATGGAAACCACGTAGTCCTGGTGAAAAACCAAGTTTTATTATCATGGAACCAAATATTAGTTTTCAAAAAAATGCATTAATTCCTCTGTTAATAGTAGAAGAATTTGCTCGAATTAATCCAGGACTCGATTTTGAACTCATTTTGTTAAATTCTGAACGTGTTATTGCTACAGGTTATTTTAAAAATAATATTGAACCATCTTTAAAAGGATGTGCAGGAAAAATAAAATATGCACAAAGACATGATATGATTACTTTAATGAAAAACTATCCAAGTGCTATTCCAATATGTCATCATTTTACAAATGAATATAATTATATGGTTCTCGAATTTATTCATGCTGGATATCCTGTTTTACATAATGCAGACGCATGGAAAGACTTTGGTTATTACTATGCCGAAAATGATACTGTTTCTGGTGCAAATCAATTGGCAAGAATATTAAATTACCATCATGATCAAATAGAGGCATATAAAAGCCATTCAAGAGCTTTACTCTGGAGACATAGCATTTATAATCCTGATGTTCAAAAGGCTTGGAAGGATTTATTAGAGGGAAGATAAAGGTGGTGGACTTGGTGGTATCGGATCATCCACACATATTTCTATGGGTTCGATACGTTTAATATTTTTAGAATGCAGAAATATACATCTACAACAGAGAATACATAATGGTGGATTCCATTCATTACTAAGAATGTCTCCTCTGTTTCGAGATGGACAACAACAAAGAACTAGAAATAATAATGATGCCACAATGTAAAATGTTATTTCTGTTGTTTCAAGCATTTGTAGATTCATTACTTGTATTTTATATCAATTTTATTGCAAAGGTCTAAAACATTCATTTGATTTAATGTATAGAATCAAATGACTGAAAGAAGTCTAAAAATTGGGATTAGCGTTTTTTTCCAATTTTCATTTTTTAGTAATGGATTGGCCATTACTGCATATTCACTTGCGGAAGCTCTTGCTAAACTTGGTCATATACCAGTTTTAATAAACACAAATCAAGATAAAGAATGGTATGAAGATTGTATGGAATTAAAAGATGCATTTGAACGTAGAAATTTATCACAATGGGACGATAAAAAATATGATCAACTCGATGTTTTTATAGATATTGATGGATATTTATTAGCAAATTTTAGACGTAAAATAGCAAAACATGTCGTTATTTTTATTCGAAAACCAACCTTTTTATTTGAAAGTGAAAGACTTGTTTATCCTTTACAAGGTCCTATAAGAAATATCCTTGATTGTGATGCAGTTTGGACATGGGAACATTTCGGAGCTCAAGATGCACATTTACTTGAACTTTTATGCTGTAAACCAGTCCATCGTATACCTTTAACATGGTCTCCTAGTGCATTAGAAGTCTTTGGAAAGGGTCGTTCTTCTTGGCTTGAACAAAGTAAAAAAGGGGACGTTTGGAATTGTCATATAACTGAAACAAATCAATCTGTATCAACATGTGTAAATATTCCTCTAGTCATAACTGCATTTGCAAAGGATCATACAACAATTCCAATGAAACGAATTTGGGTACATAATGCAAATGATATGAAAAAGAGTAAGTTTTTTGATGAAAATATCTTTGAACATACTAAAAGATCAAATCTTGAATATGAATTTTTAGGAAGAAATAGAATAACAGATTGGAGAGATCATGAAAAGTCTTTTGTACTTTCTCATACTCGTTTTATAGCCATTAAATATATGCATTTAGATTGTATTTGGAGTGGTATTCCAATTATTCATAATAGTCCTTGGCTTCGAGATATTGGCCATGGTTTAGAAAGATTCTATTATCCAGACAATTCAATCAAAGGAGCTACAAAAGCAATGGAACAAATGGTTTCTGATTATACAAGTGAGTCTGGTTTTTTTGCAGAAGGTGCCTTGAAAAAGATTCAATCTGCCTTACTTGAAAAATTCAATGTTTTAAATCATAAGGCAATTTGGAATCAAGCATTGAGTTTTGGTAGTGGTAGTGATAGTGCTGGTGTTGTTAAAGAAACGGAAAAAGTTGCAGATAAAACAGAAATAGTAGTTGGCTTTTCTGATTTATGGGATAATGCAAATCATGAATATAATTTTTGGACACTTTTATTACAAGAAGCATGTAATAAACTTACACCACCATTAAAAGTAAAAGGTATTAAAATTACAAATGAAAACTTGCATGAAAAGATTGACTTGTTAATTTTTGCACCTTTTGGATGTGTATGGAAAAACGTTCCCTCCAATATTCCTAAAGTCCACATTACAGGTGAAAATACTCCAAGTATTACCAAAGAAACAGATTCTACTGTCTATTTAAGTTTAGGATTTGAAAAAACACAAGAAGAAAAAGGAATTTATAGATTTCCTCTTTGGATTCAATACATTGATTGGTTTGGAGCTGATCAAGAAAAACTCTGTAATCCAAAATCAATACCAATCGATTTAGCTACAGAAGTAAGTAGTGAAACTTTAAGAAAAAAGAGTAAATTCTGTGCATTTGTAGTAAGTAATCCATCCAATAGTGTTCGAAATGAAGCATTTCATTGGTTAAGTCAATATAAACAAGTAGATTCTGCAGGTCGTCTTTATAATAATGTTGGTGATGTTATTTTTACAAATACTGCTGGTGGAGGTGGTGGTGAATTAAAAAAGGTTGAATTCTTAAAAGATTATAAATTCTGTTTAACCTATGAAAATTCTCGTGGAGAAGGTTATATTACTGAAAAATTCCTAGCTGCAAAAGCGGCTGGATGCGTCCCTATTTATTGGGGTTCTCCAAATCCTACAATGGATTTTCCAGAAGGTTCCTATATCGATGCAAATAACATGACAACTCCAGGTGATCTTATTGCTGCTGTTAAAGCTATAGACGAAGATCCTACAAAATGGATGGTAGCTGCTTCAAAACCTGCAATACAAGTTGATAAAGAACGTAAAAGACTTGCAGAAGTAGCTAGACTTATTTTAAAACCAATTCTCGGCACAAGAGTGAATCAAATACCATCCATGATTGGTGCATCTTCCACAGCCGAATCAAATACACTTGCTACTAAACCTAAACTTGAAAAACCATTAAAAGGGAGTGCATGGAACGGTAAAACCCTTTTAACAACCTTTGCTACTCAAAAATATATTCCAAGCTTATCTGCATGGGTTGGATCCGCTATAGTTCGTTCAAAAGCAGATTCAAATATCTCAATACGAGTTTATATTGGAGATGATATTAATGATTTTATGGCAAATACAATTCGTTCTGAATATCCTACAATTGAACTTAGACGTGTTCCTACAAAGTCAGTTGCTGTTGAAGGATTTCCAGATTTATGGGAACCACAACATTTTGCATGGAAACTTTGGTTATATCAAGACCTTGTAAAAGATATGGCTCTGACAAATACCCTTGTTTGGTACATGGATGTTGGGTCTATTATTATTAGATGGCCAGAAGAATGGTTAAATGTTGCTTCTGAAAATGGTATTTGTATGCTTGAAGATAAAGAACAAAAGAATGATCAATGGTGTCATGCAACTTTTTGTGAAAAACTAGCTGTATCTGATTCCGAAAAGTTTGCACAACAAATTGTTGGTGGAATTATAGCCTTTCTTGGAGGTGCATCTTTACCTTGGAGCCTTTTTACAGAAGCATGGAAATGGGGTCAACAACGTGATGTTATCGTTGGACCAAAATGGCAAGGTATATTACCTGATGGACGACCATTTGGACATCGACATGATCAAAGTATTCTTAGTATTCTTCGCCTACGTTATAGTATACCTGTCTATCCACTTGAAAAAGTGTATAATCATGAATCGATTCGTAGAACATTCAAATCTGGTGCAGCCTTATACGTTCATCGAGGTCAAATAAAAGAACATGAAGATTTTGCAAAACGTATTGGAGAAGTTCATTTGATTAATCTAGCACGTCGTACAGATCGTATTAAACGATTCAAGGAAAATCATGAAGGTGGGTGGGAAAAACAAGTCTGTCTTCGTCCTGCATTTGATGGGCGTGGGTTAAATCTTACACCTGCTCTTGCAAGACTATTTGCTCCAAATGATTTCATGTGGAAAAAGGCTATAATGGGTTGTGCACTCAGTCATTTATCTTTATGGATTGAATTGGCAAATGAACAACCATCTTGTGAAAATTACCTTATATTAGAAGATGATGTTAAATTTCATAAAGATTGGCTTACGGTTTGGAGTAAAGCCTCTGAAAAAATACCTGAAGATTACGATGTTTTATATCTTGGTGGTATTTTACCTCCTAATAGAGAAGCATTTCAAACTGTGCTAGAACCTGTAAATGAATATTGGAGTCGTATTGCACCAAATCAAATTTTTGGTCAACCTATACCAACAAATTATTTCCATTTTTGTAATTATTCTTATATTCTTAGTCGTAAAGGCGCACAAAAAATTATAGAGGAAATACAAAGAAGAAGTGGCTATTATACTAGTGCTGATCACATGATATGTAATCGTAATAGTGATATGAAACATTATGTTTTAATTCCGCAAGTAGCTGGATGTTATCAAGATGATGATCCTAAATATGCAAATTCTGAATTTAATAATTACAATAGAATTGATGGATTTGATAGTGATCTTTGGAATAATGATGAAAGATTTTCGGATGTTGAAGTAAAGTCTGCAATAGGGGGTTGGAAAGATATGAATGCAATCCCTATAAGTCAAGCATTAAATGATGCAAGGGTTCCAAAATCTACTTCTAGATTTTATACAATAGGTCATGCAATAAATCCTGATGCATTATTAGAAACTGGTTGGTTAAGGGAACTATTTGGTGATGATATCAGTTCTATTCAAGAACTTTCTGTGTATCACGAACCCTTAGATAATGTACCTGTATTTTTTATAATGAAACCCCATTTCGCAGGTTATACAGAATGTCTTAAAAAATATGATTCTATGTGTAAAGAATTTATTCTTGTACATTTATCTGACGAATATTGTTCGGATCCTATTGAGATCTATAATTATAAATCTTGTAAAAAGGTAATTCGTATGTATCCTAAAGCAAATATACCTTGTCCTGAAAAGGTATTTACTATTCCACTCGGTCCTTATAGAAAATGTAAAACCATGAATATGGCACCTACTAGAGAATATATTTGGTCCTTTTTTGGAACAAACTGGATGGATCGCAAAGATAAAATGGCGGCATTATTTGATATTGCTCCAAATAAAACAGAATTTTACAAGGACTGGATGGATTCACAACAACTAAAATCAGAAGAATATAGTAGAATATGCAATGAATCGATTTTTATACCATGTCCAAAAGGTCAAAACGCAGAAACATTTCGATTCTGGGAAGCATTAGAACATGGAGCTATACCAATCTATGTTCGATCTGAAAAGGATGATGAATACTTCAAAATGATTTCATCCAATCTCCCTATAATACCTCTTGCAGATTGGGACCAAGCATCTGGTTTTATGAAACATTTATTATCAAATCTAAATACACTTGCACAATATAGAAAGTCTATTATAGAAAAATGGTTTGCATGGAAGAAAGATATTAAAGATTCTATAAAATTGATTGTTGGTTAGTATAATAAGATTAGTACACAATAATACATCATGCAAGTTCAATATAATAAAACGTCATTTCTAGTTGGAAGATCTGCCGAAGAGAATTGGAGTATCATTTCAAGAGCTGATAAAGATTATTATTGGGTTCATGCAAATAAAGTGCCATCTTCACATGTTATTATTCAAATAGATGAACCTCTTGAAGATGAAATACAATATGCATGTAAATTATGTAAAACACAAACTAAAAAAATAAAAAATATTTCAACTGAATATGTCATTACTCAGGTGAAAAATATTAAATTAGGTTCAAAACCTGGAGAAGTTTATTTCAAAGATGAATCAAAAATAGATATTGTAATTTATAATTGAATACATGAGAAAAGTTTAGAAAGAAATGATGTTTTTTTCATTTCATGACAATGTTTTTCACACCATTCTTGAAATGTATACGTATTTGACATACTACGATTACAACGTGCACAAATTGGTACTAAATTTTCTATGACTGTTGGACCACCTTTTGATTCTGGTATATTATGTCCACACTCAAAATCAAATACTGAGATCTTATTTGAACACCATACTGTTGTACATTTTCCTTCAAAGACTTTCCCCATTTTTTGTACCCAGACTTGTTCTCGTAAAGCAAGTGGTATTTTGACCTTTTTTTTATTTATATTTACTATTGCTTTTATAGATGATTTTAAAGTTGGTTTTACAGTTGTAGCCTTTTGTTTTTTTTGTGCTACCATTATATTCTAGTACTAGATAGAAAGAAAGGTTAAAGCCTTCTTTATTTAATAGATTAGAAATATAGATATAATAAATGGCTACATTACCATCTTATTTACAAAGTTTAGAAGCGGTTCTTGGTGGTTCTTCAGCTACTCCCTCTGTTGTACCATCTGGTTCTTCATCTGTACCTGCCTTACCAACTTTTTTATCTGCCTCTGAATTAGCAGCAGGTCTTACAACAAGTAATGCTGGTTCTACAGCTGGTAAATTAAAACTCTTATTTGTTGGTACACATGCACATCAATTCACAGGATATAGTAAAGTAGTATATAATTTAATTAAAGTTTTAGCAAAAGATCCAAAAATTGCAGTCACTCATTTTGGTTTTCAAAAAAATCCTTCTCTTCCTCCAAACTATCGTCCTTATCCTCCAAATGTTCGTGTATTAGATGCAGCTGAAATGGAAAAACGTCAATTACCTGCTGGTACACCTATACGTGGGTTTGGTTTTGCAGTCCTTCCAGAAGTCATTCGTCATGAAAAACCTGATATTGTATTTGTTTATAATGATATGGGTGTTGTAGCTGGATTCTTGGAAGAAATTCGTAAGAGTGGTATTCCACGTAATTTTAAAATATGGGTCTATGTAGATCAAGTCTATAATTGTCAACCACAATCATTACTAGATATTCTTAACAGAGATGCAGATCGTGTTTTTGCATTTACAAAATATTGGAAAAATTCCTTAAAAGAACAAGGTATTACAAGACCAATTGATGTTCTAGGACATGGATTTGAAAAAGATGTATTTACAACTGTTTCTCGAGATGAAATTCGTAAAAAACTTGGTCTTCCATTAGATGCATTTATTATTACTAGTCTTAATAGAAATCAACCTCGTAAACGTTATGATATATTAATTATGGCGTTTGTTGAATTAATCTTAAAATATCCAACTAAACCACTCTTTTTAATGTGTGTTTGTGATAGAGGTGAAAAAGGTGGTTGGTGGTTATTAGAAATCTTTGCTCGTGAATTAAAACTTCGAAATATTCCAATAGAAAAATTTGGAAATCGTTTATTAATTAGTAGTCAAGATATGGTTTTCCGTGATGAAGATATCAACATGTTTTATAATTTAGCAAATATTGGTGTTAGTGCCTCTGATGGTGAAGGATGGGGTTTATGTAATTTTGAACAAATGGGTGTTGGTGTTCCACAAGTTGTACCTAATATTGGTGGTTTCAAGGACTATTGTAATAAAGATAATTCGGTTCTTGTAAAACCTAAATATAGATTTTATCAACCTAGTGTACATTCTCCTGTAGGTGGTGAAGCAGAAGTATGTGATCCACATGATATTTGTGTAGGTCTTGAAGAATATATTACAGATTCAGAAAAATGTAAAAAACACGGTGAAGAAGCCAAGAAAACTGTATGTGGTTATACATGGGAAAAAGTTTCTGAAACATTTATTAAAAGATTACATAGTGCATTAGAAGAAAAAGATGAAGAATAGAGGGGGATGGTGTTTGATGGTTTGATAATAAAATAGATTATTTAGTTTATAATTTATTTTATTTTTTGTTTTTATTAAATTAATTATTTTTTCTAGTTTTTTTATTAGTTTGTTTTCTATTTTTTTTAGTTTGTATATATTTACGTTTACCACCTTGTAATTGTTTTAATCCATTAATAAAATTATGTACTATTTCTGAAGTTAAATTACTATGTGATGATGTAAAATTACTTCTATCTATAGGTAGACGAAAATCTGACCAACCTGGATCATTATAGCTAAGATTATCCATATATCCTGCCCATTCTACTGGTGTTTTTATACTTTTTAAATCAATAGGATCTGTCATTTCAGAAAATTTAATAGAATGCATTCTTGCCTCTTTAATAAATTCAGGTGTCATTTCAGGTTTAATTGGATATTGATTAGATATATCTTGGATTGGTTCATTAATTTCCAATGGATATTGATTAGATACAATTTGTGTTGGTTCATTTTCCTGTATTTCTATTTCTTTTACTTTTTGCATTCCACTATTTCCTTTTAATACTATTTGTGTTGGTTTATTTACTTGCATTTTGCTTTTTTCTTGTAATGGTTGTTTATAAAAATTACTATTTATATTTTCAATTTTTTCACGTTGCATTATTTCCATTTTACCACCTGCTAAAAATGGTCGTAAACTTTCATTTCTTGTTTTTAATCGTGTAGTTATATCTAAAATTTCGGAATTTATGTTAGTATACAAAAGACTAGCAAGTAAACAATTTAATTTTTGTTTATATTTCATAAATTTATTAGTTTTATTTAAGCTTTCATATATTTGTGATACAAATAACATACGAAGTGTATCCCAAAGTATATATCCAAGTGGTGCAATACGTAATATATAACTTCTTTTATCCTCCATTGTTATAACATGATTTCCTAAATTTAATTTTTTATCTAAATATGGTATTTGTGTAGGTGAAATATTATATACTGTGCTTGATTGTTCTGTAGCAAAGAATGAATGAATATTTGTACTATGTCCAAGTACATTTATATTATTTCTAGGAACAAATAAATCTACAACTCCAACTTCTTGACCCATTGTATTAATTACAATTGCCATTAAAGCAGAAATATAAATATCATTATTAATATTATAATTACTATTAATTGTATTATAATAATCCAAATTATTACCATTTGTTATAGTAATTTTACAATTTTGAATTAAATTAAATGCATTATATTTGTCTATTAATTGTTTTATAGTTGTATTACTTGTATAATTTGTTTTTAAATAATAAATTAATGAATTAAGTACTATTTGTAATCCAAACCCTACAAAAAACCTATATTTATGCATTAATGTTTTTACAGATTTGTTTATAGTTGATATATCTTGCATATAGTTAAAATAATTTCCCGCTAAAATACGACTATCACAATCATGTGTAGGAACACTTTCGTTTTTATAAACTGAATAATAATTTACAGCTTCACCACCTTGAACAAGTAGTGAAAGTTTTTGATCTTCGGATACATCTCTAAAAAGTTCATTATACCATGTATTAATCCATGCTTCTTCACTACTAGCAGATATTGGAATTAAACCCTTATTTGCAGCATTGGTCAAAAATTGTAAATCAGTTTGTTTATAAAGGTTAAACATAGTTTTCATAATATGTTTAATAGCTTTTGTATTATTTTCATTTACATACTCATAAAATATTAAAATAGTTGGTTTACAAATATTATAAATAGTCCAATGTATTTTTTCTGTAGTGTCTTGTTGAAAAACTGGAACTGGTGATCCTATAAAGTTTTCAAGTTTATTATTTTCTAATACAGTAAATTGCGTCTGCATATCCTATTATTTATATACATTAAAAAATAATCCGGGAAAATCTAGAAAAAACGTTGTGTAATTAAAAAGAGTGCTGCAATACCAATTGTAATATAAACTGTATTTACAAATTGTCTTGGAAAAATCATAACAACTGCATCTATTTTACTATATCCAATAAGACCCCAACTCAAGGCTCCAATAAGAACAAGCAATTGTGCAGTATTTGTCAAGAAATCCATTATAGATTTTATTATTTTCATCTTCTACTGGTAGTCCTTCATTTTTTACTCGGGCGCATAGTTTTACATCTTCTAAACCATTTTCGTGCCTTGGCAGATTCCTTCTTGGCTAATCGCACTTGATCCGCATCAGCAGTATAATGTGTTTTACCACAAAGTAAAAAGGAGCTGGTACGAGGATATGACCAGGATTGTGTTGTTTGTCCTGGCCGATGACCAGTTCTCCATGCGGCCATCCCACGATTATATACGGTTTTTATAAATTTCAAAGGCACTCCAGTAACTTTACTACGTTCTTCCAATGATTTTGCTTCAGGAAATAGACGATCCCATTCCATAGTATACGATGATTTACGCTTGGTTTTTCTATACTTGTCTGTTTTAAATCCAACATAGGCTTTTGGATCATTCCAATGTAATTTACCGAATTTTTTGATTTCCTTTTGACGTTCCAATGCTTGTTTTCGTGTTAGACCTCTATAATATTTTGGTGGCCATAACTTGTCCTTTTTTAAGGTTTTATGATATGGCATTTTATCTTACTCTGTGCTTAGATTATTGTTATCGGGTTCAGATTCAAATGAAAATGTTGGAAAATCCCATCCTTGTCTTCTATACCAAGAAATTAATTCCTTGGAAACATCTTGTTTTTGAATTGTATTTAATTTATACATATAATCCAAAAAACATGCCATAAAACTCACAAACATAAATGGGGCTTCTTGTTTAATCTTTTCTACAATTGTTTCTATTGCTGCGGCTTCTCCATTTATAGCTACATCTTTAAGAAAGGTTTCGTGCTTTTTTACAACACCTTCTACAGCCCTTTTTAAAGATTCATTCTTGATATTATAAAATTTTTCTATTGCCCACCATTGATGATCTTTTTGAAAATTGGATAAATCTTGTACAAGTGCTTCTGTTTCCATTTTAAATGTAGTGAATGGAATATCTCTAAGTGCTTAAATCTTTCTCCAGATGTACTAGACAAATGGATCAGGATCCGCAAGATCCACAACTAGAAGATCAAACGCTTCGTACCCGAAGTGGATATGCTGTAGCTGATGTTGTTAGAAGTTTCAAAGTATCTCTCGAACAAAGTGGTGCTACTGCCGCTGGAAAATCCTTGCATTATACTGTCGATTTAATCTGTAGTGGTTGCTTTGAACTTTGGCAAAAAATCCTCTGGGAATATGCACTCGACCATATTGGAATTGCCAGTCCAAGAATCTTTTGGTTCCTACAACGCCGCTTTGCAGACTTGGAAACAGCTTGGGCTAGACTACCTAATGAACAATTTTATCGTACACTAGAATATCAAAAAACATTTGCAGAAATCTTGCTCGTTATACGCTCACAACCTAGAAGACCAGCCCTAAAAATGCCTCGTGTTCCTCCTGAAAGCCATAATGAAGAATGGGTCCGTGCCGCTACCATGGGTGCTCCTTCCTCTGCTGCAGTCGGTCGTGTCTTTAAACCCTCGAGTGATCTTCAGATTCTGAGACGTGTTGGAGACGAATTTGCTCGTTCCTGTGTCGATGGGGCTACCGAAAAAGCCTTTTGGTGGCTCAAATGGTGCTTTGAAGAAGAAACACGTGTAAGACGTGATACAGGTGGTACCTTGAGCAGTCTAGACAGAGGCCCTTCCCAATGGACTGGCAAACAACGCAGTCATGTTGGGTTTTATCTTGCTATGCTATTATTGGAAATTTACAAGGAACTTGCTCAAAAACATGCATTACGAATGTCTGAAGAATTTCAAGCTATTTTACAATTATTCATGTATCCAAACAAGAAAATAACACAAAAACGAAGAATGGATTTAATTTGTCTTGCAATTCAAATCATTTGTGAAGTTCCTCGTTGGAAAATTCCAGCGGCACCAGCCCTCGTAAAAGACCCTGTGGCATTGGAACGTGCCATGAGCCATGCTGAAAGTTTCTTTAGAGAAGTGTTGGCATATGATCCACCTGTTGGAAACATTCAAAAGGAGGCTAAAAAGGGTGCTTCAAAGAGTGCTGTGAATGGCGTTGGTGGTGTAAAACCTCTGAATGAAAAACAACGTAAACAAATGAATGTCGATGATCATTTAAATGCATATGATGCTATGATTAATGGTTGGTTGGAAGGGAAGATGTAGATTGGTTGCTTAAAATCGAATATTGGTATACTATAAAAATAATATGGATACTATAACGCTTTCAAAAGGAACACGATTATATTATGTTAGTGGTAGCAAAGATACCTTACAAGAAAAATCAATTCTTTCTTTAACATTACATCCATCTGATTGGTATACAGAAGATTCATTTGTATCCGTTATAGAACTTCGAAGAGATGTATCATTATTATTTATGATTAAAAATATTTATAAAACAAGGCTTTATTCCTCTAACTATTTGCCAAAAATAAATACATCTTTTGACGGTTGGTTTTTATCTTTTAGATATTATTCTATTCTTTTTACTATACGAAACGATCCTTCTATACTCAAAATAGTTAGTTGTTTACCTCTTACATATGATTGGACAAATTCTATACCTAAACAATGGGGAAATACCTATAAACTATTTTCGGAATTATTTCCTGTTAAATTAGAGTTAAATATTAAATATAAATCAATTCTTGAAACATATCAAAAAGAAATGACAGAAGACCCTTTTGGTACTACATTTTCTATATTGTTAAAAAATGCAAACATTATATATAAAGAATAATTATTATAAATAAATTTATTTATTTTGTTTCGATCGATCCACAATCGCTGGATATAATTTATCAAATGTATACCATGGAAATGGTTCTTTTTTTACTTTATTTCCATTTTGTTCATGATAGGCATCAATCCATTCAATGGCTGCATAAACTCCTTTAGCATTACAAGAACTTAATGCTTCACCTTGCCCATTTGGCTCAGAAAGTATGAGAATATCTTCAAATGTAAATCCACGATACATTTTTTGTAGTTATGTGTTGGCTTGAGTTATATTTCAATTTTTTGACATTATCTCCCGACTAAATTTACTGACTATAATTAGAAAATGACTGACTCTAATTGTGCTATTTGCATGGAACCACTCTTTAAAGATAATGCAAATAATGCAAATAATGCAAATAATGCAAATAATGATACACAACTAGTTGTTCAATTAGATACATGTAAACACGTATTTCATAAAAATTGTATAAATGACTGGAGAAGGGAAAAATCGGCATGTCCTTTATGTAATCGACCATTTGATGTAGATGATTATGTAGAAGTAAGTCGTAAAAGTAATATAGTTCCATTTAAAAAACCCGCAATAACTGATACTGTTAAAAATTATTTAATTAGAGAAGTTGAAAATTATGAGGATAAAGATGATTTTATATTTAGCAAATTTGCATTATTAAATAGCAAATTTGATATAACAGAAGAGTATTTAGAACAAATATGGAATGAACATAAAATAACAGGTGGACGTAGAAGAAAAACAATAAGACGTAGAAAAACAATAAGACGTAGAAAAACAATAAGACGTAGAAAAACAATAAGACGTAGAAAAACAAACAAGCGTAAAAATACTCGTAAATCTAAATAATAAACAAAACTAGAAACAATGTCTGGTTGTGCACTTCGTCGTTGGGGTCCAGGAACACCATGTACTCGTCCTATAGATACTCCTGCTTCAAAGGAAATGGAAGCTAAATTGGCTGCTATTCGTGCCGAAAGAGAGAAGCAAGATAAATTGTGGGATACTGAGGCTGAGGCTAAGGCTGATGAAACAAAAAAATTGAAGAAATAATTGGTAGTTTAAAGAGCACCCGTCATTCTTTTAAGATTAAGTAAAGCTTAAAATGATGACACCAAAAAGTATTATAAAAATGAAAAACATTAATCAAACACAAGTTTATATTGAATCACTTGTTCAAAAATTACGTGATGCTTCTAAAGCCTATTACGAATCCGACACACCAATAATGTCCGATTCTGAATATGATACACTCTTGGAAGAATTATCAGAATTAAATCCAAATCATCCCTATCTCAAAGATGTTGGTTTCAAACCAGATTCTAATATTGTAAAACTTCCTGTACCAATGGCATCACTCGATAAACGTAAACCCGATACAATCAAACCAGAGGACTTAAACAAAGGTCCTTATGTTTGCATGGACAAATTAGACGGTATAAGTGCATTATGGACTACAGGATATACAAGAAAACCCTCACTCCTTTTACGAGGAAATGGTCTCGAAGGTCAAGACGTTAGCCATTGTATTCATGGGATTCAAGGGCTCAAACAAAGCAGTAGTCCTTCCGTTATGATCCGTGGTGAATTAATTGTTCCGAAAGGTGTTATTTCAGATACCTTGGCTCGTAATTGGGTCAATGGAATCCTCCACCAAAAAAATCCATCCAAAGAAGACTTGTCTAAAATTCGTTTTGTAGCCTATCAAGTCTGTGAACCAAAAACACTTACAAGAAGTCAGCAAATAACATGGCTCACTTCTCAAGGTTATGAAATTGCTTGGTCAAAAGTATGCCCTACACTTACAGTTGAAACATTAAGCGATTTATTTCAAACAAGACGTACAGTATCCGAATATGAATGCGATGGTATTGTTGTTGGTCAAGATGTAATTCCTGTTATTCCATCCAATGCTACAAATCCAAAAGATGCCTTTGCATTCAAAATGCCTACAGAAGATCAACGTGCAACTACGGTCGTTGAAGATGTCGAATGGGCCTCTAGCAGAACTGGTAAATGGATTCCTCGTATTCGTTTCAGACCTGTACAAATCGGTACAGCCACTATTGAATATTGTACTGGATTTCATGGACAATTTATAAAAGAAAATGGAATTGGTCCTGGAGCTGAAATAATTATTCGTCGTAGTGGTGATGTTATTCCTGTACTCGAAAAAGTAATTCGTCCTTGTAGTGGTGGTACCTGGAAAGAACCTCCACAAAATCAATGGGAATGGGATGAAAATGGAGTTCACTGTAAAGATATTTCTGAAACTATAAGCTCGGATAAATTAGCTCTCGAATTAACACATCAATTAAAAGCTCTTGGAATTGAAGGTATTAGTAAAACTATTGCAAAAAAACTTGTTGTTGGAAACATTACAACATTACTTGAATTACATAAAGCAAATAAAACAAAAGTCCAAGATCTTATTGGAAAAGCAAATGGTGAAAAACTAAAAGATGCTCTCGAACCTTGTATGCTCTCTGCAAAACCTCAACAGTGGATCAAAGCATTCCTAGGGTGGCCAAATGGATTCGGTGATGTCCGCATAGAAGCTACACTTGCTCTTCAACCTTCCGTTGCATTATGGCCTAGTATGATACTTGTACCAAAAGGACAAAGTGTAAGCGCATTTGAAGATGTCAAAAAAGCTGTACCAGAATACTTGAAATGGAGAAACTTATTTCCTGTTGGTGCTGTTGCTTCCACTGCTCCTTCTGCTTTTGATATGATGCCTATAGTATCTAACATCCCTGTAAAAGGTCATTACGTTATGAGTGGTTTCCGAGATAAAGATATACAAGCTAAACTTGCAGAAGCTGGTTGGGTTTTACAAGAACGTATCAATAAATCAACAACAATGCTTCTTGTTCCTGAAGATGCAAAAGAAACAACAAAAGTCAAAGCAGCAAAAGATGCAGGTATTAAAATAATTATGCGCAACGAAATTCAAGGGCTTTTCTAAAGCTTTCTTTAGAGAATGAACACTGGTGGTGTTGGTATAGGAGCTACCATAGGCAACAAACTAACAGAAAATCGTAAATCCTTCATGTTTATAGCTATTCTTATAGCTGTTATTTTATCTATAGTTTTTCTAACCATAGCAATTCGTAATAAATACAATACATCTACACCCGATAATATCAAAAGAATACGAGATGCTCAAATAGCCGAATTGGAACCAAGATGGACTGGAATTACACAAGGAAAAAATGGAATTGATGTCGCAATGAGTACAATACCAGATGATCAACGACTCTTAATAAATACAACAGTCTTATCTACAAGATTAACTGGATTTTTGGGTCCTTATTCAAATGGTGTATTTGACGAAGACGCCGCAACTCGTCTTGCCCTCAGTGCAGGATCACGTTGTCTAGTCATTGATATCGATCGTGAATCTGGTGGACTTGAACCAAAACTAGTCTATCGAGATGGATGGGGTATAAAACAATCCTTAAACATGGGTAGTCTTGAAAAAGTCGCTAAAAGTATCGCTGGACGTGCCTTCAAAGCCGCAAATGATTCTGTGCCACCAAAACTTGCATCGGATCCTTTACTTGTTGTCCTCTATATTTCAAGCGCTCCTGATGCTGCCACACAACCCCTCGAATATGTTCGCTTTTTAGGAAAAATCGCAGAGGCCTTACAACCAATTCGTGATTTAATTGTTGGTCAAACACCCCAAGGAGATTTCAGAAGACAAGCCCTTGAAAGTCAACTCTTTTTCCAACCTAGCAGTATTTTTTCCAATCGTGTTATTGTACTTTGTAATGCCGATACAAGTCCATTTCGTCGTCTAACATCTTTAGGACTTTCTGGTGAAATAGGTGCACGTCAAGACCTCGATTTACTCGTCCATGCAAGACTCTATAGTAAACAATCTCCTTCAAATCTTGGAATAACAGGATCTCCAACAAGTTCCACAAATCCTGCAGCCTATATAACAACTCCAGACTATTGGCTAAATATTCCTCCCGATCGTCTAGCCGATGCTCAATCTCAAACAAAAAAAGCATGGACTCTCGTAATGCAAAACGTAGCTAGTGAAAAATCGTCAAGCATAACTTCTGATCAACTTGCAAAATTAACAACACAATATGGTGTACAAGCAATTCCATTTACCATTTTTGACAAGAAGGAATATACTGATATTTTCACTGGAAAAGGTGCAATCTTTGACAAACAATCCTGGAGTGTCAAACCTGAATTATTACGCTTTATTCCTCCTAAACCAATCGTCATACAAAAAGCAAGTCCTCAAACAAATGCCAATGGTGGATTCATTGTTAGTCCTTCACTTTAAATACAGTGTCATAAATAGGAAATAGGATTCAGTAAACATGGAGGATATTCTTCCTGATATTCAATCCTTGTCATTTAAAAAAAAGAAAGTCCAAGATGTTTTTGAAGTTTTAAAAGAGGCTGTAAATGAAGCATCCGATATAAGAGATCAAGCCCTTATTAAAGATGTAGCAATACGATCTGCTCTTAATATTGTTGAAGACTTTTTAAGAGAAAGTAAACGTATTTGTTATGGTGGTATGGCTATTAATGCACATCTTCCACCTCGATTAAAATTCTATGATTTTTCAAAAACTCTTCCTGATTATGATTTCTTTACACCAAATCCTGATGCTGATATTAAAAAACTTTTAAAAATGTTGACTGGTGCTGGATTTTCAAACGTAGTAGCTAAACTTGGAATTCATGAAGGTACTACCAAAGTCTTTGTAAATTATAATGCTGTAGCGGATATTACTTTTTTACCTGAATGGATGTTTCGTGTCCTACAAAAAAATGCTATAAAAGACGATGGAATTCTCTTTGCCGATATCAACTTTTTAAGAATGAATATGTATTTGGAATTATCTAGACCAATGGGTGAAGTAGAAAGATGGGAAAAGGTTTATAAACGTCTTTTATTATTAAATTCGGTACAAAATCCTAAATTAGATTCTAAAGATAAAAAGAGTAAAGTAAATACTGTCAAGAAATCTATACATCAATTGATTATACAATATCTTATAGATCAAGAATTGATTTTTGCTGGTGCAGAATTAGAACGTGTTTATTCACATCCAAATACATTAAACGCAAGTTATATTTATGATTCTACAAATCCTGTTGTTGTCCTTTGTCAGACTCCAGAAGTTCATGTATCCTTGTTGAAAAAGTTGATTGGTGAAAAAGATTCCTCTTTGGAATTAAAAACAAAGATCTGGAAACCTCGTAGTGAAATCTTTCCTGAAATGTATGGTATTATGAATGGGGATGATATTCTTGTTTTATTTGTACAAGAACATGCATGTAATGCATATAATACTGTTTCTGTGAAAAAGCAAGAACTAAAAATACTTGCACTTGATACTGCAATAACACTTTTTTATACATTATCATATTTGGATGATTTGCATGGAATTGTGCCGAATTCCGTACAACATTTTGCAAATACGCTTGTTTATATTAGTATGAATACAAGAGATAAAGGTCTTCCTTCTAAATTTCCTTATTTTGCTATTACATGTGAAGGACATCAACCTTCTAAAGCATCTCTATTAGAAGCTAAAGCCTTGCGTATTGCTGCTCTTAAAGGAAAGGGAACAAGAAAAAATACACCAAGTGCGTCATCTATTGTTGTAAAAAAGTCCTTGTATAAGAAAACAAGAAAAGTAAAGAAAGGTTCTAAGGGCAATTAGGTTTTAATTCACCTGCTTCAGCCTTTCTTTTTAATTCTATCAATTCATCCGATAACAATTTAATCTTTGCCAACTTTTCTGGAATTTGCGATTGTTTTATCAAATTCGAGACACTTGAATATCTGACTTTTAATATTGGAAGCACATCTTCTTTTGGAACTTTATATAAATTTATACAATCTTTTGTTATTGTTGCTTCTGGAGGTGGTGGACTTGAGTTTTTTCCTACTGGTGGTGGACAAACATCTTGAAATCCTTCACACTTGCCCATACTTTCGAGGATATCCTTCTTACTCTTTTCCAATTTTGCTAGAAAATAATCAATAGTACGTATAATTCTTTGGTCAATATTTGCTGGAATTTGAATTGGATTATTGGGTGGTGGGCACGTAAAAATAGGCCCTTTTGCCTCTTTTTCTAAAACTGCTAAAGCTTCTTCGGCTGATAGGGGTTTTTCCGAATCACCAGACTTTATATCTTGAAGTAGTATATTATATGTTGGACATAAGACATCACTGAAAACTGTCATGGCTGAATTAATATCTTTTGTTAATTGATCTTCTTCTGTTATAAATGTTTCCTTTATAATAAAAATAGATCCTACAAAAATAATGGCAAAAAATGCCAACATAAGATAAAATAGTTTCTTTTTAGGCATAAGGATAAGGACTTGTACTCTAATAGAAAGATTAGAATGTCTTATGGTCCCGGGACCCCGACAATAAGTAGTGGTTATACCGCACAAAAAGTGGAAGCGGCTCGTCAATGTGATCAAGCAAGAATCCTAAGTATGCTTCGTGGTGAATCGTGTTGCGGTAGTAGCGTTAAACCAAATCCTAAATCAGCCATCTATTCAAGCATTTTAACCCAAGAAAGAGCTACTGCATGTCAACCTGGGCAAGTAGACCAAGCCTATCAATTTCCACGTGCTGGTGTTCCAGAAAGTGTTCGTATCCAGAAAAAGACGGTTGAGGCACTTGCGTGTGGAGACGAGAGCTATCGTTATGGGAATTATAGACGTTTTGTAGCTGTAGCGCCTTGCCCACCACCTACCGCCGAACAATTAAATAGTACCACTCCTAAACCAACATTTCAACCTGGATGTACTCCCTCTCGTTTTTAATTTTGTTTGTCATCTATATAGTAGAAATGCCAACTACAGTATATGATGCTAGTTTATTAACTCAACGTAAGAGAAATTACGCTATTTATACTTTTAATAGGCTCAATTCTGCAGCCGTCAATGCAGGTACCTCTATTCGTCGTGAACAACCCGATACACAATTACAAACTATTGTAACCTATCGTCATCAAGTAAGTGCAAATACTGATCCTACTGCTGCATGTCCTTGTGCTGTTGCTGTTGATAAAAATACAGGTGGTGATGTATCCAATAATGTTCAATAGAGGATTATTATAGCTGATAAAAATAATAAGTATAAAAAATAGTTATACTTATTAAAAACAATGCCTAAAACTAAATATTACCTCATTCACTCTTATGAAAAATTGCAACGATTTGATGCTGAAGTCTAAAACGTGTCTTGCCAGTATTGGTTGGTAAAAAGCAAATTCCTTGAAAACGAACTGCAACTCTTATTTGCTGTCCCTTTTTAAAACTTGACACAGAAGCCCCTTTCTGCCAATTACCATTACGCCAAATCCATACACGCCCCGTCTGTTTTCGTTCAGGATTATGTCCATGTAAATAAATCGAAATTATATTTCCTGAAATAATTGGCTGAAAATTATTCTTTAATTCCTCAAACTTTTTTATTCCTGTATTTACAAACCATTGTGGATTGTTTTGAAGAAAATTCAATATTGTCTCTTGTAATGCATTATATTTATTTGCTGTTAATGAATCTATATCTGTTTCCAGATCAAGCCTTCCAGTAATGGAATCCCAACTATGAACTTTTAAAAAAGTCGTCAAGATTGATAAACAAGGCATTGTAAAAATTGTCGATCTATAAGAAAGTGCTGCAATGGGTCTATCTGCAGCATATTGTGGTACACCAGGTCCTTTACTTGCTTTTGGTTCTTCTATTTGAATTTTCCCCATTTCTAATGCTTGAAGTGGTAGAAACATTTCAGTCCATCCTGGTTCTTTTTGCATCGATACATCTAACTATATACAACAAGAATGGCTTTGGGTGGTTAGCAACCAGACAAACAAAACCGCATAAACCCGTAGTATACCTATAAAGCAGTATAAACCTACCAAACAAACATGGATGAATTAAATTTAATTTGGTTAGGAAATCGAGGTACAGGAAAACAATATCAAGTTCACAAGGCCCTACAACACATTGCCCATGGAAGAGGTCTTCAATTTCAAATCAAAAAGACAATTTGGACAACGGAAACAAACAAGAAACTTCAAAGAGAATCCGAACAAACTGAAGCCCAACAAGATGAGACAGAAACACCACAACAAGGAGAAGGTGTTCCTTATGAATCCTCACTAGTTCATATGGGGTTCGACATTGCAAGAATGTCTATGCAAGATAAAAACTATATTTCAAGCTTATTAGATCGTTTAGGGTATGGTACAGAAGTAGCTGTAGGAAAAAAGAAACAATCTGTTAAACGTATACTAGTTTTTTATCATGCTCATCTTCTCAGTCATGACAGTGTATTACAACTTCAAATGGCCTTGGAACAACATGAAGGAAGCCTTGTTATTTGGTGTACCTCTGAACTTCCACTTCCCTATGAATTAGTTGATTGGTTTGTAGAAATTCCTGTTGGAGGTCGAGATCAAACCCTTCCAAAACTGCGTCAAGAATATGGATCCAATCTTTTGGATTGGGGAACCTATTTTGATCAAATGATTTTACAATGGTCTCAAAAACCAATGAACTTGTCAAGAATACAAGAAATACGTGATTGGATTTATTTTTGTCTTCAAAGAAATCTACGTTGGCAAGAAGTTGTGCATTATATTCTAGATTCACTCCTTCAATCTAAAATACCACAAGCAAAAATCCAAAAAGCTGTAGCAGCACTTGCAAAACAACCCTCAACAGGAGGTGGGCAAACACTTGGAAGTTATAGAATTCCGATTGCATGGGAGCATTTGGGAATTGAATTGGCCTCGGCTTTAGCCTTAACATCACAACCCCAACCACAGCCTACAAAATAATAATCTATGTAAAAAATAAGATGAACAACCTACCATGGATTGATTCTTTTTTAAAACCAATCCGTGAGGAGTACTCTAGTCAACCACCAGTCTACACAAAATCCGAATTAACTCGTGAAGATTATGAATACATTTTAAAAAACGCTGTTGGAGATGATCCATTTGATAAAAGCAATTTAAAGAAGGCTACTGTGGAAGCTCTTGAACAAAACAAGGCCACGGCTGAAAAAACAACATGTGAATATGGAGAAATTATGATTGTATCTATGAAAGCATCTCCTCTGACCCCTACATGGAATACATGGTGGAGAGCTATTCGTCTCTTGAGTCCTAAAAAACCAGTTCGTATTTTAATTTATGGACATCCTAAAAAGCGTATACTACCGCATCAATCAACCGCAATAGGAGCAGAACATGTAAATGGGGGGTCGGCAATGAGATGTGATCCTAGAACAATAGTAATTCACAGAAAAGAAGAATCTACACGTGTCCTTATTCACGAACTTTTTCACGCAAGTTGTAGTGATCCTTATTATAAAGATACACCTTTTATTGAGGCAGATACTGAAGCATGGGCAGAGATGGTTTTATGTGCAATGGCTGCAAAAGGGAATCCAACTAAATGGCAGACCCTTATGAAACAACAAATAGATTGGGCTGTTCGTCAAGCACATACATTACAAAACAAGTATAATGTACAAGGAGCAAAAGATTATGCGTGGAGATATATTATTGGTAGAATACATGTTTGGCAAACACTAGGAATACAAGTTTCTACAGCAACTACAAACAAACAGCCACCAGTAAAATCATTACGCTTTACAATTTGTGAACCTGAAAATGTATAAAGGACGTAAAAAATTGGCCATATAATATCGTATAAAATAATCAATATTATATGGGCGTACGTGGATTACAAAGTTTCGTTAAACAATATAGTGTCTCTAGAACACTCGATTATTTATTAAGTAAAAAGAATAGTAAATTGAGAATAGGGATAGATGTATCTTATTATATTTATCGATGGATGGGAGATGTAAACAAGATTCTTGCTTTCTTACAAGCCTTACATGAAAATAGACATCATGTTATACTCGTGTTTGATGGAAGGGCCGAAGATGGTAAAATCTGGGAAGCACAAAGACGACGTGAAGTTCGTGAGCAAGAATTAAAATCTGCCAACTTGATTCTCGACATGCTTTCTACAGAAGGTGGTGATTTATCAGAAGAACAACGATTTCTTTTAGAAAAAAAGGCCATTGAACATCAAAAGAAGGGCTGGAGTTTAACACGTGAATTGCGTCATTCTATTAAAGAAACCCTGTATGTAAACAAAATTCCAATGATTAAAGCCAAAGGAGAGGCTGATGGCCTATTAGCTGCCATGTCTGCAAAGGGTGAATTAGATTTAGTTATAAGTGGTGATATGGATTTACTCGCAATGGGTACAAAAATCCTGTGGACTCCTACAGAAGATGGTGTACATTTCAGAGAATTTGATAGAGAAAAGATCCTTTTAGAATTGGGCTTGAGTGATTGGCAATTTAGAAGTCTATGTGCAATGTGTTTTACAGAAGCAAGTCAAGAACAAAATAAATTCAATATTCAACAAGCCTATCAATTACTAAAAGTCTTTAAAAGTCTCACAGTGTTAAAACAAAAATATCCTGAGTGGCTTACAGTATGGCCAGACGAATCACATATCTTTTACAGGTCTGTTGAGACAGTAGAACCATGGTTGCGTGAAGATCAACTTGCAATTTACAAGGCCTATATGAATTATGAACCAATGCCTTATAGTTAGTGTGTTATGCACATTTTTTTATTACACAATTTCATCACACTTCAAAAAAAAAAGTTGCACTCCATCACTCAATTCAAAAAAATTAAATTTAGAGTAAAAAAATTGGCCAGTCAATTTTCTAGTATAGAAAGTATAGATTGTAAAAAAATGTCAAGCAGTGCAGTAAATACAACATCAAAAAAAGTTGCAAAAAAATCAAGTGCTCCAGCTGAAGTAGCAGTACCAGCACCAGCAACAACAACCAAAACATCAAAAGCAACAAAAACAGAAGTAGCAGCAACAGTACAAGCACCAGTCGTTCCAGCAGTCGTTCCAGCACAAGCAACCAATACAACAGAAACAGCATCAACAGAAACAAATCAATCAACCTTTGCAGATGAAATGAAAGCCTTACACGATCAACTCACAATGATTCGTGATGCAGCATCAAATGCATTATCTTCATTAAAACGTATTGCAAAACGTGCTTCACAAGATGTCAAAGAAGCTCGTAAAAATAAACGTCGTTCAACAGCAGAAGGTGAAGAACGTAAACCAAGCAACTTTGAAATTCCAGTACCAATTAGTGATGAACTCTCCTTATTCCTTGGTGGTGGCAAAAACAATAAAATGAGTCGTTCAGAAGTCACCAAAGGTATTAATAGATATTTAAATACCAATAAACTCCGTGAAAAACATGCAATCAAACCAGATGCAGCACTCTGTAAATTATTAGGTATTACATCAGGTACTGAAATAACAATCTTTACCTTACAAACATATTTAAAACCACACTATCCAAAAGCTGTTAAACCACAATAAATGTGTGAGGGTTGAGTCAAAAGAGTAAACATGTATAATTTATATATTTTTTTATTCAACCGTTTCAAAAAAAATTGAACGATTAAATTTCAAATTTTAAAGGTACAGAACTAGTAATAGAATATAAAACTAGCGCTAATAAAATGAATACTGAACAATCCTATAACGTTGCATTAATAGGTAATGGTGGTGTTGGTAAAACTTCATTATTAAATGCTATTGATGGTAAATTCGAAATGAGATATAATAATACTAGTGGAGTAGATAAAAAAAGTGTATTATTTAATACAACTCAAGGCCTTATTAAACTCAAGATATTTGATTATGCAGGACAAGAACAATATGCTGGTCGAGATAGTAATGGAGCAGATCTTTCAGTTATAATGTACGATCTCACAAATAAATTATCACATAAAATGGCTCACACATTCTGGAAGAACTTTGCTGGTAATAGTCCAACACTCTATGTAGCCAATAAAAACGATATAAAAGATCAATGGGTTAATACAACTGATATAAAAATATCATGCAGAAAAGACCCGAAATCAGTTAGAATTCTTATGCAAACAATTCTCCGTAAATTAACAAATGATAGTCAACTTGAAATTCTTGATGAAGTCAAAGATATAGTTGTCATTCCAATACCACCATCTAACCATTATGATGAATAAGTTTAATAATAAAATTAACGTCTAATGTCTCAAAAAAGTCATTGAGCTTTTTTGTGTGAAAAATCGACTCGTCAATTATTTGAAAAAAATTGAACGAGAATTTTTCAAATATTTGAAGGCACAGAACTAGTAATAATAAAATATAACTAGCGCTAATAAAATGAATACTGAACAATCCATTATTGCTTTATTAACCAGTCGTTTTAACGATGAAATTATTGCATATCTTACTACTACCGATCATGATGACGAAGATGTAGAAGAAAATCTCGGTCATTCTGTTTCAAAATCCGTTGCTTTAGACTTTATTAATTCTCATAAAGATAGTATTCTTGAAGCTGTTAATACTATGATACGTGCATATAAAAACGATGATGAACTTGATGATCTTAACAATCCTGAAGCGGATTGGATTCGTGAATATCTTTATGATACAGAACTTCATACTGCAATGGATGTACTTCGTGGTGTTGAAGATGAAAAAGATGAATAATATAAACGAATTATGAAAGATATAAATAAAGGAATAAAAAACACCCAAAAAGGCCAATGAGCTTTTTTGTGTTTTGTGTTTGTGAAAAATTGATCATAAAGCTACTATGTGTGGTAGACAACGAAAACGAAAATGAATACTGAACTAGAAGTTATTGTTTCAGTGCAAAGACAAGTAGAAGAAATACTAGAGGTAAAAGGTCATGTTATTAAAAAATATCTTATTGCAAAACTCTTCAACTATATTTTGACAACACCAGAAGCAATCAATATAGTCAATACATATCCTGAATTTAAAAGTATAATTTTAGAAAAAGCAATTGAGTTTGAGAAATTCTGTTCTAATGAAAGTGAATGTTATGATACATATGACAATGAAAACAGAAACATCTTAATTGCATGTTCTAAAATTATTCAAACTTTTAGTGATAATATAAATAAATAAAAAAAACAAAAAAAACATTGTGTGAATTCGTCAATTATTAAAAAAAATTGAACGAGATTTTTCAAATATTTGAAGGCACAGAACTAGTAATAATAAAATAACTAGCGCTAATAAAATGTCAGCATTAAAACTTGTTAGAGAAAACGGTTTAGCTTTAAAACATATAAAGCAACAAACACCTGAACTTTGTAAAGCCGCAGTTTTACAAAATCCGTATGCATTAGGATTAGTTCAAGAGCAAACAACCGAATTATGTTTACTTGCAATTAAAATATCGTGTGGATGGGCTATACAGTTTGTTAGAAATAAAACTCCTGAATTATGTTTAGCAGCCGTTAAAGCTGGTGGAACTTCATTAAAACATATTTACGAACAAAATCCAGAATTGTGTACTCCAGAACTTTGTTTAACAGCAGTAAAAAGAAACCCTCATGCACTACAATATGTTGAAAATCAAACATTAGAAATGTGTATTGAAGCATGGAAGAGAGATCGCAGTTTATTACGTCTTATAAAACCGAAATTCCACGATTATATACATTCTTTAGAACATATTGTGAACTAAAAAGTTAAAATAATAATAAAATAATGTCCCAAAAAGGCCATTGAGCTTTTTTGTGTGAGCTTTTTTGTGTGAGTGTGAGAAAAGTGTGAAAAACTCGTCAATTATTAAAAAAAATTGAACGAGATTTTTTCAAATATTAAAGGTGGGCTAATAGTGTAGTAGAAACATATTAGTGCCAAGCGAAACAGTTGTATACCTAAGAATCCCACGGATCCGCCTAACAAGCTACTGTGGTAGTCCCTACAACGAAAGTGAATAAGTGAAAAATGTCTTGCAATGAACCAACATTTATATTTGAACGTGATCCTATATTAGTATTTATATTTGAACGTGATCCTATATTAGTTGATCGCATACTAGAAATATTTAATAATTTTGACAATCTTGAAGAAATTAAACTTAAAATTAAAGAAATGGAACCAGATAACTCATGCGAAATAATTAATTGTATTGAGAATATTGAGAAAAATGCAAATGATAATATGATCTGTATAAATGATAATATGATCTGTATACATGATGCTATAGTACTACATTTATGCTTTTATATTAAACTTAAAATAACAGAACATAAAGAATACATTGATTATACACCTAAAAGAAGTGAATATCCAGAAATGTCAGATGAAGAATGGCAAAAAATAGTTGAAGAAGAAAAACGTGAAACTGAACAATGGTTGAGTGAATCATATGACTATGACTAAGTAATAAAATGTGTAATATAAAATAATGTCAGAAAAAGGGCTTAACGCTTTTTTCAATGCTTTTTAAGAATTAAAAAAGGGTTTAACTTAGTTAATAACCATCCAAAATACGCTAGAGCCATCTATTGTATTATTTGATACGATTGTAAATGTTCCTGCAGGGCTATTTATTCCTTCTGCACTTAAAATACCTGCATTATTTTGACTTGCATATGTTAAGAAAACTCTAGAAGTTCCAGTTATAGAACCTGCGGAAACTTGTAATTTTCTAAAACCCCCTACAATACTTCCAGAAGTCATATCCGCAGTTCCAATACAATTGCTATTTAAATCAATTGACCCATTGGTTAATACTAAATTACCAGATGTTATGCTAACACCACCTGCAGTGACTTGAATGCCTCCAGCAGTTACTTCGATACCTCCAGAAGTGACATCAATGCCTCCAGCAGTAACATCAATTCCTGCGTTTGCTGTGACAAGACCATCAACTTCAAGAGTACCAGCCATTGTTGTATCACCAGCAATATCTACATCACCTCCAAATGTGCTGTCGCCTAAAGTTTCAACAGGTGGACCTTGATCTGCTGCGCCACCATTAGGATTGACACCATATACAATATTTCCATTGGCATCAAAGGTTTGGATTTGGTATGATTTGTCAGTTCCCATTGGAGCAAAATATGGTGAATTTGGATCAATATATCCGCTCAAGAAACTTATAGGATCATAGACACCAATCATATAGGTGTTTACTCCAGGTGAACTTCCACCCGGGAAAAGTTTCTTTCCATTAGGTTGTAAAACATGACCTGCTGGACAAGTTGAAGCTGTTGCTCCAGGAATTGGGGCTACTAAAGAACCACCAGTGACTTGTCCAAGATTGTTTTTAGTTTGAACATAGTCATACAAGTAGTTTTGAAATGCTACCCCTGCAATATAGGCATTTCTTGGAGTAGAAGGGAGATTTCCGTGGGAAACTGTTGTAATTAATGACATTTCTTTCTACGTGGGTGCTCTAGAAAATAAAATAACACATAAGGCTTTTCAACCTATTTTTTATAAACCAAGTAAACAGAATGGTAAAAAAAAAGACGGAGACTCCAAGTATCCGTCAATGTGCAAATATCCGTTCGAGAAAACATCCTGATACACGTTGTCCAAACACTGCAACCCAAGGAGAGTTTTGTATCCGGCATTGTAAAAATCCAACAAGATTTCAAGAGTACACACCAGTTGAAACAACTATAAATTATAATCAAACCAGAATAACAAGAGCCGTCTTGAAACTCCAAAAATGGTGGAAATTCCTCGTAGGAAGACTACGTCATAAATATCAAGGACCTGCTACTTGTATTCCTTCTTACGCAGAAAATCAAAACGATATTTATACACTCGATGCCACTTCAAGTATTCCAATGTTGTATAGATGGAGTTATGCCGATGCAAGAAAACATCTCTGGTTATTTGATGTAAGAAGTCTTTCAATGACACGTGCACAGGATAGTAATGAAGCCCTAATCAATCCCTATACAAGAGAACCTATACCAGAAACGGCTGAAAGACATTTTCAAAGAAGATGTAGATGGTTGCGCAAATTAAAATATTGCCTCGTCCATTTAGCCGATACAGTCCTAACACCAGAACAATTATGGCATCAACACATCTTGGACATTACCTTAAAATATGACATGCTTGGCTATCATACATGTTTGAACTGGTTTGAAGATCTTTCCATTACACAGCTATATCATTTTTATAGGGAATTGTGGGAATTGTGGAATTATAGACTTAATTTAGACCCAAGTATAAAAGCACAAGTAGTACCGCATTGGAATCGTTCAGACTGCCTATTATTTAAATGGAATCCTCATGAAATTCGTTTTAGAAATGAAAAGAAATGGTGGCAAAAGAACATTTTAGAAGTTCTCGATAGATTTGTATCAACTGCTCAATTAAAAGAACATAAGATTCTTGGGGCCTTGTATGGCATGACTGCTTTTGCTATTGTAAGCCCTCATGTAAGACAACATTATCCTTGGTTGGTTGATATGGATGATACTTAAAGCCATGTTGTTAGTTATAAACAGAAAATATGTCAAACACTGTATATTTAAAATCTATCAATGAGAAAACACCAGAACAATGGTTGGATGCTGTTAAAATAAATGGAACTATATTACGATATGTTAAAGAACAAACTCCAGAAATCTGTTTAGCCGCTGTTCAACATCATGGATTCGCATTAGAATATGTCAAGGAACAAACACCAGAAATTTGTTTAGCCGCAGTAAAACAAAATGGACTTGCTTTAATGTATGTATTACAAAAGACACCTGAAATCTGTTTAACAGCTGTTCAACAAAATGGAGATGCATTACGTGTTGTTGATGATCAAACATCAGAAATCTGTTTAGCTGCTATAAAAAAATCATTTGATGCAATACGTCATGTTATTTATAAAACACCAGAACTCTGTTTGGAAGCCGTAAAACAAAATGGACTTGCATTACAATATATTTGGAATCAAACACCTGAGCTCTGTTTAGAAGCCGTAAAACAAAATGGACTTGCATTACAATATATTTTGAATCAAACACCAGAACTCTGTTTAGAAGCCGTAAAACAAAATGGACTTGCGTTGGTCTATGTCAAGGAACAAACTCCAGAAATTTGTTTAGAAGCCGTAAAACAACTTGGCAATGCTTTAATATTTGTTAAAGAACAAACAGAAGATATTGTATTAGCAGCTATTCAATCTAAGGATACATGTGGTTTATATTATGTAAAAGAACAAAATCATAAAATTTGTCTAGAGGCTGTTAAAAACTTTGGATTTGCAATACAATTTGTCAAGGAACAAACACCAGAAATCTGTATAGCAGCTGTTCAAGAAAATGGTGAAGCTTTAATACATGTAAAAGAACAAACTCCAGAAATCTGTTTAGCCGCTGTACAACAAAATGGATTATCTTTAGTACTTGTAAAAGAACAAACTCCAGAAATTTGTTTAGCCGCAGTAAAACAAAATGGTGAAGCAATACGATATGTTAAAGATCATACTTTAGAACTTTGTATGGCTGCTTATGAACAAACAGTTGATGCATTATATTATATGAAAACAGAAATTCAAGAAATATTAAAAAAAGCAAAATAAAATATCGATAGTAAAGAAACGATAAATACTAATTCCTGGATAAAAACTGGAATTATTATTTTTTAGGAAACGATTTAAAAAATCATTATACTATAGAATCCAGTATACAATGAGCGACGCATCAGGTAGTGTTGAGATAGAGACTAAAATCAAGATTCATAATAAAAGAAATTATAACAAGGAAAATAAACAAAAGATGATTAAATATTATAATGATCCTGAAAAACAATTAAAACTTCGACAACGAATTGATGAATATGAAAATCAATCAAAAATATATCAATTAAAAGCCAACGAATTAAAGCAATATCTTATTTCTCCACCATCAGAATAAACGCACGAAAACTCCCAAAGGGCAGGAGAGGGCAGGTTTTCCGCAAACTTTTCCTAGAAAATTATCTCTATGGCTACTTTGGCGAAAAACCTGCCCTCTCCTGCCCTCTCTGTACCCTCTGTCCTCTATTACTATATTCTATTACTATGTGATGCCTAACTATAAAGACATAAATAAATCAAGAATTGCATACATTTTATCAGACATTTGGAATTTATCCTTAGGCTGTGTACTCGGCAAAGAAAGTGTATATCTAACCTTTTGTCGTATTTTTTCTGTCATTGGTGGCGCTATATAACGTGTATCTTTATTTATTATTTTAGTATTCATCCTTTTTTTAGTTATCGTATTCATCATTTTAATATTCATCCTTTTAGTCATTATTGTATTCATCATTGAATTTTTACGTGTTATAAAATTAGTTGTACGTGCTTTACGACGACGTGTATACCGTCCTCCTTGATGTATATTACTATTGTTGACATCAATGATATTATTATTGTTGACATCAATGATATTATTATCAATGACATTATTATTGTTGGTATTATTAGGACCGCTTTTTGCAGGAATTAATTTATCTGCAGTATCCCACATTGTATTATTAAGTCGTTGTTCATACGAGTTTTCTAAATCATTACCTGATGTATTTGTACCACACATTATAGTCTTAAAAGGGACAATTGTACCATCATCCATTATAAGATTTGGTTGTTGTACAGTGTCATGAATTAAAAATCCAGTACGAGAATCATAATAAAAAGATAAATCCTTGTCAAAATATGCACGAAGTATATTACCATAAAAGATGTCTAATGGTGTTTTCATTTGAACTGCATCCATCTCCTTTTTTGTAAGTAAATTATACCATTTCTTTTGAGTAGAATACGCAACTAAACGTAATGGAGACTGAAAACCCAATGATGGTACTATGCCATCATTATAGTCCATTAAAAATTTAGACAAGACATATACACGATCTTCTTCTGTATGATTAGCTGGTAAAGCAAGTATATGTTCGAATTTTATATGATTTTTAGTATTAAACCAATCTGTACCATATAAATTTAATACAAATTCTGGAAATCCAGTAATCTTTTCGTTTATATCACGTATATCTTTTGATCTTCCACCATCAAATAAAATGCGATTTATTTTTGCATAAGTGTCAAAATTTGTATTCGTATAAGATTCTGTAAAGGTTTTATCATATCTTTTTAATTTTCTTTCATAGGAATCATGTTGTGCAATTGCAATATGTCCATCTAAATTATGTTTATGTAAAAACATTGGGTTGATACAAACATCATAAGGATTTGCATAAGAACAACTCGTATTTTTACGTGTACACTCACATTGTTTTGTAGTAATAATTTCATGACATCTGCCTTTATGAGGATGATATCCTACTAAACGATGAAAATTAGATGGCGACATTAAGATTGCAACTCTCATTTCACGACGCGTTTCATATACAATGAATGAATTAAACGTACCCTGAGTAACACTACCTAATGCAGGTCCACCAGCAGGATTTGAATAAAAATAGCGTAAAGAAAATTGGTCTATACACCCTCTTAATGTCATATCATTTCCAGAAATATCTACACTTGTTCCAAGTGGTACAATACCACTTAATAATTTTATAGTTTGTGTTTCAATGGGTGCAGTACCGTCGTTAAAAAATCCATGGTATAATAAAGTACCTTTAGGAATTATAATCATTGGCATATCATTTTCTATAACAATATTATACCTCTTTTTATAAAAGTTTAGTTGCGATGGTGGAGGAATATTTAATAAGAGTTGTTGAATGTCTGTTTTAAATTCGTGAATCTGCGTTTTAATTGTATCATTTACAATAGCACCATATGATAATAATAAGGATACAATTTCTGTACACCCTAATTTTGCAGCAATATAAAGTGCTGTAAATCCATTTTCATCTTGTATATTTGTAGTATACATTGTTTTTAATATTTCTTCTAGAGCATTATTATTACATTCTTTTACAGCAAGAATAAGAGGATGAATTGTATACAACAATGCTTGAATTTCAGGTTTAAAGGTAGATATTGCGGTTTTTGTTTTATCATCCACACTTGCATTTTTATGCAATAGTATCTCTACTATTTTTGTATGACCTTTGGATGCAGCAAGATAAAGAGATGTATCTCCATTCTTTGCTTGTGCATCAATATTAAGATTGCTACCTAATATGATACTATCTAATAAAAGACGCACTATGAACATATCATTATTACTGGAAGAAATCATAAGAGGTGTATATCCTTCATTATCTGCAATATTAGGATCCGAACGTTTACCACCTTTATTGTTTTGCAATAATACTTCTGCAACCTGACTATTCTTAGCCTCTGCTGCAACAAAAAGTGGTGTTTTACCATTTTTATCTTGTACATTCGGTTTAGCATCTTTATCCAATAATTTATTTATAGTTATATAACTATTAGGTGTGGCTGCTATCATAAAAAGCGGCGTTTCACCTTTATTGTTTCTTATATTTGTATCAGCTCCATTTTCTAATAAAAGATCTATAATTTCATATTCAACAAAATGTAATGCTATAAAAAGAGGTGTATATCCGTTATTGTCCTGTATATTAGGATCTGCACCATTTTTCAATAAAAATGCTATAAATGGTTCTGTAGAACGTGCTGATGTGTGTGGTTTGACTTTTTTGAGTATAGAATTCCTAATAGATGACGCTATAAAAAGCGGTGTTTTACCATTTTTATTTTGTGTATTAGGATTTACACCATTTTCTATCAAAAATTTCACAAGATTGAGTGCATCTATACTGACCATATGTTTGGTGTTATGTAGAGGGGTGTCGCCATTATCATTTTTAAGAGTAAAATCAACACCATGTTTAAGCAATAATTGTGCAATCTTAACAGATTCCGTTATATACAACAGTGTTATACCATTATTGTCTTTTATATTTGGGTTTGCTCCCCGTTCTAAGAATAATTCTATAATATTATAATTATTATTCAATACAGCTCTATAAAGAGGTGTATATCCTTCATTATTTCGTATAGTAAGATCTGCTCCATGATCTAATAATAATTTAGCAATATTTACATGACTAACATAATGAAGAGGTGTATATCCTTCATTATTTTGTATATTTGGATTTGCTCCATGATCTAATAATAATTTAGCAATATTTACATGACTAACATAATGAAGAGGTGTATATCCTTCATTATTTTGTATATTTGGATCTGCTCCATGATCTAATAATAATTTAGCAATATCAGCACCTACGACTAAATGAAGAACTGTATTACCATACTCATTTTTTTTGTTTATATCTACCTTCTTTTTATAAAGACGTGTGAATAATCCAGGTTCTACTATTTCTTTTACTTTATTATAATCATTCTTAAATACAGCATCGTAAAAATCAAAATCAATATCCCCACCACGTTGTTTTCTTCGAGTCTTTCGGGAAGGCATATTCTATTTAAAGTTCTTTTTTAAAAAACTGTAAATCCACACACCATCTACCCAAACCCATGAGCATCCGAGACCCCGACCAAAAAATAATTTGGTGCGTTTTTTCTAAAAAATTGAACGGGTTTATTCTGGTAGCTGAAAGGCATAAGTTAGAAAAGAAAGATCAAAATGGCATCAAACGTAGTATTAGCAAGTAATTTCAACACACAAAAATTATCATTTAGTCAATTAAAAGTATTAGATAGTGGTGGTAAACAAGCCTACACTAATTATGATGGCGGTATGTTTATATTTCAAACACCAAGTTGTAATCTTCCTTATGGAATGAGTGCATTTGACAAGGCAGGACCAGTCAAGTACAATGTAGATTTATCATTAAGAGGATTTGATGAAGAAGGTAGTAAAATGAAACAATTTTACGACACACTTCAAAAACTCGATGATTATATGATAGATCAAGGTGTTAAAAATTCAAAACAATGGTTTAAATCGGATTTAAGTCGTGATGTAATTAAAGCATTCTACACACCAATGATTCGTATTCCAATTGATAAAGATGGAAATCGTAAACCATATCCACCAACTATTAAATTATCTTTAAAACAAAAACGTGATTCACAAGACTTTGATGTACAATGTTATGATGAAAAGAAAACATTATTCAAAGGTATTCCATTAGAAGAATTATTAGTTAAAGGTGCACAAGCAACATGTCTTATTCAATGTACAGGTGTTTGGTTTGCAGGTAGTAAATTTGGATTAAGTTGGAAATTAGTTCAAGCCTTAATTACAAATCTTCCACAAAATGCAAGAAACCTCACATTTATTGATGATGGTGATCTTGTACCAGCAACAACACAATCATCACAAAGACAACAAACACAAGTACAACAAGAAGATGAAGAAGAAGAAACTGAAGAAGACGAAGAAGAAGATGAAGCATTCAGTGCTCCACCACCAGCAAAACCATCAGTAGTAGCAGCAGTAATGCCAAAAGCAACATCAGCAAAAGTAGCTCCAGCACCAGTTGAATCAATAGATGAAGATGCAGATGATGTAGATCCAGTACCAGTACCAAAAAAAGCTACAACTATTGTCAAGAAAAAGATTGTTGCTAAAAAATAAATGAGCTTATTAGTATAGTTTAATGTATAATGTAATTTAATGTTTTAATGTTTTTTCAATGTATTTTTAATAGATTGAAAAACCAGTTTCTCGTGCGTAAAAAAGCTTAAAGATTATTTCCGACTATAGGTTGTGGAGGTGATCCACAAGTGTATGCCAGTAATTTAGTGGTAGAATAATTCCCTTCCAAGGAATAAATGGGGGTCCGATTCCCCCCTGGCATAAAGATTAATCATTTTGCTTTATACTTTTCTATAAGCATAAAGCAAAAATGTCAGAGTGATATTCATGTTTAAAATTGAAACTTTTTTTACGTTGTTTATAATTAAGGATGGGATCTATTTATAGAATAAAAAATACTATTACTAATAAATATTATATAGGATGTACTATACAAAATGATATTCAAAAACGTTGGAGTTCACATAGACAATTGGCAAAAAAAGATAAAGGATGTACGGCATTAAAAGAGGCATTTAAAAAATATGGTATTGATAATTTTAAATTTGAAATATTAATTATATGTTTTAATGAGGATTGTTTTAAATATGAAAAAGAATATATTAAAAAATACAATTCTCTTGTTCCTAATGGATATAATATTAGTGAAGGCGGTAATGGAGGAGCTTTATTTAAGGGGAAGCATCATAGTGAAGAAACAAAATTATTATTAAGAAATAAATCAAAAGAGTATCACAATAATCCCGAAAATAAAGAATCACATAGTAAAAAAATAAAAGAAGCTATGGAAAAGTCTGAAAAATGGAAAAAAGCTCTTGCTGAAGGGCGTGTAAGTCAAAATAGAAAAGGAAAAAAATATAAAATGAGTGATAGTGATAAAGAAAAAATTAGTAAAAGATTAAAGGAGTATTTTAATAAAGGTAATAATATAAATAAAGAAAAAATTTCAAGAATAATGACTGAAAAATTTGGAAAAAAAGTAATACAGTATGATATAAATAATATATATATAAATAGTTATCCATCAATTTCAGAAGCAGTGAGACAAACAGGGGTTTCAAGAACATCAATACAATATTGTATATCAGGACGATTAAAAACAGGTGGTGGATTTATTTGGAAAAAATGTGAAAATAGCACCTAAAGACACATTAGTATTTACTAAATGTGGTGAATGAAAAACCTAGCGATGTTCTTTTTTAAAGGTATATCGCCAGGTTGACGGAGTAGCAACGTGATTCGCTCAAGCCGAATTGGAGAAATCCTCGTGAGTGCAAATCTCACACTTGGCAACCTTAAACAAAAACCCATATAATGCTTTAATAAAACAATATAAGGTTTATTTAATAAAACAAGTAGAATACAAATGGAAACAGAAGCCCTATTTACAACGATTTACGAAAAAAACAAGTGGGGATCCGATGAAACCAGGTCAGGACCATCCTCAACTCTCTCACGAACAGAAAGTCTTCGCACAACTCTCCCAGAACTTTTTACACATCTCGGTATCAAAAGTATTCTGGATTGTGGGTGTGGGGATTGGAATTGGATGAAGACAGTGGACTTGTCAAATATATCGTCGTATATTGGTGTGGACATTGTGAACCCATTACTGACTACATTACAAGCATCATATAGCACTCCAACTATCGTCTTTGAAAAACTAGATGTACTACATGATCCACCAGAAACAGCTGATTTATGGTTTGCTCGAGATCTCTTGTGTTTGTATACACCAAAAGAATATCTCTTGTTTTTCCAGAATTTTATAAAATCCAATTCAAAGTATTTAGCTATTACATCAATTCAAACGGACGACCCTTATACTGAATACGCTATTGGTGGGTGGCAACCAGTGAACCTATTGAATGAACCGTTTGAATTACCAGAACCCCTGTTAAAACTAGATGATGGACATCAATGGTTTCGTAAAAAAGACATGTTAGTATATGATAGACAACAAATACTTGAATGGACTGCAATTAAGGCTTCCAAACTTGTAGGTGTTCCACAAGAAGATGTTCACGACAAACAGGACAGGAATGCGCATCTCGTATCCAACATTCCGCTGCGGAAAATAACATTGTATGACCGCAAGGAGTAAGACAAGCAGATTCTTTTTCTAGAGGGGCCATTGTAATAGGACACATGTCTCCTTTAGAAACTGTATTTTCAATATATCCATTTACAATGATTTGGGGTATCTTGTTTGTTTTTTCAAGACCACCACTACTAACTAAAGGAACTGGATCAGCAAATCGTATAGGTTCATATTGAGATCTGAGGAATGCACTTGCAGCGCTTGTTGCTTCTTGATATGCTACTCTTCTTAGATCATTTATGTCAGGACTAGGTACAAGTGCTGTTAAGGGACCACTGCGCATTTCAAATCTCCAACGTTGATTACAATCATGATCAAGATTTGTAAAGGCTGATGGTAGAATCAAACATTTATTTGTACAGGTCAAGACAGGGATTGGATCATCTTGACGAATTGTATAAATATGATATTTTTGAAAGTAAAAGGTTGTTGTATAGACTCGTAGGTGTCGTTCTGGATCAGAGCTTGGTCTTTCAATAGAAATTCTTGGAAATGTATCATTAAACCAAATATCATTGGAACATTGGGTTAGTATACTATTGCCTAAATATTCGAGGGGATTCTCAATGAGTGTGAAATTCCACACAGGTTCCGTGTGATTTCTCGATAATTGTGTACGAACAAGAACAGCATTCCAATTATTTTCATTTGGTTTATTATGCCTCCAAATTGCAAAGACTTGAGGTAAAAGTATCATTTCTGTGTTTATAAAGTAGTATATTTCGGTACTATTTTATATACAATTTAATTTACTCAATTTTTACGACCTTTTCTAGTTTTAGAACGACGTGTCTTGTTTTTACGGGTTTTTCTTTTACCACCTTGTTGTACTGATGATTTAACTTTATGAATACTGTACATTAAGGAACCATCCGCAGGACCACAATGAAGTGAGGATTCAATATTACCACCATCTAAAACACTTTTAGAAGCAATTCTTCCAATTGGCCCTTCAGGTTTTAAAATATAACTTGTTTTTGGTTTAAGTTGTTGTGCTTCACTATCTTTCACATAAATACGCATTGCAAAATTTAATAGTCTGTATTTTGTAGGATGTACAGAATTAGGAATTATATTATATGCTGAAACTGGCGTTGAATCTTTACATCTAAAAAAGACATAGTCATTATTACTTTTATAAATGTTTAAAGAATCTACATCTAAACATCCTGTTGAAAATATTTTTCCAGAAGCATTTTGTATATAAAAAGTAGTATAGTCTGGATCTATATTCATATTCGATATCATAATAGGGTCAAAACATTTGACTGGAGCATTTGATGGTGCTTCTATTTCTGGAAGTACTTGTTGTGGTCCATTATTGTTATTGATGTTATTGTTATTATTGTTGTTATTGTTATTATTGTTGTTATTGTTATTATTGTTGTTATTGTTATTATTGTTGTTATTGTTATTGATAATATTATTGTTGTTATTGTTATTGATAATATTATTGTTGTTAATATTATTGTTGTTGTTATTGTTATTGTTATTGTTATTGTTATTGTTATTGTTATTGTTATTGTTATTGTTATTGATAATATTATTGTTGTTATTGTTATTGATAATATTATTGTTGTTATTGTTATTGTTATTGTTGTGTGAGTAGCCATATTTAATGGCATCATTTAATCGTGATTGTAATAACATTTGTTGAATTTCGGGTTTAAACGTATGTATATTATCTATTGTTTTATTATTAATAATTGCACCTCTTTCTAATAAATATTTTACAATGTTTGTATAACCTCCTTGTGAGGCATTAAACAAAGCGGTTGATCCAGTTGATCCAGTAGTTCTTCTGTCATTAATTAATGCACCATTATTTAATAAAATACTTATAACTTCTTGATGACCATACCGTGATGCATTATGAAGAGCTGTACTTCCAAAATCATTTACATAATTAGCATCATCACCTTTTTCTAAGAGATATTTTACAGTTTCTGTATAACCTTTTCCTGCTGCAAGATAAAGAAGTGAATTATTATTATCATCAACTATATTTATATTTATATCCATTAAATTTAATATATTTTCTACAGTACCATCAAGAACAAGATCAAAAATATCTATATTATTGCCCCCACGTTGTTTTCTGGTTTTACGAGATCCGGGCATTCTTCTAATAAATATAAATATAAGTTTAGTTAAAAATTAAATTATATTATGAATGAACTACTGAAAGGCTTGAAGATGCTACTGCAAATGTACTTAAAAATAAATTAATAAAGGTTAAAATTAATGCAAACATTGGAATATATCCAGGATTTACTGTAAAATATATATAAGAAACAACAGCAAAAATACCAACCAAGACTGCTGTAATTCCACCAACAATTCCAAGATTTTTTCTGATTTCTGAGGCATTATCTTTATTTTGCGTCAAAAATCCAAGCCATACAACTAATGATACTATACCTGTTAACCCAAGACCTAATAATACCCAAACAATGGTTTCGACCATATTCCTCTCTATTTAGATAAACTACTTGCTAAATTACGAACCGATTGCAATCCCGTTGGACAAGTAATTGCCCAATCTGGCATGGTGTAAATTACAAACAAGACAAATAAGAGAATTACCAGACTTAGGAGTGGAAAAAGAATATGCCAAAATGTACTAGTGTCTAGTGATTTTGATCGGGTGCTTTTTGAAACCATATCTCTACATGTTGTAATTATTAACTTTAACTAAAACAGGAAATGCCTCCTCGGCGGCAAACTAGAAAAAGAGGAAAAAAAAGAATTCCTCCAACACCTGGACCAGAAACTTGTTCTCCCTTTGCAACCCGACAAGGAATTAATGATTCCTCAGCATGTTTACCACGAAAAGTACTCGAAAAAATGGCTAGTCAAACCTTGCGTCAAAAACGAGGTGGTTCTTTCAACACCAATGGAAAAAACATAAAAGAACAATTAGCTGCTGAATTAGGTTGTAATAAAAATGATGAACGTTGTATTATAGAAAAATCACTCCTTTCTCACAAGGAAAAGAAGCAATTACTGGAAACATTTCTTCGTCCTAAACTTCCTGATGGATGGAAATCCGATCCAGACATGTGGTTAAATAGTGATGATATTGCAAAAGTAATGAAACAATATGAAAAAGCTTATCCTGATTTTCGATTCTTGGGTGTTGTTCCTATTGATTTTTCAGCACCCGATCCATACACTACAGGTCCTCAAAAAAAGTGTATGAACGACCAATTCTGTCATGTTAGCCTCGCAGAAGAAAGAGCAAAAGGTCGTAGAATACTAGGAGCAGTCTTTAACTTGGATCCTCATTATAAAGATGGAAGTCATTGGGTAGCTCTTGCTGTTGATTTGAAACGTAATTGTGTCTATTATTTCGATAGTTATGGAATAGCTCCACCAGAGCAAGTAGCAAAATTCATGCGATATTTAACAATCGAAGAACCAGGTCTACGACTTGAAAGTAATGGACGAAGATTCCAATATAGTAATACGGAATGTGGAATGTATAGTCTCTATTTTTTAATTCGTATGATTGCTGGAGAATCCTTTAAAAAGTTTTGTAAGAAGGCAATTGATGATAAATATATGTTGAAATTTAGAAAGATTTTATTTGATGCATAGTTGTTGGTGATTTACTGGATAAATCTATTTTTATATTTGGTATTGTATAAAAATATGTGGGCTAAAGCAGTTTCCTATTCATTCTCAGTAGAGTAAGTCCAAAGGATGCAAAGAGGCGCAGTATCCATTGATAGACAATTTTTTAGTGAACAAAATGAACAAACATTGTTCAATAATCTTATACAAGATCTACAACAAAAAACAGGACCTTTATCAAGACCCCAAACAAATCGTTTAGCCAAAACCCTCGAACATTACATGCAAGAAATATGGGATGTCAATGGTCCAATGCCAATCCAACAATTAAATCGTGAAGTCATAAACGCAACCAGTCAAGACTATTTTAGTTATCTCCGACGTAATGAAATTGCTCCAACCTTGGCCGCAAGTGAAAAAATAGTCTCAGATCCTGCAAACCAACCTCGTGCCGAAATAGCCCAACAACGTCTTTTGTCCCAACAAGGACTTCCAGTTCCAGCCCGTCCGACCTTTGAAAGTAATTTATTAATGGATACTGGTTCACGTTTTGAACAATTACAACAAGAACGTGTCTCTATTGTTTCTGCAAAACCACATGTACCAGACTTTCAAATAAGTCTTGCATCAACTGCCGATGAACCAAGTGCAATTTCCTTATATGAAAAAGCCAAGAAAATGCGTGATGCTGAAGCGGCTCGTGTCCAAGATGAAGCCAAACGACTTGCTGGTATCTCTAATGCTACAGGTGATGCACAAACCGATGTAAATCCTCTTGCACGTTTCATGACACCACCATCCATACAAAATGATCCTCAAAACAATCCTACATTGGCACAACCTATTGTTTCTATTGTTGGATCTCCAAGAGGTCCTTTACCACAAGACTTTTTAATTAAACAAGATGATATTGTAAATTACAAGGAAATAGAATATAATTTAGTACTTTACAGTGCGGATCGTGATTGGTTAAACAGTGATAAAGAAACAAGATACAATTTTAGTGTTTTATTTGATCCTGGTAATACTCGTCATGGTTTTGGTGCACAAACTGCTTCTACCAAGAAATTCAAAAACATTACAAGAATTGAATTAGTAAAAGCTATTCTTCCATCTGAAGGTTTAGATAATCTTGTCAAAGTTTCAAGCTCAAGTCCTTCTGTCGTCTATGATGCAGCTTCCAAAGTAAATGTTTTAAATTTTCCACATATTCTTGTTCGTATTCCAGAACTTGATACAAATAATTATGGTACAGATAATAATTTAGATAATGCATTTGCAGTTCTTCAATATGATGCAAATTGGTATACTGATACTACAAATCTTTCTGATGGATATTTGGGAATGATTCCTAAATTTATGAAATGTCAAAAAGTATATCAACCAACTCCTCTTTCAACTCTTACTAAACTTTCAATTGAATTTCAAAGACCAAATGGGTATCCACTCAGTATATATCCAGATACTCTTTGTATTGAACATATTTATCAAAGTGGTAGCTTACCTGGTGGATATGGATATACTGGATTATATTCAAACATAACTGATACTGGTGCTGGTCTTTATTATATTATTCAAACAAAAACTTATTTCAGTCAATGGATGTTTCAACCAGGTAATCGTATCCAAATCAAAGGTATAAATCCAGAAGATTTAGCTGGAGGTTCTACAATGGCAATGACAAATTTAAAAGATTATTTAGAAAGTGAAGCTGGATTATTAATTGTAGCAATTGGATATGAAGGAACAACTTCTGGAGACGGTTCTAATGATGTTGGGTATTCTAATTTAATTATTGTACAAGCACCAATGCAAGATCCTACAACTGGTTCTGAATCACCAATATTATTAGGTGGTAGTTCTGCAACAAATACTGCACTTGCAGATTCATTGGAAACTACAACATTTGATTGTGCAAAATTAATAAACTTGACACACCAAACAAATGTTGTTCTTAGAATTATTACTCGTGAAATGGATCCTGCTGCTCGTGTACGCCCGGATAATTTATAAGAGTAGATAATTGTGTTTGTGTAGTTATTTAATATGTGTATATATCATAAACTAATAGTTTTTACTATATACATATAGAATGGAGGGACTCGTACCTCTTCTGCTAGTGGCAGGAGTTAGTGGTAGTTTCTTATATGCTACTGCCTCAAATAAAAAGAATAGACAAGGATTTCAAGATCTTGTGAATCCGAACGTTGCAAATGCACTTGGTAGTGAAAAAGTTGCATTAATCCAAAACACTGCTTCACGTTTCAATCCTATCATGAATCTCGTAAACCCATCTAATAATCCCTTTTTTGCAGAAGGTGCCTCACAAACTCAAATAGCAAATGAAACCAAAAAGATAAGACAAACATTGCAATCAGCTATAGCAAGTCCAAATGAACCAAGTATGACTCTAAGTCCATCGGATGAATCTGCTATTATGATTAATACTGGAAAAGGGGGTGCTGGAAGTCAAGGTATCAAAGCATGTGAGAAAATCAAAACAATTAATTGTGATGCATTTGATGATTCAAACTTTGGATTTACTTGTGGTGTATGTCATGAAGGTGGTCGAGATAGTGGTGGTAATCCTACACTTGGTGGTTTATTCATCACAGAAGACGATAGATTAAACGCTGAATCCGATGCAAAACGTATGAATTCCAGACGTATTAATTATACCCCGAGTGTTGGCAAATGTAGTCCATACAGATTTACAACTACAAAAGAACAATGTCTCAAACTAAAAAAACAAATGGAATGTGAAGCAAAACAGAATTTTGATGTCGAAGGATGTAGTCAATGCTATCAAGATGAAACCTTTAAATATATCGATAAAGATATTATAAAAGGTGAACCATATATTGTTCTTGTTGGATCAGGAAATGCTACAATTACAAAGGTTGGTTCTGATAAATCACCTCAAACAATCCAATTGAGCCAACAACCACAGAAAATTGCAATTCCAGATTTTTCTGAAGGAGATGTTGTTCAAATAGCAGCAGGTCCAGATAATGCTAGTCTTGCAGGATATTTGGAAGGATCTACAGCTTCTGGTGAATTTTCCATTGATATAATTCGTTTAATTCAAACCGATTTAATATCTGGACAAAAACCTCGTATGGCAGGTGCTCAAGATATTAATGGTAGTAATTATACTGTTATAAGACCTGCAAGAGGAAAAGCAGAAATGAAACTCGCACTTCAAAATACATTTACATTTATTGATCCTTCTGAACAAGAAGCCGCAGAATGTGCACCAGCTCCTTATATTTCTAAACAATCAAGTGCAGAATTTCTTAATAGTGGACCATGCTTTAAAAAGGGTCAAGGTCCAGGTAAATATTCTCTTGAATGTCTCCAAGGATTATTTACATCTGCTGGTTGTGAAATAAAAGGTGAAGGATATCCAAGTACTGCCGAAAAAGCAAAAGCTTTAATGACTGGTGTAAAAGGTGAAAATTTAAGTGTAGCCGATATTGCTGGAAATGTCTATGATATTAGTCAAAGAGCTTACACTGGTCAAGCAAATGGTCAAAAATTGCGTTTAAGGGAATGGGATGATGCAAGTAAATACTGTACTGGAAAAAGAATACTCAGTCCTTGTGATGGAGATAATAAAGAATCTGGACCTCTCAGTGCTGATTGTCTTTCTTATTTATGGCAAAATAAAGGGGCAATTGATAAAAATCCAGGTGGTGTTGGTCCAACTTATACAAATGCAGCTAAAACAGCAAGTCTTGATGATAGAAATGATAAATATTGTACAGCAAATGGCACAATGGCCCCAGTCAATATAAAAGGACAATACAATCAAGTAGCTATTGCAGAAGCAAATAAACTAGGAGGTGTAAATGCAGTAAAAGGATTTTATAATAATATTCATTTACGTGCAAATGATAATACATTACCAGATGAAGAACGTAAACAAGCCATTCAACAATGTTATGGAATTGATTTAAGAGAATTACCTTCCAATGATATTCAAACAGGTAATAATGAAACAACCTGTATACCTCAAACAAAAGTTCCATCCATGACTGGTACTCCAAAAGATTACGGTACAATAGAATTAAAAGAAAATTGGATTTGGAGTTTTTCAGTTACTCCTAGTGCAGTTGTACCAAATGAATGGGCAAGTCTTTTCTTGGTAAATCAAGGAGGTGCTGGAAATCGTGGAAGTGGATCTCGTGCACCAGCCTTGTATTTTGCTCCTGGTACAACTAAACTTACTGTAAGTATTGTTGGTAAGAATAATCAAATATGTGATACTGCACCTGATATTCAACTTCCACTTAATAAAACTACAAATGTATATATTACTTATATGGATGGTAAAATAACATTAAAATATACTGGTGCAGTCGAATATACAACATCAGGTTCTTGTCCAGGTTGTCCAACAGGCTCCGCTACATTTTATGCTACATCACCATGGAATCCTTCGTTTGTAGGCACAATAACCAATTTAAGTTTTTGTACATTCCAAAGTAAAACAAAAAGTGTATTGGATTATAGACCTGGTAGAACTAAATCAGGACTTGAAATGGGAATTAATTATCAACCAACTGACTGGTCAAAGATTTCTAAACCTGTAGCAGTTTTAGGACCTTATGGCAGTGGTCCATGGGGAAGATGGTGGACTCCTAATTTTCCAGATGACGGTACTGCAAAATGGATTTGGACATTTGCTAGTGCTATAAATGACGAACCTAATTGGGGACAACGTCAATTCTATAAACGTTATACAAATAATGATGGAAAAGTTTATAATGCAACCCTTACAGTCGCTGCAGATAATCAAGGCTCTATCTACGTAAATGATAAACTTGTTTCTTCAGGGTTTTCTGGTACTGGATCATGGAATATAATACTTCCACCAGGAGAAAATAAAATACAAATAAATGCATCCAATCAAGGTGGTCCAGCAGGTGTTATTGCAATAGCTAAAGCAGATAATAAAACATTATTTGCTACAGATAGTTCTTGGACATTTGCTTAATTATAAAATATACGTAGTATTTAATTTAAATAAACCTTTTGCCGTTTTAAATGCAAGTAAATATTGTAAAAAAAACCATTGATCAATTCCTTGTAGGGTCGGTTCTACAATAATAGCCAATTTTGGATTTTCTAAATAGGTTGATAACATTACAATTTGATCTTTACCAGCAAAACGATTCTTTTCAAAATATTTTTCAAGCATCGTTTGATACTCTTGTTTCCATCGTAAACATGCTTTGGCACTACCACCCCATAATCCTCCAACAAGTCTTAATTCATTCCATCTATTTGATATTTTTTCTCCACAAATTCCATCTTTACCTCTTTTTTTATCAGATTCTTTTAAATTACCCATAGATTGTAATAAAATTTTATCATTCATAAAATAGTCTGTATGAGGAAAATTATTTAATACTCGTTGGTCTATATTAGGATCTCTCATGGCTCCAAAATCCATCCAAAAAAAATAGTCGGTTTTAAATGGGTTTATTTCTATTGCTTTTTCAACAAAAAAAGGTTTTTGTGCCCAAATAGCATACAATTCTGGAGTATGATATCTATTTTCTGGATCAATTTGATGGTTTTGTACCCATTTATCCTTATATAATTTCCATGTATCTAATTCAGTAAAAGGAATTGTAATTATTTGTATTGGTCTATTTTCTCTTAGTTTCAAGATTTCATCAACCATACTTTCTTCTGTAAATAAAACAATAGGTGCTTTTAATTTTAAAAATGTAGCACCCCAATCCATATATTTTGTTTTATTGAATTTCGATTTAATACTATAATAAGCAGAAACTACAGTACAATTCATAGTTTATATGGTCTGTATATAATTTATGATTATCTTTATATAGTATGTAAATAAAATAATATATACTATGTCTAAATAGGAATGTTTCGTGCACTGGCCACTATAAAAAAAGAAGAGGGATTTCAGTCCTCACCGTCGCCAAATCATAAGGCCTTTGTAGACACTCAAACTAAAACATATACTACTCAACTTCCAAACTTTTTTCCAACAGCACTACCAACAACAGCTACAAAAAATCCAGCACAAGCTCTACAAAACGCTAAACAATCACTTGCAATCTGGGATCCAAATACCCGACAAAGCTCTTTGCGAGATATTAATTTAGCATCTTACGCTACAAGTGTTGAAGTAAGTGGCGACTTATTAAATGCTCATCAACTCTGTAAAACATCGTCCTTGGACACTTTATTAAATACTGAAAATCCTGGAAAGAAAATTCGATGTGGATGGATTTATGAAAAAGGTACACCAGGAGATCAACCAAAAATCTCACAAGGTGCCTTAGGTACAAGAGACGGTCCAGCAGGATTTGTACAAGTTCCACAAGGAAAATGGTATTGGGATTTAGAAGATGCCAAGAAGGCAATTCTCGGAGATCGTTGTGCATCTTTAATTGATTGTAAAAGTGTTGGTGCTGTTAATTACAAGGATTGTGCATATAGTACTAAAAGAGGAATTGGTATTCCTGTTAATTCTAAAGGACAAGTCTTGTATCCAAAAGATGATAAACTAACAGCTCCTGCCTCAAGTCTTGTCTTTAGCCCACAAGGATGTCCTGCTCCTGCTCCACCAGGAAGTCCTAAATATGAACTTCAAAGAAGTAGAGATCTTTGTACACCTCTTGAGAATGGTCAATTGTCTCGTGATTGTATGCTTCAACAAATAACTGTAGCTGGTTGTAGCAGAGAAGGTGCCTTATACAATGCATTAATCAATCAAGCATTGCCAACCAATTACGGTGCAGGTTTAACAAACTTGCTAAGTTTTCAAAAATACCAACAATTAGCCTCACCACCATTATTGGATAGTGTAATTCGTGAAGGAAAAACAAGTACACAAGTAGCCCTCGATAATTTCAAAGCCCTTGCAAAACAAAGTAGTGTTGTTGAAAATACTGCCTTGAATTTCTCAGCAAGAGATCTTTGTTTAAAAAGAGGTGTCATGGAAGAATTTGATTTCTGTGATGAATTGTCTCCATCTAGTATTGCACCCTTTGCACTTGATTGTCTTCAAAGTGCCTTTCGTAAAGCTGGTGGACAACCTGCTGGAACTGAATATCCAACAGAAGTAAATATATCAAAATGGAATTCTATACGAACATGGCAAGGTGTTCTTGATAAAATTAATACATTAAAAGCGGAAACACAAAATACAAATGAAACTATACAAAGAAAAGCATTAGCTGCCTTCTTGGGAATTAAACGTGAATCCTATTCTCCTAAACAAATTGGTAGAATTCCTGGAATAGAAGTCTATTGGTTCAACAGAGGTACAAATACCTTTATAGGCCGTCGTGTTGTTGGTGATGGTGCAGATTTTCCACGTTTTAGTACAGATGGTGAAGTTGAAAAAACTGGATTAAGTGATAATGTAGAATATTTATCTCTAGTAAATTTACGTCCACCAAGCAAAATGCAAATACGTCTTCGTTTAGAAACAGATGATGGTATTCTTTATACAAAAAACACAGATCTTGATAGTGAAAAAACAAGAGGAATGTTTTTAGATACATCAGATAGTTTTGGTGCCAATTGGATTCAACCACCAACAACCTATAATAAAAACACATGCTGGAAATTAGAAGGAAATGGTCCAAATTATATTAATGGATGGTGGCAAGAAACTGGTGGATATGCTCATTCACAAGTTTATTACGCTCCATGTGAATCAAATGCATTTAAACCAATACCTTCTGATTGGATGACTCTTACACAAGAAGTTGATGCACCAATGCTTTCATGGCAAGGAACTGACCGTGGTTTTGTTGAAAGAAGAATGCCATACTTTTTTGAATTAACACTTTCTGGAACAAGTACAGAAGAAACTACAAATAAGGAAATACCATATAGTTCTATGCTAGTAATGAAAAAGAACTCTCTTGCTTCAGTCAAACGTAGCATTAGTTCAAATTCATGGAGAACCTTGTCTATGCTCTTTGTACCTGGAAATAATCAAATTGCCACACAATTACAAGTAGAACCATGGGATAATTTTAAACGTTATGTACCTGGTGATAAATTAAGAATTGAAAATGGAGATGTTTACATTATGACAAATTATATTGGTGCAGCTGGATATCATCCACTTAGACCTGGAATGGAAAATCATTTTAGAAAATATATTGAAGGAAATGTATTATTGTCCTTAGGACCATTAAAAATATTGTGTAATGGGTCATCTGTTATTTTTCAATACACTACTGCTACAATCAATGCAATCAAAACATGTCCAAATGTTCTTTCTTCTGATGGTTCACCACATTACTTGTATGTAAATATGAGAAGTGATTATGAAGGTCAATATCCAAATCGCATTACCTTTGCTGTTGGAAATACAAAAGGGTGGAAGAGTGGTACAATTACAAGAGATTCTATTGGACAATACGCAGCAACATTTACAACAGCGAATAATGCACCTTTATTTAATGCTACTGATTCTTCACAACTTCTTATTGGTGATTCTGATCGTGTAAGATCGGCTGAAGTTAAAATTGCTAGTCTTCGTCTTTTTGATTATGAATTAGATGACGGTGATATTTTAAGAGATATTAAAAATGAATGGCAAATGGCTTTTTATTAAAAAGTTGTGGATGAAATATTGTAGACTTTTTATTATGTAATATTTTTGTGTGAAATACTACATAATATCTTACTTGTATTATTTATAAAACAATATATTTTTTTTACCAGCGATATCTTGTACTTCTCCAACAGGGTTTGCACCATAAATATTCGATACATTTACAGAACCTGTTGTTTGATCTGATTTATAATAAACTAATGTTTTCTTAGTTTTTGGATCTTCAATTAATATATATTTGAGTTTTTTGGATGGTGGTCCATATGTAATTAATTTTCCTTTTGGTGGTGGTGGAGGCGCTACAGCTTGTTCTTGGTTTTCTTGTTGTCTTTTTTGTTTTGGTTCCTCTGTTATCTTAATATCTTCTGCGGTTTTTGCAATATCAAGATCTAATCTAGGATCATATAAAAAGTCTGTAATTTGCCCATCAAGACCATAGCATTTAATATCGGCTTCATTTTCTGCTTGATTTAATTGACAATCTACTGCACCAGCTTTCATTAATGAAAGAAAATTACTTCCTATTTTTTCTTTATCATCTGCTAGTTTTAATATATATTGATCAGTTGTTTTCATATTATCTTTTAATTTTATTGTTTCATTTATTTCAGCATTAGGACCAAATACAGAGATATAAGTATATATTTCAACAGTTCTTTGATTTAATGTAGGATCACTACTATAAGGTAAATCTTTATGACTACAAATACGAATAGCACGACCTTTAACTTGGTCAGTTCTTACTTTATTCCAATAGGGTTCCATAATATGAACTGTACGTACATTTCTTAAGGAAAGCCCTTCAGCTCCTGCACCTGTAATCATAAAACATCTACAAATTTCCCCTTTTTTATTTTCAGTTTTATCTAGTCCTGATTTACGTAGGAGATCTGCAATTTTTGGTGGAAGTTTATTTATTCTACCATTAAAAAGATTTATTAATATTTGACGATCTTTTACATCTTCTTCACCACTATAAACTATATAACGAGGTTGTGTTGGGTTTTTTATAAAGGATTCTCTAGTAGCCTTATCTAAATCTCTGTCTTTTTCTGGACCTGTTAATTGAATATGCATAAATCCATTTGCTTCTAATGCTAATCCAAAAATTGTTAATCCTTCTACTGTTTTAAATGAACTATATACTAAACTTGTACCTGGACTTTCATTTATTCTTTTATACATTTCTGCAAATTTTGTAGAATAGGTTTGCAATTGTTCTTCTGGTTTTGCATTTGGATCCATTTTGAATAAATTGTTTTTATTATCACTCAAATATTTTAATGCAGTTTTTACACGTTCTTCATAAGGAATTTCAGGTGCTAGTGGTGCTGATACTGATTGTGATGCTGGTGCTAAATCTGAATAAATAGCTTCATCTTTTTCCTTGACTAGACGTTCTTCTTTTTCTTCTTGTTCAACTACTGCTGCATCTTTTTCAGTTATATCCGATACAGTATCTCCTAAAAGTAAATTATCTGATGCAACGGCTTTTTCTATATCTGACTTTTTAGCTGGATATGGTCGATCTATTTCTGTTGGAAATGCAAAGTTAGAAATAGATCTACTTCTAAAACGATAACTAATATCTTCATCTTCGTCTGGTGCAGATTTACCACTTTTTGCTAGTGCAGCCTTTTTTGCATCCGCCTTCATTTTAACTTCTTCTTCTTGAAGTTCTTTTAATCTAGCTTCTTGATATTGTGGAAGAGATAATAAACTAAATGGACATTCTACAATTACATCCTTGATAACTTTTGGCATTAATTCTTCTTTGGAACCTCGATAATAGGATATTAATCCTGAAACACGTTTAACAAATGTTATTGGGTTTTTAACTTTTAAATTATGAACGTCTACAAATGCATTATCAAATTCTTCAGTTGTTGGAGGCATTAATGGAATTGCTTCAAACTTTGGAGATTTTTTAAGGATTGTAGAGGATGATATTTGCTCTTCTATCTTTTTAACAATATCTGAATATAATTCTGTAATTGTAGCTGGTGTTGCAGAATTTTCATCATATAGTACACCTGTTAAAGCACCCTTTTCATCAAAAAGTTTTACATATCCTTCATCTAAAATTGTGAAAAAGAGTGTTTTGCCTTCTGTTGCAGGTTGAATATCATAATAATTTACTCTTGGATGATTTTCTAGGATATCCTTTACTAACTTTAATTCATCGTCATTTTTTGGGGTAATAGTGTCGCTTACACATTTAAAATATCCTTTTAATATATTGACTAAAATTCCAATTTCAACAGGTTTATTTACAAATGGTGTTCCTGAAAGGGCTATAATTTTAGAATTAGAGGCTTGTATAAGAAGTCTGTAAAATAAATAGGCACGATCATAGCCTCCTTCTTGTTTAGGAACCCATTTTTCTATACCCACTGGTTCATATTTACTCTTTTCTTTAGTCATTTTTGGTACTTTTAAATATGCATCTAATTTTCCTGCCATTAATCTCGTTATATTGTGTATTTCATCAATAATGATAACTGCATTATCAAAAGAGGTCGGATTATTGACTTTATTCATGAGATTTTCTTGAGTATATCCAGTATATCCAATAAATTCAATCTTGTGATTTAATGTAGCATATATTTGATCTCTTATAGATGTTTGTTCAGTTCCTGATAATGTATCATAATTAGATTCACTTTCATCTCGGTCTAAATCTGGCATCCAAATAACTCTTGCTTTGACATCTTTGCGTTTCATAACGGTCTTTAAATAAGTAGCAGGTACCCCAAGAACATTTTGTGCAAATAATTGTGTAGCAGATTCATTTAAATCAAAACTAACCCAGTAATTTTTTAATCTATAATGACGAAAACCACAAAACATTAATTGATCTAGGAAATTTTCCTTTAACGCCTTTGGTGTCATGACAATAATTTTTTTATCGGATTGATTATACAATGCTTCTGATGCAGCAATTGCAGTACATGTTTTTCCTGATCCAAGTCCATGATAAACTAATACACCCCTATATGGACTTGCTTCACGCATATATTCACGAATAAATTTTTGATAATTATATGTTTCTAATTTTCCTACTTGATTACATGCATCTGGATTAAATGATTTACCAAGCTTAATTGGAAGATTAAACTGTTTATATTGTTTTAAAATGAATTGTGTAAATCCTCTTCTGTCAAGTGGTCTAAACCCATTGTCAAAAACTGGATCTGTTTCAGAAATACCATAAGGATCATCTTGTGCTTGTTCTTCAATTTCGTCTTGCATCATTACAAGTTCGGGATCAACTTTTTTGGTTTGTTGTTTTAATGGTGCTTCTGGTAATGCTTGTACTGGACATTCATCACGTTTACATGGCATTTCAATTTCATCAATAGTTATAGGTGGTAAAAGAGTTTCTGTTTCTATTGGTTCTGTTGGTTCTGTTGGTTTTATGACTAGTTCTGCTGGTTTTATGACCGGTTCTGTTGGTTTTATGACTAGTTCTGCTGGTTTTATGACTGGTTCTGCTGGTTTTATGACTGGTTCTGCTGGTTTTATGACTGGTTCTGCTGGTTTTATGACCGGTTCTGCAAAAGGTTTAGGTTTTGCTTGAAAAATTTGTTTAGGTTGTGTATTTCGTCTAGTAGTGTTTAATTTAGGCGGTTGTGGTTTTGATGACGGAGGTGGTTCTTGTTTTCTAGTTTTTCCAAACATACTTGGTCTAACTGCTGTTTCCGCTTCAGTATCCTGAATAACTGTAATATCTGTTTGCAAATCAGCTATAGGTTCTTCATAACTTTTTTTTATTACAAGTCCTGCTGGTTTAAATGCAAGAGTCTTGCTCTTTACTTTTGGCTTTTGATCAGCCATCTATCTATTATATTCAGAGATTCGGGCTTTCTTCTAAAATGTTCCGCATCTCATTCATTTTATTGTCCCTCTAAAAGTTCCAATGCAAGTCTTGAAGCTTCTTGTTCTGCTACTTTTTTGTTTCTAGCAGTATATGTTGCAACAATATGCCCATCTACACCAAGAACACCCATTGTAAAGATACGATCATGTGGAGGTCCAACTACTTCAACTTCCTTGTATCTTGGAGGCATGTGCCAACGGCTTTGATAATAACGAAGTAATTGATCCTTGAAATTATTATCATCCACAATTAATCCCGAAAAGTCTATATACTTTTCCATTATACGAATAAACCATTTTTGACATGCTTCAAATCCTTTTCCTCCTTGCCCTTCATGAAAATATAATGCACCAATCCATGCTTCAAGCATTGAACCAAGCATTCGTAAATTATTACGGCCATTACAAGCTTCTTCAACATGACGACTTATAATCATCCATTGACTTAAGCCCATTTTACGTGCAAGTTCTCCAAGAGTCTTGTTATTTACAATTCTAGTTTTTAGCTTTGTCATAAATCCTTCCCCTTCTCCTGGATATCTGTCAAATACATATAATGCAACTATATTTCCAAGAATAGAATCTCCAACAAATTCCATTTCTTCATTATCAGCCTCTTTTAAATCCATACAATCTGGTGGTCTCGGCACAAGTTCCATTGTTTCATTACATGCTGCTGCTTGTTCTGCCCAAAGTTCTGGACGACTTACATAAGATTTATGAACACATGCTTGATAAAATAATTCAGGCTTTAAAAGTTTTCCTCTCCATCCATAAGCACACAAAATACGCTCAATGTCATTTTGTGTGATATCTTTATTTAATGTATTCCATGGATTAAATACTTTGGATTCTAAAGATGGTGTTGTTGCCATTTTTTGTCTTATTTTATCATTACACAAATGTTTAGGTCAATTTTATAGCCCGATTAAAGATTTTAGCTATTTCTATTAGAAATGGATACTGCAAGTGTACCGCCAAGTTCTGAAGTTCTACCACCAGGACCACCCTTAACAATACCTGAAGTTAATCCTGATTCTATTGTATTAAAAGAAAAGACGGCTGTAAATCCACCTCCTGTACCAACTTCTACAGCACAAGCACAAAATCAACCCTGTAAAAGAAAAACTAGAAGAAATAATAAGAATAATACAATTTCAGTTAATAATACTGTTAGAAATAATGCAAACGCTAAATCTACAAACGTAAAAACTATAGAAAACAATACAGGTTCTGTTAGTAATACTATTAGAAACAATACAAACGCAGTAGAAAATACAAATATAAAAGCTATAACAAACGGTAAAATCACAGAAGCAAAAGAAGCTGAATCAGAAGCAAAAGAGGCTGAATCAGAAGCAAAAGAGGCTGAATCAGAAACTACAGAAATAAAACCAGAACCAATCAAACCATCTGTAGGAGATCCTTCCTTACCTCATCTTTTAAAAATAGGCCAACAAGGCTATGCAGAATACATTGAACTTGCAAATATGCCATTTAATACATCTGGTGGGTTTAATCAATTTCAAACAGGTAATCGTATTAAAGAACTTCAAAAACTTTATAATGTTTCTTCCAATGATCAATATATTGCAATGCAAAAAGCGTTTGGTGTTGAAAATATGATTCAAGATCCACCTATACTAGACTATATTGCTAAAAAGTGTGTACCTAGTAATTTTATACTTGTACGCAAAGCATTAGAATATAGAGTAAAAACCTTGGAAACTACAATTATGATGAAAAGAGGTACAATGTCTGTAAAACCTGATGAAAGACGTTTGGTGTGGCTTAAAGACATTTTGAAAAATACCGAATCTTTAAAAACATGTTCTGCAGCAGCTGCAACAATGCTTCCTAATACAATAAAAGATGAAGAAGAATTGCCACAAGAACAAGGGTCTAAATGTCCTTGTTTAGAAGATCTTAATTTATTACGAGATCTTATATACGTTATTGTATTATTACAAGGTACTGCTGATCCAGAAGTGAAAAAACAATTACAAAATATAACATTGGATAAACTTTTAAATTCTGTACAAAAAAATAATATTAAAGGTACAAAATTAGTACTCGGTCAAATTATTGATGTTCTTAAAAGTCGTGTTGAAAAACAAGCAAATGTAAAAATCAATGACAAGACTGTAGAAGAAAAAATCACACAAGATTTATTGAAAAAAATATATACTGCTGTTGCAGGGAATGATTCGACTGTCTCTGATAAATTAACCGTTGAAATTGTTATTGAAGTAATAAATAAAATAATTAATGAATTAAAAAGTAAATTAAGTATTGTATCTACACCTGATGTAGATACACCAAAAGTAAATGTAGCTACAGCTCAATCTGAACTAAATACATTAAAAACAAATCTATCAGAATCTAATAAGAAAATGCAAGAACTTCTTCAACAAATACAAAAAATCCCAGAACTTGAAAGTAAAGCCTTACAATTAAATAGTACAATTAAAGAACTTGATGAAACAAAAAGTAAACTAAAAGAATTAGAGGAAAATAAAAAGGCTGCTGGTGAAAAACACGATTCTGAACTTGTGAATTTACAAAATGAATTGGCAAGAGCTAAAGCAACCATACTTCAAATTGAGAAAGATGCGGAAGCAAATAAAGAAAGCTCTTCAGAAATGGCTACTAAACTCTCAACCGCCGAAAGTGAAATTAAAAGGCTTGAAGCTGAAATTGCAGCTAGAGGTGTTGCAGATAGTGATAAAAATATTGAATATAATAAAGCAAAGAGTGCATTACAAGAACAAATTGCAGAATTAGAAAGAGCTTCTGGTGAAAAAAATAGTAAAGCATCAGAACAATCTGGTAAAATAGATAATTTACAAGCCACAGTAGCTCTTAAAAACACAGAAATAGATTCACTCAAAGAAACTGTCAATACAAAAGAAGCTGAATTAGCAAGTCTCAAGGAAAAAGTCGATAAATTAAATACAATTACAGTCGAAAAAGAGAAATTCAAGGAGGATATAGCCAATAAAAATACACAAATTGAGGCTCTTCAAAAAGAATTAAATGAACTTCGTCCAAAACTTGAAGAATTACAAGCAAAAAGTGTAGCAGATGATACAAGAAAACAAGAACTCGAATCTGCATTAGAAGCTGCACAACAAGGTGTATCTAGTGATGCTACTGTAAATGAGAATGGTGTATTTTATAACGCAGTCGATTATGATTTAAAACAGGATTCTACAAATGAATTATTAAAAGAACTTGATAGTCTCAAGACAAAACTACAAGAACAAGAAACATTACTTGAACAATATAAAACAGATAAAGACGAAACAAAGAAGAGACTCGAAAATTTATTATCCTATTTTATCATTAGTCCTGATATTGGAAATGAAGCTGAAAAGTTCTTGAAAGGAGATGCAAATGTTCAAAAAGATATACGAAGAAATCTCTGCGATTTCTTCAAATACTTGACTGGGCTCATAAATCTTCAATCAAGAAGAATTAATGCATCTACTTTACCTCCACGTGTAAAGAATGATATTTTTACTATTTTTCAAAAAGTTCCAGAATATGATGAAACTAGTTTATTAAATGATATTAGTAATTTATTCCAAGAATTATTTGTTAAAGTTGGAAAAACAAGTGCATTTCCTAAAGATTTAAAATTACAAGGAGAATACACTGAATTAATGAAAACTATGGGTAATTATACAATAACAAATGGGGATCCATTTATAAATGAATATAGACCTGCACAAGGATTTACTAGAGTTGAAAATCCGAAATTGGAAATATTATTAAAAGAATTGGGATCCTTTGGGTATTTGAGTAATGTTTATTTAGAAAAATCAGGAGATTCTTTTGTAATCAAATCAGGTTCTTATCAACTTTTAAGAGAGTTTACACATAACAATAGAAATCATACAACACCACTTGTTATAATAGGAATAAAAATGATACAACTCTTGAGTAAAATCTTGAATGAAAAATATGCATCTTTGCTTGAACAATGTAAGACTAAGCCAACTGACACTGATGCAGAGGCTGTAACTGAGATTGTTGAGGTACCTCCAGAAGATATACAAATAAACTCTAGTATATATACAGGTATCTAAATGAAGAGTCTAGATTTTTGGAAAAGAGTAAAATATAGTCTATACAGTACTCTTGTCTTTATTATAATTACAAATCCATTAACTTATTCGTTTACACAATCTATTTTTCAAAAAAGTTTAATAATACTTCAAAACGGTATTCCTACAACAGCTGGATATTTTTTACATGCCTTTCTCTTTTTTGTTGTAATTTTAGCAATTATGCAAATTCCTAAAGATTATATTTAACTCGATAATGATTTTCAAACGCCAACTTTTCAGCCTCGTTTTGTGATTCCCTTTCCGGTTTCCCCTGGCTTTTCATCTGTGCATACTTGGCTGCACCCAACCACATGGAAATATCTCCTAATGTTGGATCTATTCCTGGAAAAGGTTTCCACACAAACCATTGTCCTCTTGCAAAAGATGGCCATTCTGTTTGATGTTGCATTTTTGTAATCCTATTTCTTTTCATTAAATAATCTCTAAGCCATTCAGAAATGAAACCATCCTTAGTCGGTTTAATCGGTTTAGTAGCTATAATCGTTATTTTCTTAACATTAATCAATGTTGGAGGAGGATCTACAGAAGCTTTTACTAATAAATATGGTGAAACAAATGAACGTGGTACCTTTACAATGTATTATGCAGATTGGTGTCCACATTGTCAAAATGTAAAACCATTATTCAAAGACTTTATGGGTAAAGGTATAATTCAAGTCAATGGAATGCCAATTCGTCTTGCAATGAAGGAAGAAAAGGAAATCCAAAAAGGTACTGATCCCGAAATAAAAGGATATCCATCCTTCTTATACACTGATGCTGCAGGAAAAGTTGTTGAATTTGATGGTCCACGTACACCTGATGGCTTTATGAAATTCCTCGAAACACAAATACTTTCTTAAGACACACTATTACGTCTTTTATAATATAATTCTGGTTTCTTTTTAAAAAAATCTTCAGTTGCTTGGCGACCTATAGACACTAGCAATTGACGATCCTCTTTTGAAGCTTCAAAATCAAGAGCCGAATGCTCTGCACATGGAATAACAATCGTACGATCCTTATATTTTGATACAAGTTCTTGATAAGATGGTCTATAATACCCATTTGTTATAAGAGAAAGATATTGTGAAAAATCTTGGACTTCTACAGGTGTTTTATTAAATTCAAATGTAATTCCTAATGAATCTTCTCTTTCTGGATAACTAAGACAACTTATTGGATAATTATCAAATACACCACCATCCACTATAAAAGTCCCCGTCTCTGGATGTCTAAGAGGCATAAAATACATTGGAATACACATGGATGCTCTTAACGCAAACACTACTTCAATATTGGGTGTCTTTTCTGCTGAAAATTCAATTGGTTTCAAATGTTGAATATCGGATGCCCAAATTCTTAACGATTTTACACGACCCGACTCTTTTAATTCCTTAAAGGTAGCCTTTGATCCAAAACCCTTGTAATACAAAATTTTATGTAAAAGTTTTTCTAAATTTTGTCCATCATCAATTCCATAATTTTCCAAAAATTCAAATGCATTTTCCGGTTCTACTGATCTCACATTGCTAAAATCATACATGTAGCAAAAACGTTCAATAACCGAAAGTTTATATCCAAGAGCCAACATAAGTGCTACAAGACCTCCAGCAGAAACACCACAATATTCCATGACATGATTTAAGAATTGTTTTTCTTCAAGAACTTGTATTACACCCAAATAACTAACAACACGTATTCCACCTCCTGAAAAAAGGAGTCGTCGAGGAGGTATATAAGGTATGTTGTTGGTGTTGGTGCTGCGCATATCTGATAAAGATCAAGAACAAAAGGATTAAGTAGGAATGCAATGTCAGGTTCAGGGGGCCAAAAAGTGGAAGTCCCTCAATTAAAACCAAGTGAATTGTTTGACAAGAGACGTGAAAAAGATGGTGCTAGACTAAAATCATATAATAAAATCTTGGAACAAATTTATACCAGAATAAAAACGGCTAGTCGTGAAGGTGCAGATCCTTGGATTATTTATACCATTCCGCCTTTTATTATTGGTTTGCCAAAGATTGATTTAGAAGACTGTATTGTTTATATTGTGTATATGCTTCGTCAACAAGGATACGAAGTTCGTTATACATATCCAAATTTATTGTATATCAGCTGGAAACATCATGAAAAGGATTATATTTTAAAAGGGTCTCCTATAATGCAAAGTATGCTTCAAGCCCAAAACACGAAACCAAAAACGGAATTAAGAGGTCAAAGCCAAGCTCGTGTGAAATTTGCAGATGAAGTTCAAAGCCAAAGTGGTAGTGGACAAAGAGGAGGTCAGAAAGGGCAAGGGCAAGGGCAAGGACAAGGTGGTCAGTACTCTGTTTCTTTTGGTGGTGGACAAGGAAGAGCTCCTCCAAGAAGTGTAACGGAATATCAACCTCCTAGTAGTTTCTTGGATATCATGGAAAAAGGTCCTGTAGCAGAACCACGTAAAGATGCATTGAGTGATTTTTTGAATTTTTAGACCTGTGCGGTTAAAAATTGACGACTTTAATAATGAATTAAATAGGAATATATAAAATAATGGCTGGTAATATTGGTCTTACAGGTGCGGGTCAATACTTAGATAGAATTCTAACAGAAACCAACCCTTCATATAAAGCTAGTCTAAACATATTTATCACTGATTTTACTAAGAGACTAAAACGCCTTCGTCGTATGTTAGATCAAAACGATAATATGTCAGATAAACAGCTAATTCTAACATTACTAAGAAATGAATATATGATGCGACTTGATAAAGGTTTCAAAGAAAATATTACTGATAAATTTATTTATAGTTTAATACAAAACTATATTCATACATTAACAAAAATAAACTTTATACCTACAACAAAAACACAAATTGTTTTAAATAGCGAATAAACTAAATCTTTTTTTTTCTTTATCAAACATATAAGATTTCTTTATCAAACATATAAGAAAAATAGTTCTTAAACTCCATACTATTACTAAAAACGTGTGATTATAACCAATGCGGTACATGACGTCTTGTATATTTAACAAGACCTCTTTCTTTTTTTGATTTTTTATAATAATTTCTATAACAAACAATTGGATCTTTTGATATCTTAAATTCTTCGTCCATTGCAATAGGAAATCCTTGACGATCATTGATTGTCATATTGAGTGGTACATTTTTAATCAACCATTCAATATGTTTTTGACACGAATGTTCTTTTCCAAATCGAAATGTATATTCTCTAGCTAATTCCATTCCTAAAGTAGCCAACCACATGTAATTTCCTGTACAAACTTGTGTCCATTTTGCACAAGGATGCCATACATGACATGGACGGTATCCTGGTTCATTTGATGATTCACATTTTGGTGCAGAGGTTTGTATATGTTCTGGTATTTGTAATTGTTTTTGTGTTCTAGAAAGTCCTACTGCAGATTTACATTCTAATAATTGCGGATAAAAGAGAACCCAGTGTGCAGTATATAATAATTGGCATGTTTCTAAGAGCATTTTAATTACATGTTTATCAACATGCCATCTAGCAGCTTTACGCTGATTTATGTGTAATACAAAGATATTCATTTTTATATGTTAAGGGTATTTATTGATTTATTGAAGTGTAGTTTCAATTTTTTTTAGGTATATAATAGAAATATGAAACGATATTCACGAAAGCAACGATATTCACGAAAGCAACGAGGTGGAAACAATATGAAACAACTTTTTAATGCGATCAAAAAACATAATCTTAATACTGTTAAATCTATTATTAATACAGATAATAGTCTTGTCAATGCAGTGCATAAAACCACTGATTTTGAAAAACGTGATGCTCTTACATATGCGGTTTTACATAAAGATCTTGATATAATTAAGTTTTTACTCGATAAAGGGGCAAATGTTAATGCAAAAGATAGTAATGGCAGAACACCAATTCATATGGCATTTATGAATGATCAAATACCACCATTTGATATTATAAAACTTTTAATTGAAAATGGTGCTGACCTTCATGTAAGAGATAACAAAGGTAATACACCATTTCATGTAGCATGTATATTTTTAGATGATGTCAATATTATTAATTATTTAATTGATAATGGTGCAGATATTAATACAAAAAATAATGCAGGTGATACAATACTTCATGATATCAGAGATAAGAATATATTTAAATTGTTGATTGAAAAGGGGATTAACCTTAATGCAAAAAATAAAATGGGTGAAACACCACTTTATGATTTAATTATGTATTCTGAACATAATGATGATGATTTAGAGCCTCATGGATTACTAGATCTTATAAAATTATTAATTATGTCTGGTGCAGATACCACAATAACATATGGTGGTAAGACTTTAAAAGAAATACTCACAGAAAAAATAGGTAATCCCAAAGAATATTATTATGCAGAATTAAAATTTTTTTCCAAAGTACGTAATATATTAAATGGTAATAATATCAATACTAATAATAACAATAGTATTATTATCAATAGTAATAATAATTATTAAATACTATGTATCGTAGTAGTGGTGTGCAATAAAGCAAACAAACGTTTTGCCACAGCAGGTCCTAAACGCCTTTCACCAACCTTTATATCCGCCAATTGTTTTTCTTCCGTTTTTAATAATGCATCCCATGATTTTCCTACAGCGGTCCAAATAGCGGTTGAAGCCTTTGAGGAAATACCTGGACATCCTTGAAGTGCAGCTATAGCAAATGCACTTGGATCATCTTTATTTGCCTTTTTAGTAATATGTTGTACATCTGTATAACTTACTTGTGTTCCTTCAAATACTTTTGGATCTTCTTTGATTTGTTGTGCTAAAATTTGTATTGTATTTGCAGTATCTTCTATATTTCTTGTACACCATACAGAAACACCATAACGAAGCATTAATCTATGTGCAAGTTTTTGTAAAGCTTGTCTTTCTAATCGAGTATGGTGTCCGTCAAGACCTCCTTCCAAAATATAAAGGGCCTTTGCTTTTTGTTCTGCACAATGGGCTAAAAGTCTTGTACGTTGTTCACGGTATCTGCCATCCAAAAAAGAGGCTTCAAAATCGGCTGTTGTTTTTCGTTCAATAACGAGGACTGAGGTTGATTGTTCTTCTGTATCTATTTGAATCCATATATCTCCAACAGGTAATTGTCTTGTTGGAATTTCTGGTAAAAGTGCAATAAGAGCTTGTTCTCGAATATCTAAGATAATTGACATAGTATCTTAGATAGTTTTATTAAAAAAGTCTTTTAGTGGCTACGACGACGAGTTTTACGACGAGTTTTACGTGATTTTTTTGAGTATTTACGTCTTCTTCCACCTGCCATGTTATTTGTATATATAGAACCTGGATCTGATTCTGTATTGCTATTATAAGGTGCAGATGGTTCTGGTGGTGATTGACTACGATTATTATAAGGTGCAGATGGTTCTAGACGATTATTATAAGGTGCAGATGGTTCTGGTGGTGATTGACTACGATTTCTGTTTGTTATCTTATAATTATACCCTGCTTCAACATTTCTGTTGTTTGCATTCATTCTTGGAGCCTTTGCTGTATTTAAAGGATATCCTAGTTCAACATTTCTGTTGTTTCTGTTTATTCTTGGTGCCTTTGCTGTATTTAAAGGATACCCTGCTTCAACATTTCTGTTTGCATTTCCATTCATTCTTGGTGCCTTTGCTGAATTAAAATATGCTGCTTCAACATTTCTGTTGTTTGCATTCATTCTTGGAGCCTTTGCTGTACTTTGAAATCCGCCCATATCTATTTATTATATATATTTTAACCCCACTGTTGCCATTGCATTTTTGGACCAAAGATTCCTTCCAAGTTTGGATTATAATTACTATATTGTTGACGTTTTAATCCCATACTTTCTCCATTCCCAAAAGGTGCTAAACCAACTTCCATTTCGGATGCTGTATTTGGGGAAAGGAGTGAGTAGTCGGAGTCTCCCATTGGATTTAACGCATTTTGTCCAGCTTCTTGGATTTCATCTTCATAAATTATTTTAGGATTCTTTTCTTTTACTTCATAAACTTCATAAACATTATTTGCCTTTTTTGCAACACTTGCTATTAAACCTTTTTGTCCATAAATATTTTTTATTAATTCATCAACGGATTTTTCATCTACTGCCTTTAAATCCGATGTAGCTACAGGTCTATAGGCCTTTAAAGCGTCTTCTTCCATTTGATCTTGTGAACCGTCCGGAGGAAGAACTTTTTTTGCCTCGATATTTTCAAATGTTTCCTTTGTATATGGTGCAGCAGTAGCAGTAGCATCATCCTTTACAAATAAGGATTGTTGTGCTTGGAATAAACTACTACTTGGAGGAAGTTGAGACCAATCAAAAGGAAAACGACGACGTGCCATATTTATTGCATCGTTTGTTGGATTAAATCCACCTTCGTTTTGAAATATAAAATCTTGTTCGAAATCACCATACTTGTCTTCATTGGTTACATAGGGCTTGGTTTCATGACTAGTGTCTAAAACTGTACGACAATTACGACAGTCGCCTCCCTTAAATCCATCCCTGTTATAATAACGACCTCTCAAGTAAAAAATAATATAGGCTATTGCTATTATTAATCCTACTATTGCACCTGCTTCTGCCATGATGACGATACCTCTGTTTGAGTAAAGGAATTTCAACATATCCATTAGAATGCACGGCGGAAAAACATCGTCCCGAAGTCAAAGTATGATGGGTAGACTTTTACCTCCAATAGATATAACATCTGAAACTCAACTTGGTGAATTAGATAAAAGAATTTCTAGTGGTCCTGCTACACTTGTACTAGTCTATGCAGATTGGTGCGGACATTGTCAACGTTTCAAACCAACAATGGAAAAACTTGAAAAAATGAATGGGCGTAGTATACAAACCGCTAGAATCCGGGATGACATGTTTCCTAAATCTTCAATCTCTTCTAGCAAAATTGAAGGATATCCAACATTAATGCTTATAGATAAAAACGGAAAACCTACTAATTTTAAAAATAGTAATGGACAAGTTTCAAATGCAATACCAGACCATACAGATATTAATAAAATGACAATTCTTGTTCGAAATGCTGGAAAACCTGAGGGAATTGATGCCTTATCCAAAGCATCAAATGCAACAATTAATACAGATACACCAGTACCAACTATTCCTAAAAATATTTTGGCTGATCGCCTTTCTGAATCAAGTGTAAATAGACTAAATGCAAATTTAATGAATTCCTCTAATTCGTTAGTCAATGAATCAACAAAGGCAGTTTTAAAAGGAGGTAGTAGTGGTGGCGGTTTATGGTCTCAACTTATGATTGCATCAAAAAGTGTGGCTCCAGCTGCTGCATTATTTTTAGGTGCTGAAGCTACTAGAAAAAATAGGGGTAAAAAAAGAAGGGGGTTTAAAAAATCTAGAAAAGTTGGTAGAAAAGCATATACTTAAACATACAATGATAAGACTGTATAAATGTCTTCTTACAATCTCAATCCTAGTAATTTCTATTTTAAAAAACCAACCCAATGGAAATATATGCCAATGTGGGAAAAAATATCATATTATAAAAATATTTTAAATGAAAACTATGCACCTTTTGTTGATAAACTCACTGCAAAATCAATTGTTAAACAAATTTGTGGAGATCAAATAGAGGTAGCAAATGTTGTACGTATTCTTTCTTCACCTGAAGACTTAAAACAGGTTGATTTAAATCCAAACCATTTAATAAAAGCATCTCATGGTAGTGGGTGGAATATTAATATACAACCCACTACAAATTTAGAATTGTGTAAAGAATCTTTACGTAAATGGAATACAAAATATACAGGAATTAATACAGGTGAATCACAATACCAATATTTAAAACCTCAATTCTTTATTGAAGAAAAAATATGTGATATTGAAACAGGTTATTCAGGAGAAGCTGTAGTTTTTATGTTTCGATGTATAAATAGTAAAGTAATTACCATAGGTGTAAAAAAAGGAAATGTACAAAACAGTTATGATGTATATTGGAATCCATTAGAACCTGAAGAATTTTCCATTAAAAAACCTTCTAATATAAATACAATGCTTTATTTAGCGGAAAAATTATCAGCACCTTTTGAATTTGTTCGTGTTGATTTTTTTTTATCTGCTGATAAAAAAATATATTTTAGTGAATATACGTTTACACCTGCAGGAGGTACACAAATATTTAATTCATATTTAGAGAAATATTTTGGGGCTTTGTGGCAATAAAATAAATGAGATTCCATTTTATATTTAAATCGTCTTTAGAATTATTTAAATATATACTTAATCCATCTTGAATTAATTCATTATTTGCTAAATCGAGACCAAATAGGTGTTTACAAAAATCAAGCTTACCCTCATTTGAAGGAAATTTCCAGAAATATTCTTGGTTTTGTATTTGTATATTGGTATAACCTGCTTGTTTTAATAAGAATGTATCATCATCATCCCAAAATTTACCATTATGTCCATTTGAATTATATTTATTTACAAATATATTCAACCATTTATCTTGATTAGAACCTTTTGCTACATCGCCAATAATTAATTTACCTCCAGGTTTTAAAAGTCTCCAACATTCTCGATAAATGACTTGGCGTTCTTCATTTGTTGAATGATGTAAACTTGCTAAACATAATATTTTTGTACAGGTTTCATTACTAAGAGGTATATTTGTCCAAGAACATATCTTGTGTCCAACTAAATTTGCAAAATCTTCATTTGTTTCAAACTGATAATAACAGATAGGATGTGTATCAAAATACTTTTCAATCGGAATACATGCAGATGGGATATTTAATACTATATCAGATTCTTCAATTTGACATATATTAATTGCTATACGAAATTCATCATCCATTGCGTTAGGATATGTATCAATTGCATATTTATAATCTTTACCTCGTTTTGTAAAAGTATTATTATAGTCCATTTTTAGTATTTATATAAAACAAATAAAATAGTTTTATATGTTTGACGCACTTTAAGACCTGTAAATAATAGTATACATATTATGAAGTACATATCATGCCATACTATGGGTCGACTTGGAAATTTACTGTTTCAAATAGGTTCTACAATTGGTTTGGGAAAAATATTAAACAGAATTCCAATGTTTGAAAAAAATACAAACGAATATAATACTTTTTTCTTAAAATTATTTGAAAAATATCCAGTTATTAAAGCTGCTCCAGCTCCAGTCTTACGAGGTAATACAAATCTTTGTAATTTTTACGAATTCTATGATTCAAAAGATCAACATATTAAAGTCCTTGGATATTTACAAAGCTGTTTATATACTGATCCTGTAAAAAAAGAATTACAAGATCTATTATATCCTACAGAAGCTACCTTGGAAAAAATATTTACTAAATGTCCTTCTTTTGAAAATATGGTTGCAATCCATATTCGTGCTGGAGATTACAAAAGTTTATCTCATATTTATACATTATTAAATGTGAATTATTATAAAAAAGCTACGTCTTATATTTTAGAAAAAAATCCAAATGCAAAATTTATTGTATTTACTGATGATTTCGAATATACATTACCTATTGTGTCTGCATTAGATATTGATTTTATGTTTGCTGATCAATCTGATCTTTTAAATTACGAAGTATTACAATGGATGAGTCAATTCAAATCGATTATTATAGGAAATAGTTCCTTTAGTTGGTGGGGAGCTTATCTTGGTAATGCAGATACTGTTATAGCTCCACTCGAATGGTATTCAGAAAATCCACCCTCTAGTTGGTCCGATTTGTATCCTGCGGATTGGATCTTAATATCCAATAAGGATATTTCAATTCAGTTTGATTTTAAAGTTGATGTGTTTTGGAATGGATTTTCTGGCAATAATCCTACAGTTGTAATTACAAGGGATAATGCATATATAAAGAAAAATGGGTGTGGTAGGACTGAAACTGTTTTTCTTTATACGGATGCAGAAGATATTCCTGAAAAAGGGGCAGGTATTGATTATATTCTTTGTTCAAAACCATTTCAAACAAAATATCCAGATGATGCTCCAGTGGCTTGGGTAGGAGATATTAATACTGTAGCAGGATATAAACATCTTCAAAATACAGTATTAACTCTTTTGAAAAAACCCGATCTCACGATACTTATTCCAGTTTATAATACAAAAATAGAACATTTACATACGGCTCTCATAAGTACATTTAGACAAACCTATAAAAAGTGGGAGGTTTTATTATTAGATGATGGCTCCACAAATCTTGATGATTTTTATAGTAGGAATTCCTTTCCAGGTGTTCTCTTAATTCGTTGTGGTAAAAATTATAAACTTCCTACAACACTTAATCGAGGTATAAAAATGGCACGTACAGAATTACTTGCTAGAATGGATTCAGATGATATTATGATGGAGGCTCGTTTAGAAAAACAAATCCAATTTATGAATAAACATCTGAATGTGGCTGTAAATGGATGTCAACTTACAACTTTTTATGATGTTTTAGATGCTGCTAGACCTGTTATTATGGTGCCAATCGTTGTACAAGATATGCATTGGAAAACACCTCGTTGTCTCGTAGCACATCCTACAGCGGTTTATAGAAAATCGGTGTTGAAGGATATTGGATACTATTCTGAAAATGCTGCTCATTATGAAGATTTAGAACTTTGGTCAAGATTGTATAAAAAAGGATATAAACTTACGAGTATACCTGATAATCTATTTTTATATAGAATACATTCTGAATCAGTATCCAAGAAAAATAATTATAGACAAAAGAAGGAAACTGATAAAATTTTCAAGGAAATGGCTGGAATTTATTGCAAATAAATAGAATGCTTCCCCGACAACCACGATCTTTGTCGAATAAATATGGTAAACTTTCTTATGAACAATTTGTAAGAGAATTTGTAAGAGAACAAGCTGAAAAAGATGCAAAACAAAAAGCGGAAAGAGGACAAACAGGACAAACAGGAACATCAGGGTTTGGAATACCTTTTGGAATACCTGGGCAAACAGGAACATCAGGGTTTGGAATACCTTTTGGAACACCTGGGCAAACAGGATATACAGGAACAACAGGTTCAACAACAGGTTCTACAACAGGTTCAACAACAGGTTCAACAACAGGTTCAACAACAGGTTCAAGAGAACAAGCAAGACAACAAACTCCAAGAGAACAAGAACTAGTTGCAAGACTAAAAGCTCCATTAAAAATTCTTGGAATTAATATAAATGAATACAATCAATTAAACTTTAATGCTATACGTGCGTTAGTTGTAAAAAAATATAAAAAAATGGCATTAGAAAGACATCCTAATAAAGGCGGTAACGTAGAAAAATTTCAAGAACTTGTAAATGCGTATGAAGATGCAAACAATATATTAGATAAATTAGACAAATTAAAAAGTGGTGGCGGAAAAAGAAAACATAAGACACGTAAAAACAAGACACGTAAAAATCGTAAATAATTTCTAGTTTTTTAGATAAAAAATTCTAAAAATTGATGTAAAGAACAGTTGGTATTAAAATACAACACCACCGCAAAATCAAAAATGCCAATCTCCTTTCATATCTTAGATGTCTTTGCTCGAGATAAGAAAGTTGTAGATGAAACCGAAAATGAAGTCGTAGTAGAATATAGCACTGATTCTGAACAATCTGACGATGATGAATTCATAAAAAGTAAAAATAAACCTATTCCTAAAAAGAATAGTCAAGATCATTCTGGAAAATCAATTGTAGTTCATTTATTTGGTAAAACAGTTGAAGGTCATAATATTCGTGCAGATTTAACAGGTTTCAAACCATTCTTCTTTATTCGTTGTCCTGAAGGAGATTCGAAAGTTCAAAACAGAGCCGTTATTGCAGTCCGTGAATATATTAAACGACACATTACAAGTCCTATTAAATTAATAGAAATAACAAAATGTCAACGAAGAGAATTATTTGGATTTACACAAAATCGTTCAGTACCAATGTTAAAACTAACAATGCCATCACTAGCATTATTTCGTGAAGTAAAGAATTGCTTTTGTAATAGTGCTTGGGAATTTGAACTTAAAAAAATGTATGGTCGTTCTGATTGTCTCGGTGATCCTTTTCCAGTAGGTGCTCCAACTGTCTATGAAGCAAACTTGGATCCAATGCTCAGACTTTTACACTTGAGAAATCTTAAACCATGTAATTGGGCTACAATTGAAACTGCTATTCCAGAAGACTTGACAGCTGATACCACAAACATTATTGAATGTGATTGGGAATCCATTATACCATGTGATACTCCACCAGCTCCTACAGCTCCATTCAAAATTGCATCATGGGATATAGAATGTATGAGTACTACTGGTGCATTTCCTATGGCTACAAAAGGAGACCCAATCATTCAAATTGGTGTTATTCTTAGTAAATTAGGTTCCACAGAAACCCCTGAAAAATACATCTTTGTTCTTGGAAGTTGTGATGAAATTCCTGAAGGAAAGGTCTATGCTTATAAGGATGAACGTAAACTATTGCTAGGTTGGTTTCAATGGCTTTCTGAACAAGATATTGATATCTTTATTGGATACAATATATTTGGGTTTGATGAAAAATATGTTTGGGAACGCTGTCAACAATTAGGAATTACAGCACATAATCAAATACAAGAACTTAATCGTCTTAGTGAAGAAGGTAGTGAAATGAAACTTGAAGAAAAACGCTTGAGTAGTTCAGCAATGGGGGATAATTTCCTTTATCTCTGGACAATTACAGGTCGTCTTCATATAGATCTTTATCATTATATAAAAAGAGAATATCCACTACCATCTTATAAATTAGATGATACTTCTAGAAACTTTCTGGGTGAATCGGTTAAATCCATCTGTCAAAAAGTAGACGGTTGGGAACTCGTTATTCATACAACAACAAATCAAGATGTAGCAAAAGGTAGAAGTGTCGTCTTATTAAATGCTGGTGGAGATACACTTTGTGATAAATTAGATGTTCTTGAATATGAACCTGGTCGTTTAATTGTAAGTCTACCAGACGATGTTATAGCAGATGAAGTAGCAAAATGGGCAATTGTTAAAGATGACCTTTCACCAAAAGAAATGTTTAAACTTCATCAACAAGGTTCAGCCGATAGAGCAATTATTGCTAGATATTGTGTACAAGATTGTCAACTCGTATTAGATTTATTTAAAAAGTTGGAAGTCTTTAACAAATCAATGTCTATGGCAAATGTTTGTAGTGTTCCTATAAGTTATATATTCTTAAGAGGGCAAGGAATTAAGATTGAAAGTTTAATGTTTAAATATTGTTATGAATCTGAACAATGTATTGCAGTCTTACCAGTTTGGCGTGGAGATAATGAAACCTATGAAGGTGCTATTGTTCTTGATCCTACTCCTGGATTCTATACAAGCCCTGTTGGAGTAGCAGATTTTGCTTCACTTTATCCTAGTACAATCATATCAGAAAATATTAGTCATGATACACTTGTATGGGTCAAGGACTTTGACGAAAATGGAAATCAAATACCTGTTAGAAACCAATTTGGAGATATTATCCGTTGGAATCAATGGGGGGATGATAAATATGATAATATACATGGACAACGTTATACAGATATTGAATATGACAATATTATTGATGATCCAAATGATATGCGTAAAATGAAGACTAAAATCAAAGCTGGAACACGTGTTTGTCGTTATGCACAAGATCAAATAGGAACTATTCCTAAAATCGTTGCTGGTTTACTTGCTGCTAGAAAAGCTAAAAGAAAAGAAGGTGAAAAAGAATCTGATCCATTTCGTAAAGCATTACTTGATTCTGAACAATTAGCTTATAAACTCACTGCAAACTCTCTTTATGGTCAACTTGGTAGTGGTACTTTCAAGGTTCGTCTTAGACCTCTTGCTGCTTCTGTAACTGCATATGGTCGTAAACAAATCATGTTTGCCAAAGCGGCTATAGAAATGCGTTATGGTCCTAATTCTGGAAATCCTTCCTGTTGTGCATCGGCTGAGACTGTTTATGGGGATTCTGTAACGGGGGATACACCGTTAATTATTAGAAGTTGTGGTGAATTTAGTATGATTACAATTGCAGATTTATTTAATTATTATTTATCTCATAATTATAATTATGGGATTTATCACAATACAAAAGAAGCAATTGAATTAAATAATACAGAAATATGGACAGAACGAGGATGGACTAATATTAAATTAGTAATTAGACATAAATTAAGTCCTAATAAAAAATTATTTAGAATATCTACACAATCAGGTGAAGTAGATGTAACGGAAGATCATAGTCTTGTACTTGCAAATGGTGTTGAAGCCAAACCAAAAGATGTCATGATTGGAACTGAATTATTACACAGTATTCCAGAAATCTATAATGGTGCTACAATAAATATTGTATCAAAAGGTGATAAGATTACAAGATATTCTTCTATGCGTATGCAACCAAACATTCAATTACATGGAAACGAAATTATAAGTATAGAAGAATTACCACATCCTGGTAATGATTATGTATACGACCTTGAAACAGAAAACCATCATTTTGCTGTAGGTCCTGGTAATTTAATTGTTCATAATACAGATTCTCTCTTCATCAACTTTAATCCAAAAGACCCAGAAACAGGAAAAGCGCTTGAAGGCCACGAAGCCGTTAAACGAACCATAGAACTTACCGAAGAAGCTGGTAAATACGTCACACAAGCCCTAAAAGCTCCTCATGATTTTGAATTTGATAAAGTATATTATCCATTTATAATCTTTAGTAAAAAACGTTATGTAGGATATAAATATGAAAGTGCTGATAGTCATGTGTTATGGTTTATGGGTGTAGCCTTAAAAAGACGTGATTATGCAGCAATTGTCAAGAGAATTTATTCTGGTGCATTAAATATACTTTTAAATGAAAGAGATGTAGCAAAAGCGGCAAACTTTGTACAACAATCTGCAGTAGATTTAGTGGAAGGAAAGTTTGGTCTACAACCACTTGTTATAAGTAAAAGTCTGAGAGCAGAATATGCAGACCCTACACGTATTCCTCATAAAGTTCTTGCAGATCGTATAGCAAAAAGAGATCCTGGTAATGCACCTTCAAGTGGTGATCGTATACCTTATATATACATTCAAGCGGCTACAGGTCAAGTAGCTCCAGATTTACAAGGAGATCGTATTGAAACACCAGCTTATATTCGTGAAAAAGGGTTGAAACCTGATTACATGTATTATATTGATCATCAAATTGCCAATCCTGTTTGTCAGTTATTTGGAGCAGTTGTTGATCAAATTCCTGGTTATGAAGATTATATGCCAAAAGGTGGTTGGAAAACAGAACCAGAATTACTTATAACACAACGAGAAGCTGCAGCATATCAATTACTCTTTGGTGAGGCAATGAGCAGAAATACACAAGGAGCTAAACGTGCCTTTGCAAAAATGTTGGGTGCTACAGTGGCCACAGAAGAACCTGTTAAAAAACCTGTTCGAAATACAAGTTCCTCATCTCTTACTAAAGAACCAGCTAAACGCCAAAGTACACTTGATAGTCTCTTTGCAGATACAATGAAAATGAATGCCATGAAAATTGCCACTAAAAAAAAGTCGCCGAAATCTGAAAAGAAATAGAGTTTTATGATTTAAGACTTTTTCGAATAATCTTCCAAGGAATACATAGAATGGGTAATACAATATCAAACTTTCAAAACCCACTAAGACCTGAACGACCACCTATTTCAGGTCAATCTGGTCTCCAAGCGCTTTTCAGAGCAGAGACTATAGATAATTATAGAAAAATAGTAAATGAATCTGCTATAAATCGTCTAGCTCGTTTTGGGCAAGATTATTTACCGTCTGTTCATAGTGTAAATCGCACAGTACCATCAGCTGATCCTGCAGAACCTTGGCCAAATGGGCAAGTTATTTGGATGGACCCTACTGCCGATGCAGGTTTACCTCATACTCGTGTTCCTAATTTCATTTGTATTTCTGCCAATTTTCCTGAAGCTGATTTGAAAACAACACTTTTACATGAAAGAGTTCACGTTAGTCAAAAATTACACCCTGAAGCTTGGAAAAATATATTTCAAGTCTGGGATTTCAAACCATGGTATGGAAGACTTCCAATAGATATTGAGGCTCGTAAAAGAATAAATCCAGATTTATTGGGTATTCCTCATTATATTTGGAAAAACAAATGGGTTCCTGTTGCACTTTTTAAATCGGCATCAAATCCTAGACTTAATGAAATCGATCTAGTTTGGTGGGATGATTCTTCAAGAGTTTTACACAGAGAAGCACCTCCAGGTTGGATTGATTATTTTGGAAGTATACCAGCGGGTGAACATCCATTTGAAATTGTTGCATATCTCGTCGCTGCAAATCCTAGTCAAAACAATGCCTATCATGATATAAAACCCCGACTACAATCCTTGCCTACGTCTGAGGTTTAATTCGATTTAGCACACATGAATATACACCTAAACTAATAGATTGAGCTGTGTATTCATCATGGATATCATCAAAGAAATATGGAAGGAACTCCAACATCTTGGATTCACTGGATCCATTAAAACCCTTCCTGAATTATTTTCTTGGCTTCGTAAAGTAAAACTTATTCATTCAGAGCCTATTCTCAAAAAGAAGAATGAAAGTTATAGTACAAGCCTTGTAAAATTGTCTGAATTCAGTGAACCTGTTGTTGGAAAATTTGGTGTTCTCTTTTTGGTTCTACGTGAGACAATTGGAACTGGTAGCGACGGCACAATAGTCTTTTTAAAATCGACACCAAATCATCCAAGATCTCTGTTGCTTGAAGGAATTATACAAAGTATTGCTTATACTACACTTACTCTCTATGGATTTCCAAAAGCTATTCCTCGTGTATTAGATATTTTAAAGCATCCAGACTATGGTACAGTTATTACAATCGAACGAAATCCTGGTGCAAAATTATTTGCCGATTATTTGAGACATGAGTTTCATTGGAATCAAACAATTGAAGAAAATGATAAAATGATTTTAGACATTATTGCACAAGTGGCTACTTATTTGGCAGTCTTAGAATATAATTTAGGACTTAATCATCGAGATTTGAAAGGAACTAATGTTTTAATGATTGAAACAGCACAAAAATGGAGTCAAACATGCACAGTTGATGCATATAATTGGACTGTGAGCTGTAATTCTCGTGCAATATTAATAGATTTTGGGTTTGCATGTGTTGGAAAAATAGAAGGTGGACAATCTGTAGCAAGTGCTGGTGAATTTTTACCAACAATTGATTTTTGTCCGAAAAAAGGAAGAGATCTTTTTTTACTCTTTGCTTCTCTTTGGGATGTAAAACCTTTTAGAGATGCATTGACTAAAAAAACACAAGCACTATTTTATAAATGGCTACAAGACACTTCTTTAACAAATTGGGCAGAATGGCTCATTACATCGACACAATCTAATTTAAAAAGTATGTACCTTTTAACAAATGCCGATCATTTTAAATCAGAAGCATGTTCTCCAATGAATGTTTTAATGGATATTTCAAAAACATATCCTGAAATTGTACAATTACAAAAAATACGTAGAGCAAGTACACCACTTCCTGTGTAGTTGGCTGGTTTGACATTTTTAAGATTATACTATACTATTAAAAATGGCTAGTTTAGCAACACGTGGTTTCGATCCACGGACCCCTGCGTAGCTACACCTCAAACTTATGAGCGCAGTGCTATAATCCTCTTAGCTATGTTGCTTCAGTATATTACATTGTGAGATGCTTTAAGTACTTTCTGAGGGAGAACTATGATCTACTCTTCCATTGTGTATCACAAACATTACAAATATAGAGAAATTTTAAGTTGGCTGCATCATACTTAATATAAATAACATCGGATTCTGCTTCACCTTTTCGGCTCGGGCAGGTTAAATTAGGACATTTTAAGGTCGATACGTGCGGTAAACGTGGATCCGTTTTTGTAAATTCATTTACAAAGACCTTATAAGCATCTGAAGCTTGATCTTGTATTACCATTTCCATAACAAGACCTTTTCTTTCATCTTCTGTATTTCCACAGTTCTTACAACAACGTATTAATTCACCAGATTGTTGCTCCTTTGTCGTTGCCTTTGGTACAAGAGGCATGTAATAATTACAAATGGAACACATGTGATCAAGTAAAGACATTTTAGTTTATCTACTTGTCTATTGTATTTCTTTATGTTCAATTTTATGTTGACTGGGGTTAAAAATTGAACCTTTTTTGTAGCCCTATAAAAGATAATCTCTACCGCCGCCAAAATGAATGACCCTTATTTTGGCTCATCACTCCACACCTTCTTGGATGAAAGAAGAATAATAACATCCCGTGATAATCCGGTCCCATACAGCATGACGGGTATGTCGAATAATATTATTAAAAGAGGATGTTGGTATGTCAATGATGCAGATTATCCCAAATTTCTCGATCTCATGTATGAATACTTATTTGTGCGCAAGTTAAGACCTAATAACTTTGTTGAACAACGTAATCCTGATAAGATTACACCTCTCCTCATTGATCTTGACTTTCGTTATCCTGGTGAAAAGAATCTTGAAAGAGTCTTTAGTACTGAAAACATTGTATCCTTTATAACAGATACAGTATCCGTTTTAAAAGATCACTTTGAACTTAAAGACAGACCTCATATTCGATTCTTTGTATGTATGCGTCCACAGCCTTATTTAGAACGTAAAACAAATGCTGCTACAAAACCTACAACTACTATAAAAGACGGTGTACACATTGTTTGTCCAGATTTTACTGTTGGTCCAGATCATCATGGCCTCATAAGACATCTTCTTCTTGAACGTGAAACTGTAAAACATAGTTTCGAAAATACTGGTTATACAAATAGTGATACAGATGTCTTTGATGTAAACTTGGTCTCAAAAAATGGTTGGTTCTTTTATGGTGAATCAAAACCAGATATACCAGCTTATTCTTTAACACATGTCTTCAAATACAATCCAAAAACGGGTAGAATAACAAGTGAAGATATTAATAACTATGATAATAGTACATTAATTAAACTATTAAGTATAAGACATAATCTTGCACCAGTCTTGAATGTTCTTGAAAAACAAAAGGAAATCGTTGCAGACTATATTGCAAAAATGAATTTACCTCCTGTACATCATGCTCCATCTAATGTGGGTACTATTGCAACAACAAATGCTACACAAAATGATATTATGGGTATTATTCCAATCATTATGGAATCCTTTAACAATATTGTTAGTACAGAAGACGAAATTGATTTAGCCAAACGTCTTGCTGTCGAATGTTTAAATACAGAACGTGCCGATAATTATGATACTTGGATGAGAGCTGGTTGGTGTCTCAGAAATATAGATTCTAGTGAAGACATGTTTGATACGTGGATGAAATTCAGTGAAAAGTCTGTAAAATATAATAGTAATAATGTTGAAGTTTTACGCAGAGATTGGGTGCGTGGTACCATGAAACGAGTCAATGGATCTCCTAGTTTAAAAATGGGAAGTCTTAGAATGTGGGCCAGAGAAGATAACCCTGTAAAATACTCTGAAATAATGGACGGTGATATTATATCCTACATTACAAAAGCAGGTCTTACCTTTCGTGGTGGTACACATCACCATGTTGCCAAAATGATTCATAAATTATTCTATGAAAATTATAAATGTACTGTAGAAGGAAGAACAACAGAATGGTATGAATTTCGAGATCATACTTGGAATGTTATACCACAAGGTATCGCAATTAAATCAACAATTACAGACGAAATTGCTACAAAGGTCGATTCTGCAAGAATAAGTCTCAAGGCTCCAGATGCATCCAAAATGACTCCTGAAGAATATGCCGAGAAAAATAAAGCATACTCCGAAAGTGTTATTAAATTATTAAAACTTCAAGAAAATCTATATAATGCAAACTTTAAAGATAGTGTCATGAAAGAAGCTGTTTTACTCTTTTATGATTCAGACTTTTACAAAAAGATTAATCAAAATCCATATTATCTTGGTTGTGCAAATGGTATACTCAATCTTCGTGAACCAATCTTTGATTCAAATGGTACTCCTATAAAATACAAACCAACCCTTCGTCCAGGTTCTGCAGCAGACTATGTTACTCTTAAAGTTGGTATTACAGCTGATGGAAAAGATCCAATTGAATACTGTCCATATAATCCTGATGATCCTGTACAACATGAAATTATGGACTTCTTCAAAAAAATATTTCCAGCCGATGATCTTCGAGAATATGTATTAACTTTAGCTGCAGGTTGTTTAGAAGGTGCCAATAAAGAACAATGTTTCTATATTATGACTGGTAGTGGTGGTAATGGTAAATCCAAATTTGTAGAATTAATGACAAGTGTATTAGGACAATATGCAGGTTCTTTAGCATCAACTGCACTTACAAGAAAACGTCCTGAAGCTGGTGCTGCAAATCCTGATATAATGAGTATTAAAGGATGTCGTTTTATTGAAATGAAAGAACCTGATGAAGGAGAACCTTTGAATTCAGCAAGAATGAAACAATTTAGTGGTGAAGATTTAGTTGAAGCAAGAGGTTTATTCAAGGATCAAGAACGTTTTAAAATATCTGGTAAAATATTCTTGGCTTGTAATCGTATGCCACCAATTCATAGTATGGATGGTGGTACATGGAGACGTATTCGTGTTATTCCATTCAATAGTCGTTTCTTACCTCCTGGTGATCCTATGATTGATCCAAGTCGCCACATGTATCAACGAGACGATATGATGGAAGAAAAGTTAAAATCTTGGCGTATTCCATTCTTCTCCTTATTAGTTCATTATTACGAAACTAAATACTGCCCACACGGTATCAAACAAGTTCCTAATATTGTTATGCAAGCCTGTGAAGCCTATAAAGGAAATTATGATGTATTTGGTAAATTTATCAAGGCTCGTATTCGTCGTAGCCCAGGTCATGATGATCCACCAAGCTTTAAAGAAATTGCTCAAACCTATAAAACATGGCATTTAGACCAATCTGGAAAGAAATTAACAGATAATGAATTACGTATTCGTTTGAATGAAATGTACCAAGCTCCAGCCGATGGAAAAACATATTTACATATTCGTTTATTCCATAATGATGAAGATGCAGAAGATTATGATAAAGATCTTGAGGCTGCAAAGGCGGCTGAAGCGGAATCTACAGTTTAATTATAAAAGTATAGTATTATATATTTGTATAATTTATAAGTATATTTTTTATGCAACTTCACGCATTAATGCATATAAACATAGAGTAACGAGTGTCATAATACAAAATGTAAAAAGACCTGCCTTCCAAGTACCTTGTGGAGATCCCCAACGAACCATAACAAGAGTAATAGTAATTATTAACCAAGAAAACCAAAAAAGTAATAGACTTCCATCTTGTAGACTTGGTGCAAGTTCTTCTTCAGGATTTCCATGCATTATAGTATCCATAAAACTCTTGTCCATTGCTTCAGATTGACTTCTTGTAGCCTTTATTTCAGACATAAGCATGGCTTTCTTTTTGGATAGTGCATCCAATTGATTATTAACTTCTGATGAAGAGGATCCTGCTAAATTTGCCATTACAGTCATGTTATCTCCAGCAATAATTAAATTGTCAAATTCGGCTCTGAGTTGTGCAAAAGTGTCTTTAAATTCATTAATAGATGGCGTAAATAAATTATTTGCTCTTGCAATATCTTCTGGAGTACGACAGGAACTCAAATAGGTATTGAAATTCAATGTTTCAGATGTATTGGGTAAACATTTTGCTTTTGTCAAATCAATTCCAACCATTATATGGTCTCTCTGTTGAGACTTTAGAAAGGTTTATTAGGATTATGATGCAGATGCTATATTTGAAGCCATATCATTCATATAATTTTGTGAAGCAGATATCATATTCGATCCAGTGTCCATTGCATTTTCAGCAAGACCTTGTATTGCTTCACAGGTCGGAGGTGTTGGTGGTCCACCCATTTGTGCAAATCTACGACGATTCCAGAATCTTAAATCACGTGATTTACTTGTATATTGATATCTTACTACAAATGTTAAAACAATTGCTACTAAAATTAAGAAACTAATTGTTGAAAAAACAGACATTGGCATATATCCCAAACGACTTAAATATAATAATGGTGCTGTAAGGGTTAATCCAATAAATAACATTTGCATGACAAATAATGTATCCATTTTATTTCCAACAGTCCATTCATTTATTTCAAATTGTCTTTTTGCTATTTGACTATCAAAAGTTGCTGCATCAGCTTCAGATCTTGCTTTATCGAGAATAGCTTGTTGTGTATTATCTAAATCTTTATTACGAACATGGTAATATGTAATGTTTTTTACAGTATCTCCTGCACGAATTAAATCACCATAGACTTTTGCATAATTGTCGGAATGTTCTTTTGTTACGGTATTGTACAAGGAGGCCTTTTGTTGTCTCACAAAATCTGCCAATTTTGCTGGTTCTCCTTTTAATCCTGTAATTGCATTGGCTAATTCAACGTCTTGTAAAGTTAAGACATCACTAATATTTTTTTCTAAGCTCATGCCTATCTCTACTTAGTCTTATTATACTTTACATTACAAATGCAAGGTATGATAACTTATTGTGTTAAGGTTGTTTATAAAGTGCCGTTCTTTTTACGTTTACTTGCTTCACGGAGTGCATCACCAAAACTTATACTACTGTCTTTACGTTTCATTTCTTCATAAACACGTTTGACAGATTTATTCCAACTGCTCATTGCACGTTTTCCACCTTTCATAGTCTTTCGGGATGCTTTGCGGGTTGCTTTGCGGGTTGATGCTTTACGGGATGCCTTGCGGGATGCTTTGCGAGATTTTGCCATTCTTTCTACATAGACGCACTAAAAAATTATGTTCTTGCAATGTAAAAAATCATTGCAATAGCTGTAATATTCAAAATTCCATACAAGGTTAATAAATTTTGATTGGCTTTATTTTTTTCCGTAGTATAATCTACCATTCTTTTATGTAAATCGGCAGCAGCGGATTCTTTTTGTAAAATTTCATGTTGTTCCAAAAGTTTTTCTCTTCTTTGTTGAAGTTTTGAATTAACAGAATTGATTTCAGATTGTAAAGAGGATGAACTTGCATATCTTTCTTTAGAAATTGCATTAGTTATTTGTGTTAATAATGTTAATTTTTGATTCAACATTCTTGCTGCATTTAATCTTCCTTGAACAATTGTTTCAACTTGACCTCCTAAACTATTATCGGCTACTGCTTGTAAAAAACTATCAAGAGCTGAAAAATAACGCTTTTCATAAAAACAATATTCTTCCTTTAAAGTTGCTTGAACTTCATTTTGCTTTTTTACATAAGTAGCTAATGGATCATTTGCTTCGGGAGAATTAAATGGGGTACTTTGATATTGATTGGCTGGTGGTAAAACTGGTAAACGATTTTGAGATTTTAAACTTGCAACATAAGTTCTTAACCATGCTTCATCAACTAGGCCAGATTCCATTGGTGGCATTCCATCAGGTAAAAACCCATTTGGAAATCTTGCTGTTAATTCACTTGGTGTCATTGCAGGAATTGATCCTGTTCCTCCACAAAATGTACTCATGTCTAACGACTCCTATCTTTAAGGCTATTTTTTAAGACTTGTTCCTAATCTTCCACTATAAGCCAATATTCCTGTAGCAGTAAATACTAGAGCTATACCTGCTGCAACAGAATAAAATCTAGAATCTGTAAATAAAGATAATACATCTCCTTCCATATATCCTGGAAATATTGAAACACTTCCAGCAGATGGTAAAAAGAAATCTCTAAGTATAAGTCCACTTAGAAAAAGTAAAAGAATACCAAACCCAATTAAAAAAGGTACACTATACTTGTGAATTGGTTTTGTAAATCCAATCATTCCACTAAATCCTTGATAATAACTAATATCTTGTCTTGGTTTTTCAACATTTTCTTGTCGGGTTTGTGAGGTTGACAGGTCTTGTTTTGCTATTTCGAGTTCTTTATTTAATTTATTAATTTCATCTCTTGTGGATCCTACACTTTGAAGCTTGGATTGAATATCTGCATTTCCTGCAATATTACCAACTTGTACAGATAAGGTCTTATTTAATTTTGCATATTCTTTTACACCACTTGTCATAGATTCAAAAATAGATTTGGCTGTATTTAAATCTGGATCGGATGAAGAATCGGGTGCATTAGAAATACCTCCTCGAGCAGTATATCTTGCAATTGCATCATTCATTTGTGTTATATTACTTGAGACTTTTGTATCTGAAAAAGTTGAATCTAAATTACTTTTTTGAGTCATTATGTTTTTTTTAAAATCATCCCAAGTTGACATACCTTCCTATTTGATATACCCATGTTAGTTTATTATGGTGCACATACACGATATTTTACATATTCTCCTGAAGTTGGGGAATAGGATGTTATTTTAACAATATCTAATGGTAATAAGCCAAGACATCTTGCAGCCATATCCACATGAAACTTTATAATAGGAAATTGTGTTATACTGTTTGCACACCATTCCTTTTTTAATGCAGCATGTTCTTCTTTTGGTACAATTTCAAATTTTGGTTGTAAAACATGATTCAATGGATTACAAACAAGACGTACTATAGGAAAGAATTGTATCTTAAATTGATGTTTATTCCATGCTTCTAATGCACCTTTATCATAAGGTGTTTCCTTATCATCGGCTGTATCTTTACCCATATACAATACAATAACCTCTGTTGTTTTTGGATCTATATTATAAAGTCCTAGACCTTGCTTTTGTTTGGAAACATCTGGTGGATCACCCAACATTTTTAATACATAATCACCAGTACCAACGGAAGTTTTGATATTATGAAATGTATATTCCACAATTGCCTTTTTTTCTGGATTTGTTTTTGAATTTAAGGTCATACGTAAATGTTCGGGATTTGATGTGAGCTTTTCAAGATCGGATCCTAGCATTTTTCCAAATTCTGGTCCTAATAATTTACGATACGGTGTACCATCATATCCTCTTCTTTCAAGTAAATCCAATATCGTAATACGAGATTGAATTAAAATGTGTTCAATAGATGTTGTTTCCATTCTTTCTTATCTATACTTGTACTTGTTTTAATACAAACTTTACCAATCAATTTTTGGTTTATCCAAGTTTCACAACTTTTACAGGTGCTTGTGGTCCATGTGATTGTGGAGCTTGGTCTTGACCACCACCTTGTTGTTCATATTGTTGAGGTGGTTGTTGAGCATATTGTTGTGGTTCATATGGTTGCTGTGGTGCATATTGTTGTTGAGAAAATTGAGGTTTTCTTCTTATAATTCTACGAGGTGATGGTGCATAATCTTGAAAGTGGGGTGTGGAAGTTATAATTGGTTTTGTTGAATCTGATGGCATTACTAATCCTGACTCTTTCATAGCACTAGCATCTGTATTTACTTGTATTATAGGTATACCTTCCTCTGTTTCTGCTACAACTGCTCCATCAGCACTTGCTGTTGGTAAAAAGGATGGTATAACTGCTTGTGGTGGGAGATTTGGTGTTGTATTTATTGGTGGTAATGATACAATAGATCTAGTATCCAAAAGAGGTTGTTGTTGTGGTTGCTGTGCTTGAAATGTATTTACAGATTTTTCTTGTTCTTGTTGAAGTGAAGCCAATTGTTTATTAATTTCTGCTGCAGTTAAAGATTTTACTTTTGGTGGTAATTCTGGTACCTGTGTTTCAGGTGCACTAATCGATGGTAAAGGTTGTGTAATTCCTTCCGCATTGGCTTCATTTACTTCTTGAATACTTGAAATACCATTTAATCTGCTTGTATGTTTTGTTGTAAGAATTCTCATGGACATATTTAAATACGTCTCCATTTCTTGAAATAATAATTTTGTTGCATAAGGAAATTCAACTTTACTAAAGGTTGTAGAACTTCTTGTAGCTGGTGGTATAGGTTCTAAAGTTGTAGCATTATCCCCTGAATATTCTATAGGACCATCACATGATGGACATAAATATAAATTTTGCTTTTCATTATAAATTGGTATTGTACCGCATCCATCACATACATAAAATGTAGAACCATCACTACGAACTGTATACGATTCTTGTGCAAAGCTTGATATACCATGTGCTACTATAGAATCACGGTCCATTTCACCAATCTTTAATCCTCCTTCATTTCCACGACCACCTGTTGGCTGTCTTGTACGTTGTTCTTTTCTACCTTGCCCTCTTGCATTCCATTTATCATCCGTCATGTGTTTTAAACGCATACCATATACAACTCCCATATAAATATCTGCCTCGATTTGTTCACCAGTCATTCCATTATACAAGACTTGATTACAAAGTTTATGCATACCCAATCCTTCCAAGATTTTTCCAAGCATTTCGTGTGGTGACCCATCATTCATAAAAGCTGTACAATTTCCTATAGCTCCAATATTGGCTGCTACATTACCCAACATCATTTCTAAAATTTGTCCAATGGTCATACGTGATGGGATCGCTGTAGGATTCATTATCATATCTGGTACTATACCATCGGCTGTTCTTGGCATATCATGACCTCTATATAAAACATTAATTGTTCCCTTTTGCCCGTGTCTATTGGAATTACCTGTCCATACTGCAGTAAAAGGTTCTTGTTCTTCATTGGGTTGTTTACGACGTATTAAGAAAATAGATGTTGGTACAGTTATACAATAGACCTTGTTTCCTTTTTCATTGGATCTTGTATATTTTATAGATGTAATTGGTATATCTTGTAATGTATCTGATAAAACAAAATAGGATTTCTTGTTTAAATAATACATATATAATTCTTCAGCTTTAATTAAATCATATCCTTCCAATTTATCGTCATTTTTACAATAGACTTTGTGTTCTGGTGTGACATATTGAGAACCATTTTCTGTCTGAATTTCATACATTTCATCCGTATGTTCAAACACCATTGTATCTTCTGGATTTACAAAAGATGTTTGGTTATCATAAGGATTGTATTGTAAAACTAGGTCATCTGTTGTAATATCTGCAATTGGTTTCCAACCGTCTGTTGTCAATACTTCGTGATCTTCTGATAAACAAAATTTATCTCCCAATTGTGGTACACGATCTTGTGTAATTCTTATTTTTACCATCTTCATTCCTGCATTATTCATCATTACTACAACTTTTTCTACACGACCTGTTGTCCAAACTTGTGGTGTTAAACTTGCATCCTTCATTGTACCTCCTTCTCCAATCATATAACGACCTACAAGAACAGTATTTTGATCTACATATTCACCTTGACGAATTATACCATTTTCATCAAGCTTTCTATAATCATACATTGGATTTAAATTCATCCATCCTGGTATCATCTTTGGATTTCCAATACGTGTTTGTGTTTGAGCAAGTGGATCATCTTCTTCAAATGTTTCATAGGATCTATAATTAATACTCCTAAATTGACCTCTTGCAAGTGCATCAGCATTCATTATTATACCATCTTCTTGATTATATCCACCATACATTCCCATTGCTAAAATAACATTTTGTCCATACGACATTTTACTTTCTCCAATATAATCTTGGTAAATTGTACGAGATAATGGTGCTTGTCCATAACATAATATATTTGCAGTATTGTCAAAACGGTTTTGGAAATTTGTAGCATATAAACTTAGCCCTTGTTTACTTTGACTGGATGATAATTGATTACGTGGACTTTGATTGTGATTTGGATATGGAATCATATTTCCTAATAATCCTACAATTGTACTTGGATGGACTTCCATGTGTGTTGTTTGTTTAATAACATGTTCTGGATAATTTGCAATGAGGGCTTCATTTTGTTCAAAAGGATCAATATATTCTATAATTGCCATTTTATCAATACGTTCTTCAAAATAATGAATATATTTCTTCAAATCTACGATTGGAATATCGGCCAATGGATCTAAAAATTCTCTTGAACCGATTTCTACTTGACGTAAATGACCTACAATATAATCTCTCCATGTTTTACGATTAAAAACGGCTGGATTTGGAAGTTTTCCTTCTTCATAACAAATAATCAATGGTCTTAATGGTCTTCCATCATCTAAATAAATAAAAAGTTTACGTTCTGGAATACTAAATCCACTACTACTTAGAGGTGGTAAATAACCAGATCTCTTAAAAAATCTTAGGACTTTACTTAATTCTTTTGGATATCCTGTATATCCTATAAGACCTGAATTCAAATACACTGGAATCATTGAAGTGGCAAGTTGTGGTGTTATATATTCACATGGTATAACTTTTCCTCTATTAAAAAGCCATTTGACAAAATCTGTAGAAGGTGTACTTGTACTTATAGCTGTCATGATACTTAGATTTTTAGTTACACCAATATGTTTTCCACTTGGTGTTTCTGATGTACAAAAATATCCATATTGACTTGGACGAAGTTGACGTGGACTTACTAAACTTAATCCTGTATCAAAATTTAAAACTACACGTCTAAGATGGCTCATAAAATCCAAATAACTTAATCGACTAAGTTCTTGTAAAAGTCCTGCTTCAGTTGTATTTGTTCCTGTCATCCATTTTCCTTTAAATCCTCGTGTAATTGCTTGTGTCATAAATCCATAGGCAAAAATATCTTTACGATTATTTTCAGAAAAAATGTTGAAAAAGTTTTGATCCATATAAACTGATTCATTATAATTGAATTTTTTATCAATTTCTAATTTAATCATTTTTGTATATTGTTTATAAATATTGGAAAATAACATTTGACATAAAAATCCACTTGCTAAAAGTCTTTGATAACGAGTATCATCTTTACTTGGTGGTGTATCTAATTTCTTTACAACTCTTAAGATTTTACGTACACAATCTCCTAAATAAGCTGCTCTTGCCCCTTGAAGATCTTCTACATGAGGAAATAAGTGATTATGTATAATATCTAATACATGAAATACACTAAATCCTTTTGTTAAACTTTTAATATAATGTACTGCAGAATGTGTATCTAAAAATGGTGCTGCTGCATTAATGGATGGGATTAAAAGATCGGCCAAAAGTTTTGTTTCTGGATTTTCAGAATCTGGAAAAATAAGTTGTAAAATATCTTTATCACTTTGAATTCCTAATGCACGAAATAATACAAAGATTGGAATTGGTTTTAAACAAAATGGAATACTTACTTCTAATGTTGATTCCTTATAAATAGAACGTTGTTTACCAAATCCTGTTCGAGTGACTTCACGTGTCCAATAAAAATTTACACGTTTAACTTCTCTGCTTTTTGGATTAAGTGAGCTTATAGATGCGTAATATTCGGCTGCATCATCAGCAGGTTGATGAGTTATCCATAAAGTATTAAATGCACCTTCTTGTCTGGTTACAAGTACTTTTTCAGATCCATCAACAATAAAATAACCACCTTGATCTTGTGGACATTCGCCCATTTCCGTAAGTAATGCTGCTGATTTTTTGTGTAAAATACAATAGGAACTATGAAGCATAAGCGGAAAATTACATAATGGCATTTTTTCTAGTACAAATTCTTTTTTCAAGAGACCTTCTCTATTATCTTCTGTTGGTGGTACTTGTATTGTGATTCGAACTAAAATAGTGGCTTCAATTTGTACTGCATAGGTTAAATTACGTAATCTTGCCTCATTTGGATATAAAACACGAATATTTTTTCCTTGATCTAATGCAAGTGTTGGCGTACCGATAAAAACTTCTTTCCCACTTTCTCCTCCAATATAAATTTCAGTCTTGTATTTATAGGTTTTCTCTTCCTTTTTACGAGCTGCCTTTTCATTCTTAAAAATAATGATTGGATTATAAGAGGCTATAATGTTTAAAAGATCTCTTTGCATGAATTGATCATAGCTTTCAATATGATGTCTTGTTAAAGGATTTTGTTGTGTGGTAAAATATTCATGTATTAATTCTGTTGCAATTTTTCTAGCATCCATTGCATTCATTGGTTGTTCAAATGCATCAATTGGTGATTCTATTGGCATTGTTTGTTCAATTGTAAATTGTGTTTGTTGTTGTGGTTGTTGTTGTAGGAACTGTGGAGCTTGTTCTTGCGGTTGTTGCTGTGGTGCTTGGAACTGTGATTGTTCTTGTTGTATTGGTACTACAGTTTCATTTGATTTTTCAACATTTAATATAATATTATTAGTGTTCCCTTCTTCTAAAATGTTAGATTCGGGTTCCATCTACTAAACCTATTCATTCATACACAAAGGTTTCTAAGTTCTTTTCCACATGTATCAACATAAAAAAGAAATTTGTTTTATGATATGATAAATTATTTTGTACTAATATCATTCGATAATATTCTGCTATAAACTGGTGTAGAGACTGCTACACTTCCTGGACCTTGTGGCATTTGATATTGATAAGCTCTATCGTAAGAGTCTGGACCGGGACCTATACCTTGTCCTTTCCAAAGAGTTTGCATATCATGTTGTGGTGATTGTGGATTTTGAGCTATAAATGGTCTTGTTGTTAAAGCTGATAAACTATTTGTTATACTGTCTAAAACACCACCTCCATTCATTCTATTACTTCCAGTTTCAGCATAAGGAATTACTGGTGCAATATCATATTTTATAGATGGTTCTGGATTCCAAAAACCTTTGCTTACATAAGATAAAAAGTTGCCATAAGGTATGTCTGTTCCAGGTCTTGTAAGATAATCAAGTGGAGCCATACCGCCTCTTAGTTTACGTGTATGTTTACCCTTTTTTGGACCTTTTTTCATATTCATAAGATGTTGAATATAAGATTCAGCAGTACTCAATGACATTGATTTACCAAAAACCTTTTTCCATTCAAATGCAAATTTGGATGCAAGTTCTTTTGTTGATGTAGCACCAGATTTGATCAAATCGCTTGTATATTGAGTAATATGATCAAGACTTTGTCTAAGTTCTGGAATTGTTTTTGTTTTTGATGATTGTTTTCTTGACTTTGATTGTTTTCTAGTTTTTTTTACACGTACCATCTCCTAACTTTCTATATTAAAAAATTCCTCCATTATTGGATCTACGATTATTACCTGGTGTATTTAATATTTTTGATAAATTTGTTATTAATCCACCTTTATTATTTGAACTAGTATTATTGCCCATACCAAATGTATTTGCTACTGTATTTGTTACATTACTTACAGTATTTGTAATTGTATTGACTACACCATTGACTGCTCCATTAACTGCATTAACTGCTTCTGTAGCATTTGCCACTGGTACATTCGAGACCGGAAGGGCTGAAGCTCCTTGGGTACCGAATAAATATCCTAAATACATTAAGATGGATAATATAAGTACACCAATTATAACAAAAGAACTATAGTCTTTTAATCTATCTTGCCATGTACTATAACGATATTCAGATGAAAAAAGTTTTATGTGATTGTATACACCATATGTCAATAATATAATGGAAAGTGTAGCTAAAACTGGTGCGCCTAATCTTGGTAAAATCAAAAAGACAATTAATCCTATAATTAATAATGTGGCTATACCTGGAAGAAATAATTCCATCTAGGACTTCTCTATTTGCTAATCAGTATTAAATCTTTTCAATAAGATCTCTGTGTGTTAAAAGGGTTTTACGACAACAATAACGAGTTATTCCTAATTCATCACAAGCACGTCTTTCAGGTGTGTCGGGTTTACTTGTACCATCAATCAAAATTGGTTCAGACCCAAGCTTCATTTCTTGTCTTAACTTTTCTACACGACCTTGATACCATCTCCATTTATCGGCTAATACAAATCCACAATTAAAACAACGAATTGGAATAATCATTCTGGTAGGTATATGTACTTTTTCCTAAACTTGAGTTTACGTTCAATTTTTGGGCGTTGGTTGGATGATGCGTTCAATTGCGGTTGATTGGTTTCCGAAAACTTGCTAGAAAAGAAAATGTCATCTGTATTAAATGTCGGTGTAATGTCAACTAATCCAGTCGGTAATCAAATTCGTCGTCTTGAAACTGCTCTTGATGCAGAACGTAAAGATAAACAAATGCTCCTCTTAGCACTCGAAATTAAAGCTCCAGAAGTCTTTGCTGAATATACTAGACTCAAAGATGAAGCAGAAGAACGTGCTATTGCTGCACAAAAAGCTGCTCAAGCCGCACAAGCTGCTACTCGTTATCAACCTTCCATTCCTGTAAGAAATACACCAGGTGGTCGTTTTTAAGTTTGTGTAAAAATATGGTTTAATAAATAAAAATATACGAAAATAGTTTTATTTATTCATTGGTAGTTGAGTTTATAACAACCCTTTTTTTTGTAAATTCTTAAATTGTAAATCTGTTATTTCAATTCCTGCTTCATTTCGTATTTTAAAACACCACAACTTTGGAGTTAATCCTGGATGACTTCTTACAAGGTTTTGAATTGTTGCAAGTTGTTCCTCGGTAAATGGTGATTTCTTTTTATTTTGTTCTGTAGCTTTATATGAAAACTCTGATAAATCTACAATCTTTCTCTTTGGTCCCTCACTTGTATCTTCAACTTCGCCAATATGAAGCATACCAGAATGATGTTTGTCATGACAGCTATCGCACAATACTGCAAGATTACGTACATGGTTGAGTGCCGTTCCGTCTCCATTCCTATCTCCTTTAGCATCTGAACGTTCCTGTAAGTGGTGTACTTCTAGAGTTGATTCCACTTTAGTTCCACATGCACTACAAACTTGTAATGTAATATCTGCATTCCATGAGGATACCCTTGCTTCTTCTGTTGCTACTGATCCCAATAAAGTACGACGCATTGCAAAAGCCATTTCAATCATATCTCTCGGTAAATGTAAGGCTTTTGCTACTTCTAATCCATACATGGATGAACCTGCTCCTGGTCTTAAACTTCTATTGTAAATTAATAGATCTTTAACAGGATCATATTCTACATGTAAATGCCAGACTTTTAATGCTTGTAAAGTAATTATTGCATCTAATTTCATTAAATCATGTAAATGAGTAGCTAAAACAAAACGAGATCCACATTTGTATAAATGCTGTATACCTGCTGCTACTATAGCTGTACCTGAAATAGATTCTGTTCCTGCACACAATTCATCTCCCAAAACAAGTGTATGTTCATCTGCCACTGATAAAATCTCTCTGAGTTCTGACATTTCTACTGCAAAGGATGAAAGTCCTGCCCAAAGATTGTCTTGATTGAGGATTCTTGTAGCCAGTTTATGAAATGGTCTTAGTGTCATACTGGTAGCTGGTACATAGGAACCTACTTGTGCTAAAAGTGTTGCTAAACCAATTGCCTTCATTAAACTGGATTTTCCACTTGCATTCATACCATATAATAACCAACCTTGTCCACCTTGATCATTGTCATACCCTAATACAACATCATGCGTTACATATTTGCTTTGACGTTTTTGAATTTCAATTAATGGATGTCGTAAATTTTTTATAGAGAGTCTTGAAGATCCTTCTGTAAGTTCTATTTCTGGTTTTACCCATCCGTGTTGTTTGGCCGTTTTTGCTATAGCAAGTGCTAAATCTAAATTTAAAACCCATGTTTCTAAATCTTGCCATAAATGTCTTGTTGCCGTTATATATTGAATACAAACTGGATGTAATTCCATAATTAAACATCTGTTAAATGTTGCCTTTGCTGAATCTAATTGTTCTTGAAATTTATCCAACGCTGGATCTTCAATTCGTCCTGCACTTGTCAAGTATTTAAATGATGTGGTTTTATAAGTTGTGGTAGCTTTTATTGTAGCCTCCATAGTTTTCATAACTGATTTTCCTGCATGAACACAAAACATATTTTTTTCTGTTGGTCTAAAATAGACAGAATCTTCATTCACTTTAGATGTATTTACGAGAGCTTTTAACCATTCATTTGCCTTTTCGTAAATTCCTCCAATCTTTGCTTCAGAGTCTGCAGTTTTTGGTCCAATAGTTGCTAATAAAAATCCAAGTTCATCTGGTTTTTCTTGTGCCCTTGTAGCTTTTTCAATATCAAATACTTTTGAAAATTCATTAATACATGACTTTGCACTTGTTTCAACATCATTTGGACCACCAAAAGGACTTTTTCTAAGAATTCCACATAATAATAAAATACTTTGATAGGATTGATATAATTGTAATACATCTGATGCTTTTACAGTAGCTCGTATAATACTTCTATGAAGTCTTGCAATATCATAAATACCTGAAAGACCAATTTCCAACTCTTTTTGAATTCTATCTGATTCTAAAATCCAGTTTATTTCTTCTTGTCTACCTAAGATTTCTTTTGCGTCGGCTAATGGAGAACATAATCTTGCAGTTAAACTACGCTTACCCATTGCAGTAAGAGGTGATGTAAAAAGATTTTCTACATATTGTTGATCTTCTTGTGTTCCTATTAAATTTAATTGTGTTAATGCATTATTAATAATTTGAAGACTTTGTGTTGGATGCCAAAGTTGGGGTGCTTGAAGACATTCGGCTAATTTAGGTAAATGATCTTCTGCAAATCGTAATAGACCTATTAAGGCACGTTCTTGGTAGCTTGATCCATCCTCTTTACATCTAAGCCATGTACGTAAAGGTAAAGCCGTTTTGGGTTGAAAAAGATTTCTTAAATACTCTTCTCGCACAAGTACCTTTTCAAAGCCTCCTTGATCTTCAGGATTTGCTTGACGAATATGAATAGGTGCTTTTGGTACATAAAGTGTACGACGTAGAACCTCTTCATCTATATTTGTATTTGGTCCACGAATATAAAGTAAAACTTCTTTTGGATAATACACTTGAAAAAAATGTCTTAAATCATCTGTATGCCATACATCGGATTTTCCTGTAGCTTTGCCTTCATATAAAAAAACTTGTCCTGTAGTCAAATCTGCAGCAGCTACACCAAATACTGGTGGTTCTTCAATACTTGTTTCCATCCATAAAGATGCTAAAATAAAGGCTTTTGAACTTTCTGCTGAATCTACATGAGTCCCTGCACTTAGAACACGACTTACTTTGCGTTCTGTTATTTTACCACTTGCATTTTTTACTTCATCAATAACTACAACAGTCCAACCATTACTTGTTAGCTTTGATCCCCATTTATCCAATGTATAAATAGGAACACCCCCATAAAATCCTGTAGTGCCGTTAGGACCGTCTCCTGGATAAACATTGATTTGTAAAGATAATAATTCCATTACTTGTTTTCCTGTATTTAATTGCAAGAGTGTAGTTGGATCTTGTTGCCCATAAATTTCATAAAAAGATCCTTTTTGTAAGAATACACACACTTGACCATACAAGTCGGTGTATTTAGTATAGGTTGTTTGGTATAAATTGTAAAAATCATGGCTATGAACCATTTAGGTTTGTTGGGTATTTCTTTTTTATATTTGTGCGAATTCTTTATACTATTTAATTAGAAATTGGTGTAAATAATGGTGGATTTATAACCGTATTTTCATTTTCTAAAAGAACTGCAGTATAAGTTTTATGACCAGGAAAATTTATAGATGTTTTTTCATATTCTACATATAATGCTTTTCCAATGTAATTTGGATTTTTAAATGAACTTGCTGTACATACTTGTCCATTCCAATTATGTTTTTCACCGTAAATAGTATTTACCATATTTGATACATCTTCTTTCATTGTTTCATCAATTGTATCAATCATATGAGGTAATCCTGCAAGAATAGGTGGAAGAGCTTGTTCATTAATTATATATGCAAATCTAACTGATGGTCCTTCATATGAATTATAATATTCTTCTGGAGTTTTTGCTATTTCATGTGGTTGTGGTGTTATTTGCATTGTTTCTGCCATTTTTAATAACTCTTCCATTTTATAATAAAACTAGATTTAGTTCTTTAAGTGCTTTCTATAAACCCTTTTTTGTTATTAAAATATCTGCATACATATTTCTCAACATTCCTTCTGGTGCTTTTGAACCTTTTTTAATAACACCCGCTGTTTCTAATTTACTACGTACTTCACTTAATGGAGAACTCATTGCAATTTTCTTTGCCTTTTTAGCTTTTGCAAGACGAGCAGTTACACCTTTTACACGAAGATGGATTTTTCTGGCTTTACGTGTATGACCACCACCTGGCATTGGAGGTACATTGTTTTTATCCATTAAAGATAAAGATTCTGAACCACCCTTGTAATTTTTCTTGGCTTTTAATGCAATTCTTGTTTTACGTTTTGGTGGTGCAAGAACTACACGTGAGCCACCTACAGGTGCTGGTTGGCTTGGACTAATTCCAGAAACAACTGGTGAAGGTTCTGGAGAACCGGGAAGGACTGGTGGAGTACGATTAGCTGAAAGTTGGATTGTTCCTGCAATACCATCTCCACCACGTAATTTTTTACCACCAAATTGTTGTGCCTTATCTGGTCCAAAAGATTGTTGTAAAGCTTGTGCTACTTGACCTTGAAATTTAGAGGCAAATTCTTGTGTATTCATTGGTCCTCCCATATTTGGATTAGTAGCTATTTGCATTAATGCTCCAGAATTATCACCCCCTTTTTGCATTTGATCTGGTCCAAATGTGGATGCTAAAAGTTGTCCAACTTGACTTTGAAATTTGGCTGCAGTATTTTGTACAGATGGATCAACAACATTTGCTGTTTTTTGTGCAGAAAGTTGCATTAATGCACCTGAATTGTCTCCACCATCTTGACGAGCTTTGCGTGTTGTACGAGGTTTGCGTGGTTTTGCTAAAGCTCCACCTGTAAGTTTAACTTCTTTAAAATCAGACATACAAATGTCTCTCTACAAGTAGTAGTCGAAAGATTTAGTAAACGGCGGGTATAGTCCAATAAGGTAATACAAATCTCCAATTATAGGGGTAGCCGTTTTTCACAAAATAAGGTATTGGTAATAATGTATCAATCCCTGAGGTTTGAACAACATTTGGATCGTCTGGTGGATTTGAATACCCCGTAAATTTAGAATAGTTTTCAAAATTGGATACCTGTGCTTGTCTTGTATATAGGGCTATGACTATGACTAGTAAGACTGTTAGTATAGCTAGTATCGGTTTCGATATCATCCTAATGAACTTAAAGACATAAATTCAAAGTCTCGAAAAATTGGCCAATTCTTTTTTTTATTTGAAATGTACAAAAATGGCAACCACTATATCACACCAACATCTTCTTGATGTTTACTTTAAACAAGCAGAGGGTCGTCAAATCATTGCTCATCAACTTGAGAGTTTTAATGATTTCCTCGAAGTCCAAGTCCCTTTAATCATCAAACAAAACTCTCCTGTTATTGTAAAAGGTAGTCCTGAAATACCTCTTGCTGGTCCAAGATCTGCTCTTGCTTCTGCTACAGGTCTTTCTACTAGCGCTGCCAATGCATTAATGGGTCATGAAGTTCCTGATGCTCCTACAAACGTTGCTAGAGCAAATCATGAATACGAAGTTATAATGGAATTTGAAAATGTAAGTATTCGTAAACCAACTATATTTGAAAATAATGGTTCCATACAACCAATGATGCCAAATGATGCAAGACTTCGTAATCTTACCTATGCTGCACCATTATATGTTGATGTTCGTGTCAAAACAACCTTTATAGATAATACACAAAATGGAATAAAACAAACTAAAACTCGTGTATTTCCAAATATTCATTTAGGTAAAATTCCTGTAATGGTTGGTTCTAAATACTGTCTTCTTCAAGATCAAAGATATGTAAATCCAATGAGTCTTGGAGAATGTAGTGAAGATCCTGGTGGTTATTTCATCATTCAAGGTGGTGAAAGAGTTATTATTAGTCAAGAAAGAATGTCTGAAAATAGACCCTTTGTCTTTCGTAATAATCGTAATTCTGCAAAAGAATGGGAAGTTGTTGAAATCAAAGCAATTGGTCCAAACAATGAACAAGTACCGAAAAGTAATACTGTTAAAATCGTCTATCATCCAAAAAATCCAAGCATTATGCTTCTTAGAGCTGGTATTCCTCGTATTAAACAAGAAATTCCTCTATTTATTCTCTTTCGTGCACTCGGTGTTGAAACTGATAAGGATATTCTTCAACTTATATTAGGAGATGATATGGATACAACCTATAATGCAATATTTGATGAAAGTATGTTAGAAGGTCTCGTAGTTCGTACACAAGCTGAAGCTGTACAATGGATTAGTCAACATATTAATTCATGGAGCATAAAAAATCAAAAACCTGTAATGGTACAAGACATTTTAAATGATGAATTATTTCCTCATGTTGGTGGTGCTGATAAAAACTATGCAAAAGCTTGTTTACTTGCACACATGACACGTAAAATGCTCCTTGTAGCTTATAATCGTATGACAAATGATGACAGAGATGGATATAGTAATAAACGTGTCGATTTACCTGGATTCTTATTAGCTAGTCTCTTTCGTACATATTTCAATTCAAAAATGATTAAAGATGTTAAAGCAAGTCTCGCTAAAGAAATCCACTCTGGTCCTTGGAAAGCCTCTGGTAATTTTGAAGATATCGTAAATGTTAGTAATATCTACAAAATTATTAAATCAACTATTGTAGAACTTGGTTTACGTAGTAGTCTTGCTACTGGTAATTTTGGTTCCGCAAAACTTGGTAGTCCTACTAAAATTGGTGTTAGTCAAGTTCTCAATCGTCTTAACTTTGCAAGTAGTATAAGTCATTTACGTAGAACAAGTACACCAATAGAAAAAACTGGGAAATTAATTCCTCCACGTAAACTTCATAATTCTCAATTTGGTTTCGTATGTCCTGCTGAAACTCCAGAAGGTCATTCTGTTGGTGTTGTTAAAAACATGTCTACAACTGCTATAGTAAGTATTGCAAGTGAACCTCTTGTTGTTAGTGAAAAACTAAAAGAAATAGGTACTTTACAACCTTTAGAATCTACAACTGCCATTGAAAAATATTATGGTACTCGTGTCTTTCTAAACGGTGTTTGGTTAGGTACACTTAAATCTGAAGATACTCCAAAAACTGTTGAAAAACTTTCTAAATTAAAAAGATCTGGTGTAATTCATATTCATACAAGTATTATATGGAAACGCAACATGAGAGAATTATGGTTAAGTACAGAAGCTGGTCGTCTTCTTCGTCCTGTTCTCTATGCACCAACTGTTAGAGAAATACTTGCAGATACTAGCGGTGAGCTTGTTAAACAACTCAATACAATTGATACATGGGATAAAGTCTTATTATGGGAATCACCAAGTGGAAACAATCTTATTGAATATATTGATCCTGGTGAGACTGAAACATGTTATATTGCAATGTCTCATGAAGATTCCTTGAAAAAGTTAGATACTACTCATGTAGAAATTCATCCATCTGTTTTACTCGGTACAATTGCATCTACTATTCCATTTCCAGATCACAATCAATCTCCTCGTAATGCCTATCAAAGTTCGATGGGGAAACAAGCAATGGGTGTATATGCCCTCAACTTTCGTGAACGTTTTGACGCAATGTCTCACATATTATGTTATCCTACAGTACCTCTTGTATCACCCTACATGAGTAAATTTTATGGAGCGCAAACAATGATGAGTGGACAAAATATTATTGTAGCCATTGCAGCATATGGTGGTTATAATCAAGAAGATTCTATTATGATTAATAAAGCTTCTCTTGATCGTGGGTTATTTAGAAGTATATTCTACAGAACTTATAAAGATGAAGAAAAAAAGAATCAATCCTCTGGTGAAGAAGAACGTTTCTGTAAACCAGATCATTCAATAACCAAACAATTACGTCATAGCAACTATAGTAAACTTAGCGCAGATGGTTTTGTACCAGAAAATACCTTTGTAGACAATGAAGATATTCTTATAGGAAAAGTTGTACCACTTCGTGTTCCTACTGGTATGGTTCTTCCAACAGGTGCTAAACAATATAGAGACGTTTCTCGTACAATGAGAAATAATGAAACTGGCTGGGTCGATAAAATCTTTAAAAATAGAAATGGTGAAGGCTATAGTTTTGTAAAGATTCGTATGAGACAAGATCGTACTCCTGAAGTTGGTGATAAGTTCTCATGTTATTCTGAAGATACTGAAGTATTAACTGACAAGGGATGGATATTCTTTAAAGATTTAACAAAGGATTATAATGTTGCAACTTTAATGGATGATGGTACTTCAATGAAATATACAAAACCATTAGAAGTAATGTCTTACGATTTTAAAGGTAAAATGTACAAGATCAAATCAAATCAAGTTGATTTACTTGTAACTCCAAATCATAGAATGTATGTTGGAAATCGTGATGGTAATAAATTCGATTTTAAATTAGCAGAAGATTTATTTGGTAAACGTGTTACTTATAAAAAAAATATAGAAAAATATATTCCTTTATCTGAAGATAAACCTGAAGAATTATCTTATATTGATCAAATATCTGGTGAAATTAAAACCACACCACAAGGATTTGTATTAAAAGGAATAGATGATGAGAACGATAAAATTCTTCCAATTAATGAGTGGTTATTAATGTTTGGTATTTGGATTGCTGAGGGGTGTACCTTAAGATCATGGGGAGTTTCTATAGCTACTCATAAACAACGTGTAAAAGATGCACTTGAAAATGTTTGTAAAATTATGAATTTTAATATTAATAAACATAAAGATGATAAAAATGATGAAGTTAGAAATGCATGGTGTATTGTTGATAAACCTCTATTAAATTATATTAAACCATTAAGTGTTGGTGCAATTAATAAATCATTACCAAATTGGGTATGGTATTTATCACAAGATCAATGTAAAACTCTTATTAATGGTATGATGTTAGGTGATGGTCATACAATGGAAAATGGTACACGTCGTTATGATACATCCTCTATTAAATTAGCAAATGACTTTCAACGTTTATGTTTACATGCTGGTTATTCAACAAATCTTTCTATTAAATATAAGGCTGGTCATGAATCTGTATGTAAAAAAGAAGGCCGTGAAGGTGAAGTATTCAAAACAACTGTTGACGCTTATAGATTAACAATTATTGAATCACAAAATACTCCTAAAGTAAATAAAAATATCAAACCAAATGGTGATGATAGACATGATTCATGGGAAGAGTATGAAGGAAAAGTATATTGTTGTCGTGTTGAAGGTCCTGGTGCTGTTTATGTTCGTAGAAATGGTGTTCCAGTTTGGTCCGGCAACAGCAGACATGGACAGAAGGGTACATGTGGTCTTATACTTAATTCAGAAGACATGCCCCAAACCGCTTCCGGTCTATTACCAGATCTCATCATAAATCCTAACGCTCTACCATCTCGTATGACAATTGCACAGCTTATGGAAACTTTACTTGGTCGTTTAGGATGTGAAATCGGTGCATTAGGAGATGGTTCACCATTTAACAAGGAATGTACAGCAGAAAAAATAGGTGATATATTACGAGATGAATATGGATTAGAACCATATAGTAATGAAGTTTTATACAATGGCCACAATGGTCGACAAATGGAAGTTAATGTCTTTATGGGACCAGTATTCTATCAACGTTTAAGACACTGTTCTGCCGATAAATTGCACAGCCGTGCGTCAGGACCTCTTGTTATGCTAACACGTCAACCAGCGGAAGGAAGAGCAAGAGAAGGAGGTCTAAGATTTGGTAAAAAATTGCCAAAGTGTGGGATAAAACCCATGCTAGTTCCTTATGAAGGAGCTACACTATCAAATTCAGGGAAACTCTCGTTAAATCTAACTCCTAAACCATATTGCGAAAGCGTATGGTGGTCACTGGGAAAACTAGTGAGTATAGGTAAAATGTTATGATTAGAGACAATCCTGAGCCAAGCTCCTAAGTTCTTGTATAGAATATGGAGAAGGTGCAGAGACTAAATGGTAGTGGGCTTTGTTATATTAACAAGGCTTAAGATATAGTCCAGACCCACTCGTAAGAGTGTTTATAATAAGTTATAATATCTTTCATACATTGTGATATTATGACGAGTTATAGATAGCAATGATATTAAGAGTAAATGCTTAATGGAGCAAGGTATACTCGGAAATGGAAAGAGACGCAGTTTGCGCACACGGTGTTGCAGAATTTACAAAAGAACGTCTTGTAGAATGTAGTGATGGATTTCCATGTTATACATGTCGTAAATGTGGTTTAATTATAATAGCAAATCCAAAAGAAAATATATGGTTATGCCGTGGGTGCGGTAATTCAACAGATATTAGTGCAGTTCAAATACCTTATGCAAGTAAGTTATTCATTCAAGAACTTGAAAGTATGTGTATTAGTACACGTATGATTACAGAAGGACAATTACTTGATAAAAAAAACGAGGCCCTCAATAGGTTAAAAGACATCTAATGTCTTATATTGTATTTGATCTTGATGCTACACTGGCTGAATTAGACCCTATATTCTATTTTTTATGTGATTTGCGTCATAATAGTATAACAGATATACTTCCTCCCGAGGAATTAAAACAACCATTAGATAATGCATATAGTTCACTTGTACAACAAATTGCAAATATAGAAGCATCTGAACTCCCACTTGGATTACTTCGTCCAGGAATCTTGGATGTAATGGCTGAATTAAATGAATTGAAAAAGGCTGGACTTGTAAAAGGTCTTGTTATATATAGTAATAATGGATATCTTGCTAATTTAGAACTAGTGCGTGATATTATTCATGCATATTTAAAAGTCGACGATTTGTTTTGTGATTTGATTTATTGGGGTCATAAGGATCGTACCATAGAACATACAGAACCAAGAAGACCAGGTGCTGCCAATAAGACATGGGAGGTTTTATCAAATATACTCGTAAACGGCCCTTGCAAAGCCGATGCTTCCATTACAGCCAAACAAGTTTATTTTTTTGATGATCAACTCCATCCAAATCTTATGGAAAAACTCAAGGGACGTAATTATAAAATTGTTGAACCGTATAAATTCTATGCATCTTTTGAAAGATTGGCTGAATTATATAAGTATGCATTATATGATGCAAATATAATACCAAATGAAAGCTTGGTACATGCTCTTTTTAAATATTCAGGATATCGTTGTTCTCGAACATCTCCTACAAATACTCTTGACAATAAGATTGATTCCCTTATAGAAAAATATAGGAAATTAACACGCAAAACATCACATGTGGATGCTATACCGCCTGGTCCAGATTTAGGTATTATAGCAATGTATAATGTAATTCGAACCATAAAATTCAATTTAGCTGGAGGTAGTAAAACAATGAAACGTCGTAGCCATCGTAGCCACAGAAAACAATATAGAAAAACTCGTATTGTAAATAGAAGATAGAATGGCAGTTTCAACTCCTGTAAAACTTTTTGCTGAATTCATGGGTACTATTGCACTCATGTTAAGTATACTTGCAAGTGGTGGTAATTTCTT